GGGGGTGGGTGGGTATCAGCCGGACGCCGATCCTCAGCAGCAGCCGGACGCGCCGCGGGACGTGGCGGAGGCTGGCCTCACGGGAGCGGCCCTCCTCGCGCTCCGTCGGACCTACTCCTACGTCGCTCCGACGTCGCCAGATCCGGTTCGCCGCACGGTGGCGCTCGCTCCCGCGTTCCGCGGGGTGAACGCCATGGTCGGGGAGATCACGTCGATCGTGCCGGACGTCTCGCCGGTCGAGGGCGAGCGAGCGCTCTCCGCGGCGGAGGCGCTCCAGGGCGCGCTCCGGGACTGGGCGGTAAGCAACGCGTACCGACTGAACATGGGCGACAGCGTCTCCTGGGCTGGCGAGCAGGCGGGGTACGCCGAGGCCGCGGACGCGGATGGTCGGCTGATGGAATGGGTCACGGAGGACGATGATCACGTCTGTGACGACTGCTCGTCACTCGGGTCGATGCCGCCGATGCCGCTCGCGGAGTGGCCGTCGGCCCCGGGCGACGGGACGACGGAGTGCAACGTCGGGTGCTTCTCCCCTGGGACGCTCATTCAGGGGCGGGTAGAAGGTGGCCTACGCGCCTCCTACGACGGGCCGATGGTCGAGGTGTATACGCGCGTCGGTCATCGTCTGGCCCTGACGGCCAATCACCCGGTACTGACCCCGCAGGGATTCGTCCCCGCTGGCGATCTTCGCGAGGGCCAGTACGTGATCAGTCACCGCGTCCAGGTCCAGGTTCCCGTCGAGGGCGCTTCGATGCCAGAGCCTCAAGGCCAACAGGACCCAGCCCTCGTCGAGGATATATTCGAGTCGCTTGCGGAGCGGTACCGATCCGTTGACGTGAGGTCGCGAGGTGTAGACCTTTACGGCGACGCGCGGTTCCTCCAGGGCGACATCGAGGTTGTAGTGCCCGACCGCGCGCTGCTGGATAACCGTCCATGGAGAGCAACGGAGTCGCTCGGCGACCTCGTCCTCATGTCGCCCTCGACGACAGCGTCTTACCTGCCGAGTTATCGCCGCGCGGCAAAGTTCATCTTCGGTCTTAGGACGACCTCGGGACGCGTCCCACGCTGCCTGGAGGAAGACGCTCGTCCGCCCAGTCGACTTGATGTTGGCCCATGCGACCCGACTGGCCTCGCTCTGGGTACGGAGCGACATGCCCGCAGCCCGCAACTGGAGGACCGCGCTCCCGACGCTCCATCCGTTCACATGGCACATCGCGCGCCACGTACCGTTCGTGTAGGCGTCGCTAAGCGCTTGGAGCGCCGACGCTGGTGGGGCGGGATGCCTGCGGACCGACTCCGACGCGGCGCGCGTCTGGCGCCGAACCATCGCGGGGTCCTCCTTGATTGTCTGCCACTTCAACCGCTCCGCCTCGGAGCGGCCTCGGAGATCGACGCCCGCCTGACGAAACCGGCGACCGAGGACCCCGCGTCCGATCTGGGTCTCGTCGCTGATGCTCTTGAGCGATTCCCCGCTCTCGTAGCGCCTGACGAGATCGTTCAGGTTAGGCACTATCACTTCGCGGGACACGTATACGACCTCCAGTCGCCGTTGGGGTGGGTATCGGCAGGGGGTATTTTAGCGGCCAACTGCCGATGCACCCTGGACGCCTCGGACGTCGAGCCGACCCCCGGTGACATCTACGTTCCGACGCTGGACGACTCGCAGCAAGCGACGGTCTCGTCCCTGATGGACGCCCAGGCTCAGGCGCTCGGCGCCGCGATGCCGGACGTCGCCTACCTCGAATGATCGGAGTCCCGATGGGGATCGAACAGGCTCATCGGGAGGTCTGGCTGGCGCCCCATGTCCGCGACGGGCTGCGCGCGGAGCGAGACGCCGCTCACGCCCGAGCGACGGCGGACCTCCTCACCCATCGTGAGGCCCGCCACGCCTATCGCCCCAGGCGGGTCGCGCGGCGGGTCGGGACGGAGGCGGAGCGCGGGACGGTCTGCGCTTGGGTCGCGTCCGCCTTGTCCGTTCCCGTCCGTCGGGCGCTCGCGCTTGAGGGGGAGCGCTTCGGACTCGGCGGAGGGGGCTTCTCCGGGTATCCGATCGTCTGGTCGTGGCTCCAGTACCTCGGCTCCGGGGAGTACGTCGCGGACATCGTGACCGCCCACTACCAGCAGCACGTCGACGCCCTCCCACTCCAGGTCCTCCTGCTGCCGTTCGAGACGTGCGCGTTCCTGCTCTCGCTCGCTCCCGCGAGTTGGTCGATCCAGACGGTCATCCCGCTCGGGATGCCGTACGCGACGGACGGCCCCACGGGCCTCGACGAGGTCGCGATGGGATCGAACGCGGTCTGGGGGGTCGACCCGATCCTCGGACCGTACTTCGACGACGTCGGCGCGGACGCCCCGAGCGAGGCTCGGCTATTCCTGGACGGCTCCGGCAACCCGTACCTGCTGACGTGACCCGCACGTTCCTATCCACGGGTGGCCCTGGCCCGCCGGGGCCTCCCGGCATCACCGCGACGCTCCGCGGTGCGTGGTCCGCCGGTACGACGTACACGGCCGGTCCGCCGCCCGATGCGGTCCTCGGGTCCGATGGCGCCTGGTACTACTCGCTGGTCAGCGGGAATGTCGGGCATAACCCGGTGGGGGATGGGGGCGTGCATTGGGCGTCTGGACTGCCGAGTTCGGTGCTGAGCGCGGGTTCACCCGCACCGTCCCCGGCGACCGCCGGCCAGCAGATCCTCGTCCGCTCCGATGGCACGATCGCGTTCTTCGATCCGCCGACGATCAGCGCCGCTGCGTGGGGCGTCAAGCCGAGCGCGACCGCGACGGTCAACATGGCCGGTATCGCCTCGGCGATCGCGGCGCTGCCGCTCGGTCCGGATGGCGTGTCGCGTCTCGGGACCGTGGATCTCCCGACCGGCATCCTCAACGTGTCGAGCTTCGCGCGAGCCGACACCGGCTGCACGTACACGGCCGGGTCGGCCACGATCCTCGACTCGCACATCACCGCACTTGACCAGGGCGGGTTCGTTCTGGACATGGCCAACCAGGCTGACAACGGCGCGGTGATCCTCACCGTGAATCCCGGCGTCAGCTTCACGATCAACCGGCCCATTGTCAGCAGCGGGACGACCCTCACGGTCGTGCGCCCCGCGATTCAGGGGGCAACGGCCATGACTCTGCGAGGCCGGGGACGCAAGGGCGGCATCACGAACGTCTACAGCGCCGGAGGGCACTGCACGCTGATTCAGGACAACGGCAACGGCGTCACGATCGCCGGGCCGAACGGCGTCGACGGCGCAGCCAACTCGGCGTGGCAGTTCACCATCGAGCATCTCTCCTGCAACGGGCCGGGGAACACGACCGGCAACGCCTCATCGAACAACATCTACGGGTTCTACTGCACGAACCTCGCGGCGCTGTTCATGACGCAGTGCGATTTCGAGTTTCACGGCCGATGGGGCGTGTTCCTCGACCAGAACACGCCCGTAGCCGGGGTATTGCGGGACATGCTCATCCAGTACAACGGCACCGCCGCGGCGACGATCCCAACCGGAGGGCTGTGGGTGTCGGTGAACGAGCCCAACGAGGTCCACGCCGTCAAGGTCCGCTGCCTCTACAACTTCGGCTGGGGAGCGCAGCTCGCGGGCAACCAGCAGTGCGACAGCTGCGTATTCGGCGCCACGTTCATGAGCGCCTATGTTGACGGCACTCACACGCTCCTGACGAGCGGTTTCGGTGCTGTGATCGCAGGCGGCTCAGACGCTCCGGTGATCCTCAACAACGTCGAATGGCAGGACAACGCAGGCCAGGCGGTCTTCTACGTCATGGGCGGCGCGAACCTGCACATCACCGGCGGCGGCGGCTACGGCGACAACGTCCAGCCATACGCGATCATCATGGAGAACGGCCTGCAGTCGTCCCTCACGATCGACGGGGTAGCGATCCACGGGCACACCACCGCCGACGTGTACTTCATCGGACTGCACACGTCACCATCGAACCCGCCGCGGTTCTCCTGGCGCAACTGCTACACCCTCGACCCGCTGTGGGCAACCTTCCAGGGCGGCGTAAATCCCGACCTGCCCGCCAGCGCCGCGCAGGCCGCTGTCGGCACCTACTCGCTGCTCATGGGGGACGGGCCGAACTGGACGAACCTCACGCTCGCGACGAGCGTCGTGTCCCGCGGCACGCCCGCCGCACCGACACCGCAGGCGATGGTCGATCCATTCGGGAACGTGCGGTTGCGGGGATGCCTGACGGGTACGAGTATCGGCGCGGGCGGACTGCTCGCGACGATCCCCGCAACGGACTCGCAAGGGAACAAGCTGCGCCCCGCCTACGAGATAGACCTGGGTGCCATCTACTCCCAAGCCGCCCCGTACGCGCAGGGAATCGTCATCGCCGCGAACGGGCAGATCACCGTCGGCCCCGGCGGTGCCCTCGGCGCATCCAACTGGGTGTCGCTGGACGGCGTCAGCTTCAACACGTCGGCGTAGCCTTGCGAGAGCTATTACGCCAAGCGATGCATCTCTGCGAGAACATCGCGCGGATGCCCAGCGAACTGCAACTCTCGACCATCGGCCGTCCGCATCGTGATGTTCGAGAAGCGGACACGGCCCCGGCCCGGTCGGAGCTGGCAGGCCACCCAACCGACGAGCCATTTCCAATAGAACTTCACGAGGAAGCGTCGGTAGCCGAGGGAGCAGGGCACCGGCGTCAGTCTACCGCCCGACTTACGCTCCTGGCGAGAACCGTGACCCCATGCTGATCCCCAAGCCGTGGAACCTCACCCTCTGATCCGTGCGGCTGCGCCTCCCGCGGGGAGCGATCCTCGTCGCAGCGCGCACCCAGGCGACGCCGATCCCGAACCGAGCGGCGTCGCTAGCGGGCGGCGAGATCCGGCATCCGACCTCCGCGCGGACCGGACTCGCCGCCCCACATCCATCTTCCCAACCACCGAAGGAGTAGAGCAATGTCACCTGGCATCTCGGCAGTAGACGACCGCGCCGCGGTCGGCCCTGGCGGCGGATCGTTCGGCCACGACACCCAGGGAGCGCACGGCCCAGCCGTCGACCTCCGCGAACTCGAGGCCGAGGTCCTCTCGCGGAACCCGAACCGTCGCGGGAAGCATCCCTTCCAGGAGTACTGGGAGCGCGTCGTCCGCGAGGCGGGCGTGCCGGACGCCCACGAGACGCGCCGGATGGCGTCGGTCATCTGCGGCGAGGTCGCGGCGCTGCCGTTCACCCCGGACGACGAGACGCCCGTCCCCGTCCCCGGCTCGCAGAAGAAGACGACGGAGTTCGAGCAGCAGATCGAGCGGACCGCCCTCTCGGCGGAGAAGACCCTCGACTCGAAGATGGTCTGGACCGCCTCGGCGCTGAAGATCGCCCGGAAGGCCCTGGAGCTGCGGAAGCGGGACCCGGACGGCTCGCGCGGGATCGCCTGGGTCAACGACCCGCTGCCCGGCGAGGAGCGCATCGCCGCCCCCCTGCCGTCCTCGTTCCAGCCCGCGGGAACGGACCCCGGCGAGGACGAGGTCTGATCGTGGACGAGAAGCGTCCGGACTGGACCTCGGGCCGCGTCCGCGAGTCCGCCGACGGCCTGCGCGGGCGACCGTCGGAGGACGAGCGCGAGCAGCGCCTCCGCGAGGCCGAGGAGCGAGAGGTAGGCTCACGGGACCGACCGGGGGAGGGGCGGCCTCACCGGGCCTAGATCGCGAGGCGCTGATCCTGGAGTTTCTGGATCTTGTGCCCGTGGTGGCGCGGTCGCTTCGGAGGGACCGAGGCGAGATGGACGACCTGATCCAAGACGGGTTCGTCGGCCTGATCCGGGCGGCTCGGAGGTGCGACCCAGGGCGCGTCGACCTGTTCCGCAACTACGCCTGGAGGGCGATCGAGGGCGAGATGCGCGACGGGCTGAGAAGGATGAGTTCCGGGAGCAAGGAGCAGCGGCGAAGGGAGCGGAGGGTCGACGAGGCCCGCGCTCGCCTCGCGCGACGCGGAGTCACCACGCCCGCGGCGCTCGCCGCGGAGCTCGACATCACGCCGTCGGCGCTCGCCGCGGAGGAGGCGCTGTTCCATCGCCTCTCGGTCGTCTCGCTCAACGTGCCTCCGTACGACTCTGCCGTTGAGGTCATAGTCGACCCTGGCGAGTCCGCGGCGGATCGCCACGAGCGGGCGGCGACGGCGACGACGGTGTCGGACGCCCTGGCGCTCCTGGGCGGCCGGGAGCGGTTCGTGGTCGGGATGTACTACTGGCAGGAGTGCACCGTCGGAGAGATCGCGGAGATGCTCGACCTGAGCGTCGTCCGCACGCAGCAGATCCTGACAGCCGGACGCGCCCACGTGAGGGCGCTACTAGAACGAGGAGGAGCAGATGCACAGGACGATTGAGATCAAGACGGACGCGCAGGGAACCGGATCGGCTGAGATCGACGCCCCGCAGCACGTTGAGCGCGTCATCCCCGTCGGCGAGCCGCACGCGGTCGTTGGCGTCGAGGTCAGCGACTTCGGCCGGAAGGTCGTCGTCAACGTCGCCGGGGCGAAGCCCGACTCGACGGTCGTCGTCGGATACGACGTCCCGTGAGCGCGACCTCCCCGCAGGTCCAGGCCGGGTACGAGGTCGCGAACGCCCTCGGCCGCCTGAACGCCGACCGCCCGCGACTCGGAGAGGCCTGCGTGTCCCAGGTTCCCGTCGCCCAGGCGATCCGCTTCATGCTCCACGCCCTCGACCTTCACCAGCAGAACTCGGGCCACTCGCTCGAGCGCATCCGGCGGGACATCCGGGCGGGGCGGATCGAGGTCCGGCTCTCCGGCAACCACGCCGTCGTGGTGACCCCTTGACCGCGCTCGCGGTCCCTGCCCGCGGCCCCGCCGCTGGGCGCCCTCGCCACGACCGCACGCCAGGAGCACGAGCAGGTAGCCCTGGCGTGCGGCGAGGCCCTGACCCACGCCGTCCGCTGCGGTGAGCTGCTCATCGAGGCCAAGGCCCAGGTCCCGGCGGGCCTGTGGCTGGTATGGCTCGCGGACAACGTCAGGTGCAGCCACGCGACGGCGAGTACCTACATGCGGCTCGCGCGGCATCGCGACGAGGTCCTCGCCGGGGCCGATAGCTTGACCTCCGCCGTGCGGCTCCTCCGGGCCGCGGACCCCCAGCCGCGCGAACCCTCCCGCCGACCGCAGCGCCCCAGCGGGCCTCGGGTGGAGATCACGGACAGGATGATCGAGGGGATGGCGCGCTGGTTGTGCCTGAACTTCGAGTCGATGCCGTCCGTCGTCACCGACGCCGTCCGCGGGAAGGCTCTCGCCGCCCTGAACGCCACCCTGAGGACTTCGCTATGAGCGTCAACTCCACCACGAAGACGGGCCTCACGGCCCCGAAGGACGGCCTCGACGCCCGCGTCGGCCGCGAGATGGGCCGCGAGATGGGCTGGCTCCTTCGACGGACGAAGCGCGTCGAGGAACTCCTCGCCGTCCCGGAGGTCATGGCCATGGCCGACGAGCTCGCGCGACACATGGAGCGCTGGTCCGCAGAGGAGGGCGTCGCGGTCAAGGACCTCGACGTGACGATCCTCCCGACCCAGACGAAGACGTACGTCACGATCGCCTTCGGCGCCCGGACGTGCGTACCGTGCCACGGGACGGGGCGCGTCGGCGGTGAGGGGATCAACTACTGCCCGGCGTGCGGCGGATCGGGCTTCCGTTGAGGATCCTCCGCGGGATCCTGGCGGTCGTCTTCTTCGCCATGGCCGACGTAGCGGAGTACCTCGCCCAGGCCTGCGAGGAGGGCGCGTGCGAGCCCACGGGCACCTTCGGGGTGTCCTTGTCTTCCAACGGCCACAGCGCGGCCACCATCACCCTCACAGAGGAGTAGCGATGAACTCACCATGGCGACGGATGCGAGAGGCCGGTGCCGCCGCGACCCTGCCGCAGCTGCAGCGCGGCGAGGCCGACACCAGCCCGAGCGGCGACGGAGACGAAGACGATCAGACCTGCCCGACGTGCGGCGGCGAGGCGATCGTCGACGGCGAGGTCTGCGGGACCTGCAACGGCTCCGGGTCGATCATGCGGGAGGCGGACCCGAAGACGAAGACCTGCCCGGTGTGCAAGGGTAAGGGGAAGATCGCGGGGGGCCTACCGTGCAAGGCGTGCGACGGGAAGGGCGTCGTCCCGGTCGACTGGAAGCCCGCGCCTCCGTCCGACGGCCCGCCGTGGGCGAAGGGCAAGGAGGCCGAGGCGTTCGCCGGGATGATGGCTCGGATCAACGCCCTGGAGGACGGCCTCCGGGAGACGGCGAGCCTTCGCGAGTCGAAGCCGGGCTCGATGGCGGCGGTCTACTCGAACCCGACTCGGGTGAGGACCAGCGACGGCCGCGAGGGCTACAAGGTCGTCCTGATTCGCGAGGGGAAGGGCAACGCGGAGGACGACAACTGGTACACGTCCGGCGCGATCAAGGAGATGTGCGAGTCCGGGGTCGCGGAGGGGATGCAGGCGTACGCCAACCACCCGGACCTCGAGGAGGAGGAGAACCGGCCGGAGCGCGACGTCAAGCATCTCGTCGGCTCCTACGCGGACGTGACGTTCAAGGAGGCCGGGGGGAAGCCGCGGGCCGAGGCCGTCTTCGTGCCGCTCTCGACCGACGAGAACCACCCCACGTACGGCTGGGTCGTCACCCTGGCCGAGGCCGCGAGTAAGAGCACCGCCCCCCAGCCGCTCTGCGGGATCAGCCTGTACGGCTTCTCCGCGGGCGACTTCGGGCAGCGACCGGATCTTTCCGAGGGACGAGTCGTGACGCTGATCCGCCCGACCTCGGGCGACGTCGTCACCAACGCAGGAGCGGGCGGCGAGTTCGTCCGACGACTCATGGAGAGCGCTCGACGCCTCCGTCGAGCAACCACAACCGAGAGGACAGAACCGATGGAGATCGGAACGTTCAAGACGCAGATGGCGGAGGCCCTCAAGACTCTCCGCGAGGCCGACACCGACGAGAAGCGGACGACCGCGATGAAGGAGGTCGAGCGGCTGGAGGGCGAGGCGAGCAAGATCGACGCGCCCGCCGCGATGCCGAGCACGGTCGAGGCGATGACCGAGGCCGCTCCGGCGCTGGTCAAGACGCTTCGCGAGGCCGCGACGAAGAAGGTCGAGGAGGAGAAGGAGGCGCTCGCGACCCAGCTGCGCGAGGCCCAGGCCAAGCTCAGCGAGGCGGACACCTTCATCTCCGGCATCACCGACGTCCAGGGCTTGGTCAAGGCGATCCGCGAGGCGGGCGTCACCGACGAGGTCGAGGTTCGGCACTTCGTCCACCAGGCGAAGGTCCGCAAGCTCAGCGAGGCCGCGGACGTCAAGGACATGGTCGAGGGAGAGCGCGCCTACGTCAAGGCGCAGGAGGACAAGCAGCTCAAGGCTCTCCGCGAGGCCATGAACGCCTACGATCTCCCCGAGGTCGAGGGAGCCTTCGGGCGCACGCCGGAGGGCGGAGACACCACCGGGACCGGAGGCGTGGACCTGCTCCGCGAGTCCGGCGTTCCCCTCAAGACCCCGACGGCCGCGTAGAGCGCCCGCTACCTCGATCAAGAAGGAGACGACCAACATGCGTTCACAGCGCTACATGGCGCGCGAGCGGAACATCCTCGGGCGCAAGATCACGCGGACCGCGCTCAACATCGCGCGGATCGCGGGACTGCCGAGGGAGGAGCTGCTCGACCTGCTCGACCTCGGCTTCCAGCTGCCGTACCGCGGCGGCACGACCCCGCAGAACCAGACGGGGGTCAACCCCGTCTACTTCCCGCGGGCGCTCGCCGTCACGACGGACCAGACGATCAACCAGGGCGACATGGTCTGGTGGGACAGCGTGAACTTCACGCTCAAGCCGCTGACCAACCTCAACCAGGTCGCGGTCGGCCTCGGGACCGGCGGCTACTGCGGGATCGCGGCGGGGACGAACAACCCGGGCGTCTACCCGAACCCTCCCGGCGGGATCCCCTCGGAGGCCCTCCCGGGCATCGAGGTCCAGATGGGCGGCGCCGTCCACATCAACACGACCGTCGGGGAGACGTACAACCCATTCCAGCCCGTGACGGTCGGGGCGGACGCCCAGACGGTCTCGGAGGGCGCGGAGACGACCGCGGACACCGTCGGCCGGATCATCGTCCCGCCGCCGGTCACCGCTCGCTCGGGGCCGGGCGCGACGCCCGTCCCGGAGACGGTCGTCGGCGGCACCCGTCCGCTGATGTGGATCGTCCGTCAGTACCCGTCCACCCTCATCGCCTAATCGTAGGTTCAGAAAGGAGTATGAGCACCTAATGGATCTACGAGAGATTCAGAACAGGCGGATCGAGAAGATCCGCGAGTCGTCGCGGTCTCAGGTGATGACCGCGTGCGGCATCGACCCCGACCTGATCGAGTGGTTCGATCCGTCGCTGTCGGTCAAGGGCCTCCGCGAGGCGACCTACAAGGGCAAGCGAGCGACCTTCGGGTCGAACACCATGCGGGAGGCCAGCGCCGAGTCGTCCTTCGGGGCGCTTCTGCGCGCGGGCGTGAACAACTTCATGTTCGACGCCTACCAGACCGTTCCGACGATCTACCAGGACCTCGTCCGGGTGGCCTCGTCGAACAAGTACGAGGAGCTGTACGCCCCTCTGTACAACTCAGAGCTGCCGCAGGAGGTCTTCCCGAGCGAGCCGTTCGACGACTCGCGCATCATCGGGCTCGACGTCCATGTCCGCAACCGCAAGTTCGGCCGGATGCTCGCGTTCGAGCGCGAGCTCGTCGACGACGACATGACCGGTCAGATCACGCAGCGGGCGGCGAACCTCGGCGAGATGATGCGCTACGTCGAGGAGCTCCAGGTGATGATCGCGCTGGAGGGCGCCGTCAACCCGCAGACCGGAGGCGCGGGGTACTCGTTCTCGGCCCTCGGGAACGCGCTCCAGACCCCCGGGCAGCTGAGCCAGCCGAACCTGGAGACGGCGGACATCCAGCTCCAGAACATGGTCGACCCGCTGGGCGACTTCATGCTCGTCACGCCGGACACCGTCCTCGTGTCTCCGGCGGACAAGTTCAACATCCTGAAGCTGCTCAACTCGACGCTGCAGCCCTCGGTGCCTGGTGCCGCCGGTACCACGCTCTCGAACGCCGCGGCCGGGACGACCGGCTTCACGATGACGATCAACCCGCTCCAGGGCGAGTACGCCGCGAAGGTCTCGCGGTTCCTCCCCGGGGCGACGTCGGCCCAGGGCGGGCCGGGACTCAAGGGTCCGGGCCTCGACGGTGCCCACGGCTCGTGGTTCCTGATGCAGACGAAGAAGTCGATCGTCTTCCAGGACCGCGATCCCCTGGAGGTCCTCCAGGAGGCCCCGAACGCGGGCACGGCGTTCGCGTTCGACCAGTACCGCTACCGCGTCCGCCGACGCTTCGCGGTGAGGGTCATTGATCCCAGGTTTATCCTGTTAGGAAATTGAACGGGTGAACTAGGGTGACCGCAGGTTGAGCGCTACGATGACAGAGTGGCGTTCGCGGTCGAGTGGGCTGAAGAAGAGGAAGCATACGAAGTAATCCTGCGTGGCGATCCGTGCTCCTACTGTGGCTCGGTCGCCACGCAGGTGGATCACATAGTCGCGCGATTTAGGGGTGGCGCGGACGACTGGGGCAATAAGACGACCAGCTGCGAGCGCTGCAATCAGAGTAAGAGCGATCACTCGCTGCTCTGGTTCCTCTATAAACGGGCGTATCCCGACCGCTTCCCTCCGCAGCCCAGGGTTGGCGTACGTATGCGCTATCCAGGCGGTTGGGACGCGCGGGTTCGAGGGCCTCGCGGCAGGGTGTTGCTGGGTGCCTTCGCAACCGCAGAGGAGGCTACGAGGGCAACGGAGGACTGGGAGCGCGCACATCCCGTACAACTCAGCGAGCGCGAGCGCGAACTTCGTGGGCGCGAGGCACGGGTCAAGCAGTTATGGAATTCCGGCGAGTCGGTCAAGGGGATCGCCGTGCTTCTGGGTATAACGCCTAGTCTGGTTAGCGGCTCGATTGACCGTCTGCGCCGATGCGGAGAAGATCTTGTCTACGCGCGCGGAGGCCCTGGTAAGCCGCGTGCGGCACGGGCTGGTATAAGTGGAGACCGACGCGGGTATTCGTATAACCAGCAAAGCGCAAGGTGGCCGTGGTTGGTCCAGGTGAGTTTCGGGTCTCGTAGGCTTCGGGTTAGGTTTGCGACCGAGGCCGAGGCGCAGGTCGCGGTAGGTGAGTTTCGCGCGCGGTGCGCCCAGGAAAGACCTAGTCCGAGGTGTCGCCTCGAGGCGCTCCGCCTACAGAAGGGGCTCACGCAAGACGAGCTAGCGAAGGCCGCTGGCATTACTGACGCTACCGTACGCGGGCTCGAAAACGGATCCGTCAAGAAGCCGCGTAGGGCGACTAGAGAAGGCCTGGCGAGGGTATTGGGCGTGGCCGACGAGGAACTCTTCGCGGATCACGAGCCCCTCGTCGGTTCACAACCTGTGGCGCGCGTTGTGCGACCCGAGGTATGCGTAGCGCGAGACACCGAGGATGCCGACCGTCCCTGGGTGGTTACGGGTCGCTACGCGACGGTAGGAGAAGCTCAAGCGGCCCTTGAAGTACTCCGCTCATCGCATTAGACCTACCGGGAGGGGAGGACCATGGGTTCCTACACCAACGCCGACGGCTCGCGGGTGGAGTTCACCGACTCGGACACGATCCGCGACGTCGCGGATCTCTGGGCCGTCGTCCGGGGCGAGTACAACGGGACGCCGTCGATGGAGAACGCCCAGCTCGAGGCGATGCTCTCCGACCTGGAGGCCGGGCGACCGCTCTCCGACGCGGAGTTCGGCGTCCTGCATCAGCTTCGCGGGCGGTACGCCGCAGCGCTGGAGGCGTTCCGCGCCTCGCCGGAGAACGAGGCGGAGGGCTACGTCCCCGCCCCGGACGTCGGCAGCGCGCGGGTCATGGAGTCCCTGCGGGTGATGCCGCCGAGCGCCCTGCGCAGGCTGCGGGAGGCCGAGGCGCCCTCGTCCGCGGGGGGGAACTCCGGCGCGATGATCGCGCTCTTCCCCGAGGCGGACGTCGCGGAGAGGCTGGCCGTCCCGGGTGGCCTGCCCGCGGGTGAGCTTCACCTCACGCTCGCGTTCCTCGGGAGCGCGTCGATGATCGCCGACGCGGAGCGGCTCCGGAACGTCGTCGGGCGCTGGGCGTCCGCGACGGCGCCGCTGACGGGCGAGGTCTCCGGCGTCGGGCAGTTCACCGCGCTCGCTCAGCCGGTCACGTACGCCTCCGTCGACCTGCCGCGGCTCCCCGCCGCCCGCGAGGACCTCGTCGAGCGCCTCTCGTCCGCCGGGATCGCCCCGAGCTCAACGCACGGCTTCTCTCCGCACATGACGCTCTCGAACGACCTCCGGAAGGTCGACGCCGAGAACGTCCCGCTGACCTTCGACCACGCGACGCTCTGCCTCGGTGACGAGCGCTGGAACTTCCCGCTCTCCGGCCTCGGCGATCGCTCGATGCGCCTGTCCGAGGTGCTGCGACTGGCCGACGCCTGCGAGCGGATGCGCGAGGACGCGCCCGTCCCGCTCGCCGTCGGCGATCACGTTCGGGACTCACTCCCGGATCTCTCCCTCGGCCGCGACGGTGTGGTGGTCGGCGGGCACGTCGAGGCTGACGGCGCGATCACGCACGACGTCGCCTACGACGACGGCGCGGTCCAACGGCGCGTCCGCGAGTATGAGTTGAGGTACATCGCGGACGGGGGACGGGACCTGTGACCTACGACGTCCGCGGTGACCTCGACGAGGCGTACGAGGTCCACGCGCCGGTCCGCGTCCCGGACCTCCTGAGCCTCGCCCTGGGGGAGTCCGCCTTCGTCGCCGGGCACCGCTTCGACCTCCAGATCTACGTCTCCCCCGGCTTCGTCTCCCCCCGGCTGACCGTGACCCGCTTCTACTGGGGCGCGACGCCGCCGACGGTGATCGACTTCCGCCGGGACGTTCGCTCCCCGGCGGAGCTGGAGGCCAAGCGCGCCTTCTTCGCGGATCGAGGGATTCGCTACGTCCTCGCGGAGGACGAGTTCGACGAGGACGCCGTTCGCGCCGCCGTGGCGCCGCCGGAGAGCGACGCCCCCGCGCAGCGTCCGATGACCGCCCCGCGCCGCAGGCGCGATACCTAGGAGAACCCAATGCTGATCGAGATCGGTAACCACTCGGCCAAGGGCGACGTCATCGACGACGCTCCGAAGGTCACGACCATCCACATCCCCGAGGCCGACGACGGCTCGACGCACCCCGACGCCGTCTACGACGGTCCGCATCCTCACTCTCCCGCCGACGACGGCACCGTCGGCTCTCTCGTGACGCCCGGACCGGCGCTCGGCGGCTACACGCACGAGATCGGCGGGATCAAGGTCGCGGACCTCAAGGAGCACCTGATGGACGCGATCCTGATGCGCGACGGGACCACGAACCTACCGGGCCACGAGATCCTCCTCTCGATCCTTCATCCGTCCGAGGGCGCCTGGATGCGCCACGGCGCGGGCCTCCCGGCCTGGGTCAGGTGCCTCGATCACCACGGCCTGACCCCGGACGGTCGCTCGAAGGACATCGAGAAGTTCCTGACCTCCTACTGGGGCGCCCCGACGGCGGAGCAGTACTTCGACACGAAGGACCCGACGGAACTGGCGCTCCAGAAGGAGCTGACGCACTGGACTCGCCACGGCGCCCCGGGCCAGCTCCCCACCGGACTCTCCCTCCCGGACGCGACGGCGCTCTTCACGAACAACGGCCGGGTCATCTCCAACGTCAACGACGGCGGCGGCCAGGTCGGCGCGATCGGAGCGGGGACGGCCGCGACCTCGACGACGTTCACGACGGCGTCGACGTTCACGCTGAACCAGTGGGCCGGGTACCGGGTCGTCGTCTACTCGACGACGTCGAACAACATGGTGTGGGGGAACGTCGTCTCGAACACGTCCGGGGCGAACTCCGTCCTGACCGTCGATCGCTGGTACGTCGCGGCGACCCCGGGCGGCTCGGCGGGCACGACCCCGACGACGCCGTGGGGCTTCATGATCCTCGACGGAGGGTTCACGTCGACGTGGTTTGTCGGCCTCGCGACGGGCGCGAACGCCCCCGTCGCGACGGACACGACCCTCTCGACGAACGGCAACGCGGAGATCACGACGGGCGGCGGCGGCCTGATCCGGAAGATCGCCCCGTACGCGCAGACGTCCGGGGTGGCGTCCCGGGCGATCACGCTGACGCCCGTCTTCACGGCGAACGGGACGGACTCCCTCCCGGCGACGGTCACCACGATCGGAGCCCTCTGCTCGATGGTCGTCGGTACCGTCGGGACGATGAAGTTCGAGACGGCCCTGAACGCGTCCGCGACCCTCTCCGCGTCGGGCGATCAGCTGACCGTTACAGAGACGATCACGGGATCGTGAGCCGTGATCACCCCGGACGCGACTCTCGGGGAGGCGGACGCCAACCTGTCCACGGCTGGGGCGGCACCAACCGAGACGCTGACGACGATCAACGCGGCGGCGGCTGGGACGCGCATCATCGTCGCGGTCTCCTATTGGGCGAGCGCGACGGTGGACAACCTGTCGGGCATCACCATCGGTGGGGTAGCTGCGGTCAATGACGTGAAGAAGGCGAACGGGTCTGATCATTTCGAGGTCTGGTCGTTGATCGTTGCGGCCGGGTTGGCGTCCTCCTCGTTGATCGTCGCGTCGTTCGCTACGGCAGTATCGGCTGGTGTCGGCGGGGTCCTCCTTGGCGCGTCCTCGTGGAACGGCATCACTGGCGTCGACACGACCTCGTCGGCGACGACCACGGGGACGAACTTCGCGTCGGGCTCGGCGAGCAACGCGCTCGCGGATTCTTTGTTCTACGGCGGTGCAGGGAACGAGTGCGCGTCGACGTCTGAGCCGGGGTCGATGACGTCCGGCACGCAGCTCCACGGCGCGTGGAACGCGAGCGCGGGGCAGGGGTTCAAGACGGGCTACATCATCGCCACGTCGACCGGGTCGCGGAACGTCGCGGGGACGTGGACGAACACGTCGACGGCCACTACCGGGGCGCTGGTCATCTACCGAGGTACCGCCGCGCCCGCTCAGTTCTCCCCGATGCGAATGCCGCTCGGGGTATAGAGGGAGGTTCCATGGGCTGGAGACGAGACAGCAGCGCCGGAGGGGCGATCTGGGACACCGAGCCGCTCGGCCGCCAGGATCTTCTCTGCCGCGACGAGGAGCTCCGCTGGCTGATGCAGAAGGGCCGCCAGCAGTGGAAGTTGATCAACGGTCGGATCGCGAGGTCCGGCGACCCGGTGGCGGGCGTTGGCGCGTACACGACGCTAGGTGCCTACCCGCCTAACGCCAACGCACCCACGGTCGCCAACACGCAGACAGCGACTCCTGGCCTAGCGTGGTGGACGGCCAGCCTGTACACGCCACTGCTCGCCAACGCAGTCCTCGCGCCCTCAGCTTGGCGGATCCACGCCAGCGGCACCTATCAGCTGTCCACCACTGCGATGACGATGACGCTGCTGCCGTTCATCGGCACGGCCGCCACGGGAGCAGCGCCCACGACCCACCAGGACCTGGGGGTTTCCGGCGCCGTCACGGTCGCAACGACCGCGATCACATCCGACTGGAAGCTGGACGGAGACCTGACGATTCGCTCAACGGGAACCGGAGGCACGGCCATCTTCAAGGGCGAGATGCGGTTCGGTCTCGCCGCCGTCCCGTACGCCGTGAGCGTGGGCACCCCCAACAACGTCGCGTGCCCGTTTGGTGGGACGGTCGCGACGGTGGACTTCACCGGCGCGACGGCGAACTATCCCGGTGGCTGGGGGCTCGCGTCCTGGGGAACCTCGGGGACCGAGACGATCATTCCTCAGCAGATCCACTGGATCTCACTCTAGGCTCACGTTGGCCCTTCCGGGACCTCCGAGCGCGGGGCGCCTAAACCCGAACCCAAGGTGGCCGTTCTGGGTCGCGCCCATACCCGCGTCCGCCACCTCGGCGTCGCAGGCGCTCGCGCTGACCGGCGCGGAGACGTCGCTCTCCGACGACAGCGCGGGAGCAAACGTCCTCCTTCCACGCACCTCGCCGGAGACGACCGCCTCGTCGGACTCCGCGATTCGCGTTGCCTCCCAGGCTCGGGCGGCGGCGGACGCGACCTCGACCTCCGACGCGGCCGTGAGGAGCCAGGCGCTTCCCCGGACCACCAGCGATGCCTCGGCGTCCAGCGATGTCGCCTCCCGTCAGCTACTTCTCGCGCGCTCCCCCGCCGACGCGAGCGTCTCTACGGACGCAGCGGTCGGTCAGGTGGGGAAGGCTCGTACCTCCGCGGACGCCTCGGCCAGTACCGACTCCGCGACCAGGCTCGCGCTCACGCTCACCCGGACGACCTCGGACGCGACCGCCTCCTCGGACGCCGCGGTCAGACTCGCGGCCGACGCCCGCTCCGCGCCGGACACGAGCACGTCCTCTGACGCCGCCTCCCGCCTCCTGGCGGCCCCCAGGACCGGGTCCGAGGTATCCGCCTCCTCCGACGCGGCGGTCCGCTCCGCGCTCCTCCTGGCGCGCTCCGCGACCGACGCCTCGGCGACCTCCGACTCCGCTGCGCGCCTCCTCGCCACGGCGCGGACCGCCAGCGACGCCTCCGCGACCTCGGACGCGGCCGTCGGCCACCTGGGGAAGGCCCGCACCGCAGCGGACGCCTCCGTGGCGACCGACGTCGCGACGCGGGCGCTCGTCGTCGCTCGCTCGTCGTCGGACACGTCCGCGGCCTCGGACGCGGCGACGCGGCTCGCGGTCGCCGCTCGAGCAGCGAGCGAGACGTCCGCCGAGAGCGACTCCGCCGCCCGCCTGCTCGTGCTCGCCCGATCCGCCGCGGACGCGAGCGCCTCCGTCGACACGGTCGCGCGCTCCGATCCGAAGGCCAGGACCTCGTCGGACGCGAGCGCCGTCGCCGACTCCGCGACACGTACGCTCGTCGAGGCACGATCCTCCTCGGACACCTCCGCCTCGGCCGACTCCGCAGCCCGAGGCCTCGTCGAGGCACGATCCTCGGCCGACGCCTCCGCGTCCGCTGACGCCGCGACGAGGCTGACGGCCCAGGCTCGAGCGGCGTCCGACGCCAGCGTCACGACGGACAGCGCGACGCCGCAGCTCGGGAAGGCTCGGACCGCCAGCGACACGACCGCGTCGACGGACTCCGCCTCGCGGGCGGCGCTGCTTCTATCCCGGACCGCCGCCGACGTCTCGGCCTCCTCGGACGCCGCCACGAAGACCCAGCGGGCCGCGCGGACCGCCAGCGACTCGTCGCTGAGCTCCGACCTCGCCGTCGGCGCGCTCGGGAAGGCCCGCTCGGCCACGGACACCTCCGCCAGCTCGGACGCTGCCACGAGGGCGCTGCCCATAGCCCGGGCCGCGGCGGACGCCTCCGCGACGTCGGACGCCGCGACTCGTCTCTCGATCGCCGCGCGGACCGCGACGGACCTGACGGCCACCTCCGAGTCTTCGATCAGGGCCGCGCGCCTCTCGCGAGTCGCCGCCGACACGTCCGCCGCTTCCGACGCGGCGGTACGCGCGGGCGGGCAGGTCGCCCGGCTCGCCGCCGACGCGTCGCTCTCCTCCGACGCGACAGCACGGACGTTCTCCATCACCAGGACCGCCGCCGACGCGAGCGCGTCCTCGGATCTCGCCGCCCGCGCCTACGTCCTCTCGCGTGTCGCGTCGGACTCCTCCCTCGGGGCCGACTCCGCAGTCCGCCACGTGTCCGTCGCGAGGGCGACCGTCGACGTCTCCGCGGCCGTCGACTCCGCAGCCCTCGGCGGCGGGACGCGCCTCGCCGCCGACGTGTCCCTCTCGATCGACAGCGCGACGTCCTTCACCCCCGTCGTCTACCCGACCGGCCCAGCGGGATCCGTCGGCGGCGGAACGATCGGCCGCGGCTACGGGGGTCGGGTCGGGGTCGGGTCCGGCGGACTCGACGGACGCGGGTATACCGGCCGAGACGGACATCAGATCGGAGGGAGTAGATGAGCTTCGTCGTCACGCTGGTCGACTACACGCCGCCGCCGCGCTACTCGCCGGTCGTCACGCCCTGGACTCAGGCGCGGATCGGGTACGCGACGACCCAGGCCGGGCCGTTCGCGAACATCGACCTGATCGCGCTCTCCCCGCTCGACGGGAACGCCGCGACGCCCCAGGTCCGGAACCTCACGACGCTGAGCTCCCCCGCGCCTACGGGCTGGTTCCAGGTGACGTGGCTCGACGCGCTCGGGAACCAGGCGCCGACGGACCCGGTCTCCTTCCCGCCCGGCGCGACGCTCGGGGCGGCGTCGCCGTCGCAGCTCTCCGCGCGGTACGCCGTCCGGCATCGCATCCGCGACGGGGTGCCGCTCACGGACGCGAACCCCGTGCCGTACAACATGGTCCGCCTGGAGGACCTCAGCGATCAGGTCCCGGCCGTCCCGACCCCCGTCCAGGCGACCTTCCAGTGCCGCTACGCGGACATCCCGACGGGCCGCTACATGAACGCCGCGGTCGTCCCCGGGACGCTCGTCGCGTTCGTCGACGGATCCTGGACGCCGATCTCGCCGATCGCGGACGTAGACCAGAACGGCAACTTCACCCTCCCGGTCCCGCCCGTCGCGTCGCTGAGGATCACGTACGCCTGGCAGTACCTCTCCGACGGAGAGATCGACCAGTTCGTCGACGAGTCCCGGCAGTGGCTGCGGGAGTTCACGGCGGTCACGGGCGTCCCCGACGGTCTCGTCCCCGCGCTCGTATCCTACGCGGCGTCCCGCGCCCTCTCCGCCCTGGCGCGCTCCGCGACGCTAGCGCCCGTCAAGGCCGGGGATAGCGACGTCGACTGGAGCAAGCTCGCCGCCGCGTACCAGGCGGAGGCGGCGGTCCAGTACAAGACCGCGAACGACGAGCGGACCGCGTACTACTCGATGGGACCAGAGGGACTCGACCCGACCGTCGTCGACTTCTCATCCCTGGGCTTCGGCACGTACACCCCAGAGCGCTGATCGGTCGCCGCTCCCGCCGCTAGCCTTCGGGCTACGAGAGGAAGGAACGAGTTGTCCGAAGAAGAGCAGGACCCGCAGCAGGACCCGCAGGTAGGCGCCCTCGCCAGTCGCGTCCACGTCGCGCTCCGCGCCTTCTCGGCGCTGAACATGGGCGTCGCCGACGGAGAGCTGGGCTACGCCCCGCCGGAGAACTGGCTCGCGGAGGGTCACATCGGAGCCCTGACGCGCCTCCTCGTCGAGGCCGGGATCCTCGAGGAGCGCGCCGTCCTCCTGGAGACGCTCAGGCAGCAGGCGGTCATCCTGGAGCGCGGGCTCTCGGAGGCCGCGGAGCATCTCCGCGGACGCTCCGGCCTGGTCGTCGCACACAGCCATCCTCGCAACGGGCGGCCCCAGGGATGAGGGTCGCCGTCGGGGCTCCCGTCGGGGACGATCGCGCCGAGATCCTGCCGCGCTGGCTCGCGGGCCTGCACGCGCAGAGCGTCCGGCCGGAGGTCCTCTGCGGCGTCTACTCCCAGGGGGCGAGCGCCGTCCGCTCCGCGCTCCTCGACCAGTCCCTCTTCACCGTCCGGGCGAGGGCGACGCACCTCCCGTTCCATCCCCGCGCCCAGCGCAACGACGACCCGAGGGATCCCTGGCGGGCGCGGCACATGGCGAACCTCCGGAACGAGCTCCGCGGGCTCTTCCTAGCGACCGACTGCGACGTCTTCCTCTCCCTTGACACGGATATCCTCCTGGAGGAGCCGACGGTCGTCGAGCGGCTCTGCGCGACGCTCTCCGAGGGATGGGACGTCGCCTGCGCGCTGACCTACCTCAGCCCCAAGGGCGCCGAGTCCGGCTGCTACAACGCCGGGTACCTGCCGACCGACGAGCCGCGGGCGATGTCGCGCGTCTGGGAGCGCGCGACTCAGTACCAGGCCACGCGGGAGCCGCCGGTCAAGATCGACGTCCCGATGGCGGCCTACGCGATCCGTCGCCACGCCATGGCGATGTGCCGCTACTACCCCCACGACTGCGGCGAGGACATCGGCTTCGCGGACTGCCTCAAGCGGCACAACCTGCGGGTCGGCTGGCGAACCGACGTCGAGGTACGACACGTCTGGAACGTCGCGAAGCACGCGGTCCCTGTCGGAGCGACGGGAGGAGACGGATGATTCTTAGGCAGGCGTTCTGGGCGCTCGCGGGCCTCCTGGAGAACCCGACGAGCACGTTCGGCCGGGTGATGTGGGTGCTCATCGCGGGGCTGCTCGCGGTGATCCTGTTCGTCCTCGCGGTCCACGCGGGAGGAGGGTTCTGATGGCTCACCTGGACTTCGCGGAGGTCCGCACGCACGACTCGCGCTTCACCCGCGGGTACGAGGCCGGATACTTCCAGGCGAAGATCGAGGATCGCCGGGGCTTCTCGCGGCGCGTCCTGGCGGAGCACTGGGAGTCCCTCGGGATGATCCTCGCCGGGACGCGGGCGACCGTCGAGGTCTCCGCCCCGACCGTCGGCCAGTACGGCGTCCCGTGGGTCGAGGTGACCGTCGCCTTCCCGCCGAGCCTCGACGAGGTCGCCCCGAGGGTGATCCGCTGATGCCGCCGACGGACGCCCTCCGCTTTGAGATCTCGATGACCGAGACGGAGCCGTTTGTCCGGCTCGTCGAGTTCGTCGGCGAGGTCGTGGAGCACGCGATCCGGGGCGACGACCCGGCGCTCTGGGACATCTGTCGGCGCCTCAACGACGACCTGCTGGAGATCCACCCGTGACCCGCCTCGGCGGGGACCCGTTCTCCATCGTCACCCCCACGGCCTCGGCCGACGGGTACGGCGTCTCCGGGGAGGCCCTCGTCCTCTCCGCCGTCCGCGAGCACGGCGCGGACATCGCGGTTATCGGTCACGACTGGGCCGATGAGCGCTACTGCGACCCGGACTTCCTGGCGCTGAAGGTCGACCGGTACCTCGCCGACGCCCACGACCTCCTCGTCCTCTACTTCCTGCCGTACGCGCTCGCCCAGTACTCCTCGCGGATCAACGTCCTCCAGACGATGTGGGAGACGGACCGCCTGCCGGACCGCTGGGCTCACCTGTGCAGGCTCGCGGACGGGATCGTCGTTCCGTCCGAGCACTGCCGAGAGGTCTTCGCCGAGCGCGTCGAGTGCCCCGTCGAGGTCGTCCCGTTCGGCACCGACACGGACCTGTACTCGGTCGTCTCGCGGATCGGGCGAGAGGGACCGTTCACGTTCCTGATGGCGGGCCTCCTCCACTACCGGAAGGGCGTCGAGTTCGCGCTCCGCGCCTTCCGCGAGGAGTTCGCGGCGAGCGAGCCCGTCGAGCTGGTCCTGAAGACCCGCCGCGGCTTCCTCGACGTCGGGTCGTCGGCGTCCGTCCTCAGCGACGAGCGCGTCCGGGTCATCGACGCGGACTACACCCGCGAGGAGATGCGCGACCTCTACCATCGCGCGGATTGCTTCCTGGCCCCCTCGCGCGGCGAGGGCTCGGGCCTGACCCCGCGCGACGCGATGTCGACGGGCCTCCCGGCGATCGTCACGGACTGGGGCGGACTCCGGGAGCTGGCCGAAGTCGGCGTCGCCCTCGAGGTCGAGGACCTGGAGGTCGCCCCGAGGGAGAACTCCTCCTACGGCGCGGGCGTGACCGGCGGCGGAGATATCGGCCGCTTCGCTCGGCCGTCGGTCTCCCACCTCCGCGAGACGATGCGCGAGATGTACGAGGGGACGCACTGGCGGACCCTCGTGGGCGCCGGGTGCGCCGTACAGATGCGCAGGCAGTACACCTGGGGGCGCTGCGCGGGCGAGTGGCTCGCGGCGCTGGAGCGACTATCCGCAAGGACGGCGGCATGAGCTATCGAGTCAACCCTGACCACATCTGCGAGACCGAGGGGTGCCGCGCGCCGCGGGTGATCGGCTCCGACCTCTGCTCTGCCTGCGCGAGATGCAAGGGTCAGGTCGCCGCTCGGATCGCGGAGCGCGCCGACGAGATCGCCGCTCGGGACGCGATGGCCGAGGGCGTCCTCCATCCCGCCGCCGCCGACCTCCTCGGGGGACAGGGTGAGGCGAGGCCGCCGCGCTGCGTCGCCTACCTCTCGCGAGCGGGGGACGTCATCACGCTGGAGCTGACCGGGGAGCCGCGCTTCACGGAGGCGGACGTGGACCTCTGCGCGAAGGCCCTGGCGCGCAAGGCGTGCGGGTGCTGATCTCGTGACCCCGATCTGGGCCATGACGCTCGTCGGGCAGAACCCGGAGCCGTTCCTGGAGGCCGCGCTCCGATCCGTCGACTGGGTGGATGGGTACGCCGTCGTCAACACGGACCCCGAGGGCCGAGGGGCCACGAACGAGGCGATCATCCGCAGGGTCGTCGACCGGGAGAGGCTTCGCGTCGATCGCCTCTGGATGAGCTCCCGCGGCTTCGACTTCGCGAAGGCCCGGAACGCCGCGCTGGCGATGATCCCCGAGGACGCGTACGTCCTGATCGTCGACGCGGACGAGGTCTACTACTCGGAGTTCGAGGCGGAGGCACGACGACTGATCGCCCACGGGCACGACTCGATCACGAGTCACTACTTCCACCTCGCGGTCCGGAAGGACCTGCTTCACTCCGAGCGCGACCGGGAGATCCTATTCCGCAACGGCCCCGGCGTCCGGTTCGAGAGCGGCGTCCACGAGCGGCTCGTCCATCCTCGCGCCAAGCCCGTCGTCGCCCGCGGCTACCACGGGGCGCACTACGGATACATCAAGACGCCCCGCGAGGTCGCGGCTCGCTGGGAGTTCTACCGCTCCCTCGGCTCCGAGGTCCACGACTACGACGCCTCGCAGCCGGATCGGGCGCTGGACGACTGGCCGCGGGTCTGTCGTCCGTTCTGGCGAGAGCATCCGCCCGCGGTCCGCGAGGTGCTGGAGTCCTACCCGAGCACGCCTCCTCGCCACCGCGAGGGACCCACGGCGACTCTCCTCGTCCTGCTCACCTGGGACGACGCGGAGAACCTCCGCAAGTGCCTGGCCTCGCTCTGGACCACCGACACCCCGTTCTGGCTGGTCGCGGTAGACAACGGCTCGACAGACGAGACGCTCAACGTCCTCCGGGAGTACCAGGATCGCGTACAGGGGGGAGACGTCACCGGAGATGGGCCTTGCCGCCAGTTCTGGATCAAGCAGCGCCCGGGACTCTCGCTCGCGCAGGCACTGAACGTCGGCTTCTCCGATATGGACCACCTGACTGGCGACTACACGCCGCCCTACATCGGCTGGATCCACCCGGACATGACCTTCGACTGGCCGGACTGGCTCGGACGCCTCCGCGACGCGATGGACGAGCACCCTGAGTGGGTCAAGCTCGGAGCGCAGGAGGCCCACGACGGGAACCGCGAGCTCCGCCCGGGGAACTCACAGTGCTACATCGTCCGCCGGACCGCGCTGGAGAAGGTCGGCCTCTTCGACGAGCGCTTCCTCGCGTGCGGCGGATATGAAGACTGGGAGATGAACTCCAGGCTCCTGACCGTCGGCGAGGTGATGATCCTCCCGGAGGCGATGATCCGGCACGAGGCGATGAGCACCCGTGCGCGCCACGACAACACCGACGCGGCCCGGCGGAACGCGGACCTCTATCACGAGATCGTCGGGCAGTGGGAGGCGGTCGTATGAGCGGTTCCGCCGGAACGACCTCGCCGCCCGCGACGATCAAGGTCCACCGGACGATCCACGACGACCTCATCGCGCACGCTCGAGAGGAGTCCCCCCGCGAGTGCTGCGGTCTGCTGGTCGGACTCGACGGCCTCGCGTGTCGGGCCTACCGCACGACGAACGTCGCCGCCGACCCCGTCGGCGGGTTCGAGATCGCCGCGGACGAGGCCCGGGCGATCGAGGCGGAGGCGAGCGCTGCGGGCCTGGGGATCGTCGCCTCCTACCACTCGCACCCGGCGGCCCGCGCCATCCCGTCGGCCAGCGACCGCGAGATGGGCCGCGCGGACGTCGTCCAGATCATCGTCGGGATGCACCCGAACCTCGTCGTCCGCGCCTTCCGCGCGGACGAGTACCGAGTCGAGGACGTACCCCTGGAGGTGTTCTAGATTGGGCTGGAGAAGTCGTTACGTAACGCGGGACCAACTCGAAGACGCGGTCTCGAAACTAAACAGGAGGATGGAAGCCATGGGCACATCTGAGCAGAGCCAGATCGACGCGATCACCACGGAGCTGGGCACCGTCGCGACCAACGTGGAGGGGCTCAGCGGCGACCTCGCGACGGCGCAGACGACCCTCCAGGCGGAGATCGACTCGCTGGCCGCGGGGAACCCCGTCAACGTCACCCAGCTCCAGGCCGCGGCGGACGCGCTCGCCCCGGCGGTCGCGGCCGCGGACGCCTCCGCGAAGGCGCTCGCCGGACTCGTCCCGACCCCGCCGCCCGCGCCGACGGCGTAGTCGATCGTGCGCGTCGGCCTGCTCACCTCCTGGCGCGTCCCCTGCGGCGTCGGCCAGTACTCCGCGAGGCTCGCCGACGCCCTCGCCCGCCTGCCCGACGTGGATCCCGTAATCCTCGCCGGGCGGGCGGACGAGCATCGCTCCGTCCCGGAGGAGTCCGAGCACGAGGTCCACGACGCCGCGAAGATCGGCCTCTGGCGCGACGACGGCGCGTACTCGATGCGGATCAACGACATCGCCGCGCTGGAACTCGACGTCATCCACGTCCAGTACCAGTCGATGCTCTTCCAGCAGCCGTGCCTCGCGCGGCTCGCGTCCCGGTTCCGCGGGGAGGGGCCGATGGCGATCACCTTCCACGACAACTGCCAGCGGCCCGACTTCCCCTACCCGATCTTCGACCTCCAGTTCTCTCACCGCTGGAACATCGGCCCGCCGAACGTCGAGGTCATCCCGTTCCCCGTCGAGGAGCGTCCGCTCGTCGTCCGCTCCTTCGGACTCGGCCGGACCCGCGACGACTACGTCGGCCCGATCTGCGCGCGCCGCGGCTGGGTCTTCGAGTCTGCCGCGTCCCACGAGCCGATCCACGGCGGCGGGCAGGCGTGGCGGACCCACGAGGACCTGATCGCGTGGCTCCGGGGGGCGGACGCGATCGTCCTCTGGTACGACGACAACGGCATGGCCGGATCCTCGCAGGCGGTGAGGACCGCGATGGCCGCTCGCCGCCCGGTGATCACGAACGATACGACCTGGTTCTCGGACATGCCGAACCGGGCGACGGGCTACCAGAAGGTCCACGACCTCGACCAGCTGGAGGGAGCCGTCGAGGACGCCTGCGGCAACTCGTTCGTCCGCGCCAACTCCTGGGACCTGGTCGCCGCCCGGCTCGTCGAGAGGTACTGCTCCGCGATGGTCCCCAGGGCCGCCTCCTCGTCCGCCTCGCGCCCTCCGGCGTCGTCCGCGGCCTAACCCCTCGCCCGCGCGACCCGGATGCGTAGCGGTCCTTACGTGGCGTCGAGGGTGGCGGTCTGCGTCCCGACGTTCGACCTTCGGAACGGCCGCGCCCGGGCGCTCCTCGCCTCGGTCCAGGCGTACACCGACGCGGACTGGGAGCCGTACGTCGTCGACGGACACGGACGACTCTGCGGACCTGATCATCAGGTCGCCTACGTCCGACGGCAGAACGAGGCGATGGCGCTCGGGGTCGAGGGCGGGGCGGACTACCTCCTGGCGGTCAACGACGACGTCCTCGTCTCGCCCGGGTGGCTTCCTCCGCTCCTCGATGCGCTCCGCGACGGGGCGTGGTGCGCGACTCCGGACATGACGCACGCCGACGGTCTTCAGGTCTTCGCTCCGTACGCGATGCTCTGGCGATCCGGGGCGTGGGAGGAGATCGGCGGGCTGGACGAGCGGTTCGTTCACTGGGCGTCGGACGTCGACATCGCCCGGAGGCTCTTCGAGGCGGGTCATCCGCCGGTCAAGGTCTTCCTCTCGCCCCCGATCCGCCACGAACTCGGAGCGACGGGCAACGAGCAGCCGAGTCTCGGCCCCGTCTGCATGGCCGACCTGCTCCGCTACGAGCAGAAGTGGGGCTGCTCCGCCGAGGAGGACAAGTTCCGGATGGCGAGGGCCGCGACGTGAGGCTGGAGATCGGCGGAGGACCTCATCCGCTGCGCCCCGGCTACGAGCAGTTCGACGCGATCGACTGGTCGGCGCGGACCGGCCTCTCCTACACCCTCGGGGACGCCCGGGCGCTCCCGTACCGCGACGGCTCCGTCGAGGAGGTGTTCGCGTCGAACGTCCTGGAGCACTTCCCGCCGGGGGAGACGACCGCGGTCCTGACGGAGTGGGCGCGCGTCCTGATCCGCGGCGGACTGCTGCGCGTCGTGGTCCCGGACTCGATGGGGATCCTCCGGGATCACTTCGCCAGGATCAACTCCTGGGCGGACTGCGAGGAGCGGCTCCGCGGCTCGCGGGACTATCCCGGAAACGAGCACCTGACCTGCTTCACGCTCGCGGAGTTCCGGCCCGTCCTCGACGCCGTCCCGACCCTCGCGGTCCTCTCCGTCGAGTCGACCCACGCGGGCGGCGGGATCACCGCCACGGCCCAGAAGATCGGAGGCTGAGATGCCGCAGGCACGCAAGACCAGGGCCAAGCAGGAGGCTGCGACCCCGGTCATCATCGCCGACGAGGTTGCGCAGGCCGTCGTAGCGCTCGCCCACAGCCCCCAGGAGGCCGTCTACGCCCCGTCGGCGGTCCTCCTCGACCTCGGGGTAGACCCGACCGCCGGGACGCTCCTGACGGACGCCTCCGCGCTCCTGCGACGCCTCCAGCAGAACCCCTGGGCGACGCACGGCGCGCTCGCGACCTGGTCGGCCACGACCTGGGGGGACGGGGGGGTCGATCGGCTGAACGCGGCCCTCTCCCTGCTGACCTCCGCGGGCCTCGTCTCCCGGCTCGGTGGCTGAGCACCCCGACCCCGAGGGGGGCACCCCGGGGAAGGCGGCGCCATCTCCGAGGGTCGTCCCGCCGATCATCTACGGCCACCCGCGGGAGGATCTCTCCGACGAGCAGTGGATGCGCCGGATGCAGTCCGACGGCGAGACGACGGACGGAGGCTGGTGAGATGGCCGGACTGATCCTCGACAAGACTGCCACGCTCTGGCGGCTCACGCCCTCCTCCCCGGCGGCCTTCGGGACGACGCAGGTCCAGGCGGTCACCTGCGCGATCGTCCCCGTCTCGAAGCTCGACCACATCTCGCCGTACTCCTACGAGGCGACCCACCTCGTCTACGTCCCGCACTGGCTGGAGCTCCGGAAGGGTGACGAGATCCGCTACGGACGCCGCCCGCTCGACGACTACAACGACGTCCAGCCGTACGTCTACGTCATCTCGGGGCGCACGGCGTACTCGCAGGGTGGCGCGCAGACCATCTACTACGCCACCGAGAGGGAGTGAGCCGCGTGGAGATCGACATCAAGAGCATCGGCGCGACCGCAATCCGCATCGGGATGGACGCGCGGATAGCGCGCCTGCACGACCTCGGCCACGCGCTGGAGCACGCCTCAGACATGTTCTACGCCGAGGTTCGGACCTGGTACGACTCCAACGGGGACGGGACCTGGGCTCCGCTCGCGGACTCAACCGTCGCGAGCAAGACGAGCCAGGGCGCCGGGGATCCCGCCCGGCCGCTGTATCTCGAGGGGAACCTCTACGAGTCCGCGACGTCCCCGTCGGGTCCCTGGAGCTACCGGATCGTCGAGCACGACAAGGTCGTGATGGGGATCGACTGGGACGAGGGCGGCTACCAGATCCCGATGATCCTCTCCCACGGCGCCGGAGAGGGCGGCATGTTCCCCTCCGGCGCCCACGGCCCGAACTGGAGCATCCCCGCCCGACCGATCTGGCCGAACGTCGCTCACCTCGCCCGCGTCCGGGACGAGATCGGCCACCTGATCCTCCACGGAGGCTAGGTGACCACCCTCCCTCAGCCCTCGGGGGTCTACTCCCAGGAGGAGTTCCTGGACATGCTCGCGTACGCCCTCGCGACCGACGAACGGACGAGCGGCATCCAGTGGATCCTCGGCGAGGCGGGGATGGGCGCCCCGATCGCGGTTCCCTTCGCGTACATCTCCGCCCTGAACGAGACGACCCAGTGGTACACCGCGAACGGGCGACCCGGCGCGGGCGGAGGCGGGATAGCGGCGGGCGTCGACGACTGGCTGATCCCCGTCGGGATTACGGTCGCGATCACGCCCCATCAGTACGTGCCGCCGACCCAGGCCGTGCCGCCCGTCGGATCTCCGCTGAGCGCCGCCGCCCTCGGCTCCCCGCCGCCCTACCTCGAGCAGCCCGGGTTCCGCGCGGCGACCGTCGCGATAGAGAACGTCAAGGCCGTACTACGGACGAACATCACCGTCGGCGGCGAGGTGGCGACGACCCGCGTCACCGACAGTCGCTACCTGCTCGTGTCGATCCAGGGTAAGCCGTTCCGATGCGCCAGGATCACGCTCACGGCCCAGCAGAGGCGGAAGAGGGGGGTTTGAGTCCTACCCTCCGTAGGTACTTCTCCCGATAGCGTCGTCGGGCCGCAGCTCGACAGGCACGGCAAGTCCGCTTCCCGCTGGGCGATATGTGGAGATTCTCACCGCTCATCGGGTGCCCGTATTTACAGTAAGCGTTACGTTTGATCCCGCGATTATTCGCCTGTTCCGTGCCCGTTGCCCATCGACAGTTCCCCGGTTCGTAACTCCCGTTGTTATCGATGCGATCAAGGGTTAGGCCCTCGGGGCGCTCGCCCATATCGGCTAAGAAGTTCAGGAAACCCCGCGACCCCTGCCAGCGGTCGCAGACCACGATACCCCGCAGCTGGTAGTCGCAGAATCGGAGATCCGCGCAACGTCGGATCATTGACCGCCACGAGCTGTATGTAGGTGAGAATCCCTGGCCCCTAACCGCCTGCCCGTGGATCCGCTTCTTCCCATTCTCGACGCGTACCTCCCTAGCCAAGCACCCGCACGACTGGGTATGTCCAGACTTCAACGCGGTTCCGCTGATCGTCACTAGCCCCCCGCAGTCGCACCGACAATCGAACCGCGTCCTTCCACTACGGCTTGGGGTTCCCTTGCCAAGGACCGTAAGACGCCCGTATTGACTCCCGGGAGAAGGCGGAGGCGTAGACGGCGGGCGTCCCCCTGTTGGGTCTCCGTGTTGCCTCCAGCGCTTGTAGTGGGGAAAGCACCACCCGCGAGCCCTGACGGGACGATCGCAGCCCTCAACGGCACAGGTCATCCCCTCACCTTACGCCGCAGCAGCGGCGTCGCCGCGGCAACTAGTTCACCCATCGAGAAAGAGAGGCCGTCCATGGCCACAGGGAAGCAGGAGCCAGCGACGCCGCTGGCCGTCGACGAAGAGGTCGCCACGGCGGGCCTCCCGGACCCGCTGTACCACGGCGAGGAGCCGAGCCCCTCCTACTTCACGTACTCCCCGGCGGACATCCCGCCCGGCAAGTACACCGATCCTCACCTCGGCGAGATCGTCCCCGGGCGGACCTACGAGGTCCGCGCGCACCTCGCGCCGATCTACGCCAGCCACTCCGACTGGACCGGCTCGACGTCCAGGAAGTACGCCGCCCAGGAGAAGGCGGACGCCGCCGACCACGACACAGAGGAGCAGTAGCGCATGTCGCCAATCCAGTCAGAGAAGGTGGTCGGGATCGCCAAGGAGAACGTCTTTGGCACCTTCGTCGCCCCGACCTCCAAGTACATCCCCTGCGTGCCGCAGGTCCGCGGGAACATGAAGAACACCCGTCCCGACCAGGCGCGCGGATACCGCGGCCAGGTCGTCGACGTCAACACGGGCTACGAGTTGGACATCACCCTGACGGGAGAGCTGATCCCCGACGTCTGGTCGACGCTCCTCGCGGGGTGCTTCGGCTCTGGCTCGGACGCCTTCTCGTCGGCGGGCGGCGCGGCGACGCACTCGCTCACGCCCCAGCCGCAGTGCCCGTCGTACTCGATCGAGGAGGACACGGACGTTATCCCCGGCGAGCAGGTCCTCGCCCGCCAGCTCGTCGGGTGCATCTCCGATCAGTTCCAGCTCAAGGCGACGAACCAGAGCCTGGCTCAGGTGACCTCCTCGCTGATCGGCCAGCGGGAGATCACGCCGACGACGCCTGGCGTCCCGTCGAACCTCGCGCCGTCGTTCTTCACGACGATCGAGCCGTTCGACTACTCGCTCCTGGCGTTCAGCTACAAGGGGTCTTCGAGCACCCAGCTCCTCGACCTGACGCTGGCGCTGATGAACCACACCGTCCGGGTCTTCTCCTCGAACGGGAAGCTGTACGCCGCCCGGCTGGTGCCGACGAAGCGCGAGGTCACGCTCACTACGCTCCTCGACTTCCTCGACACCAACTTCTACTCGGACTGGTTCAACGGCGTGAAGACGTCCGGGATCATCGTCTCGATGACGTCGGCCTCGAACATCCCGACGACCGCCATCCCGTACTCCTGGACGTTCACGATCCCCGGCCTGCGCCCGATGGGCGAGTACAGCCCGGCGGCCGCGAGCGACGTCATCCAGCAGAACCTCACCTGGAGCGCCACCGTCTCCGGTGCGAACGAGATCAGCGCGGTCATCGTGAACGACGAGGCCGGAAGTTTGGCGTGATCCGCGAGGTATAATTTACGGCGTGGAGGGTCCTTGGCTAAGGGCCACGAGGATGGTCGCAGGTATGCCCGCAGTCCTCTTGGCCCGCGAGGTTGGCGCGAACCCATCAGCCATATGCCTCTGGGAGCAGGGCCGTAGGCCGATCCCGCTTGCGTATGAAATCCCACTTAGGGACGCCATCGAGAGGTACGACTCGCCCGGTCCTGAGGTTTGGTTCTGGCCTAAGGTCGACGTCCGCGGCCCCGACGAGTGCTGGCCGTGGACTCGTGGGTGCGTCAAGGGGTATGGGAGCATACGGCGGGATCGCATTGCTCGCGGCACACACCGCGTCGCCTGGGAACTCACCTACGGCCCCATCCTCGACGGTCTCTTCGTCCTCCATCACTGCGATAATCGGCCGTGCTGCAATCCCGCGCATCTGTTTCTCGGGACCCAGATGGATAACGTCAACGATATGGTCGCCAAGGGAAGGGGTCGCTTCCGGCAGTGCGATAACCGTCGTCGCGGGGCAGCAAACCACAATGCGAAACTAACGACAGATCAGGTCGTAGAGATTCGTCGCCTATACGCTGGGCGTGGGATCACGCAGGCTCAACTCGCGGTCCAGTTCAATGTCTCCCGGGCGCTGATCTGTTTTATCGTCACGCGACGCGCGTGGCGACACGTTCCATAGTTCGTCGACCCTTCTCGAATCGGTCGGCCCTAGTAGTCCCCCTGAGAGGAAGTGGAGTAGATGCCCAACCCATTCGCGGAGGAGCGGATCGAGCGGTACGTGTATCCGGCACCGCTCGACCCCGAGAACCCGCTCGACGACATGAGGATCGACGACGACGTGATGGACGAGTCCGAGGACGAGAGGCCCTGGTGCCGGATCAGGGTCCCGAACTCGAAGGGCCTGAACGACGACATCGCCCAGCTGACCCAGGCGATCGTCACGACGGCCCTCGGCGGCAACGGCAACGGAGGCGCGGCCTTCCATCAGTCGACGGAGCAGCGCATCGCCCAGGGGAACCGGGGCGTCTTCGGGCTCCTGATCGTGGAGTGGTCGTTCAGTAAGGACCCGACGGAGTCGGACTTCGGCCGGTTGAACATCGCGATGGGGGCGTGGGTCTCGGCCTGCCTCTCTGACGCGATGGAGAAGGGCACGAGGGTCGAAAAAAAACCGAGGCGTACCTCCGGAAAGCCCGCCTCTGGGCGGAAAGGATCAGCACGCCGGGACAGCGAATCCGACTGAGCGAGGACGCGACGCCGGACGAGCGGGAGATCGCTCGGTACTGGCGTGACTGGATCCTGATGCAGAAGCTCAGGTGCACCTATCAGGAGCTCCGGGCGATCCCTGCGGTCCCCTTCTCCGTCTTCGAGGCGTTCATGCTCGGGGAGGAGGAGGCGATCCGCAAGCGGGCCGACTCGTCACCGCGCAGTCCGATCCCGCAGTAGTTCGAGGGGAGGTGAGGTCGAGTGCCCAACGAGGACATGCTGACGTACATGATCACGGCGCACGACCTCGCGACGCCGATCTTCCGGGCGTTCACGGGCGAGGTCAACGCGATGACCCGCCAGGTCCAGACGTCGCTCGCGGAGCTCAATCGGGCGCTCAAGGCCCAGCAGCTGGAGATGGACAAGATGGCCGCCTCATCGCGGACGATGGCGGCCGAGACGTCGAAGTCGACGGTGGCGATGGACTCCGCGGCGGCGAGCGCGGGAGGCCTCGGCTCGAAGGAGCGGGACCTACAGGCCGCCCAGGTCGCCGCCACGGCCTCGTCCGCGAAGCACAAGGAGGCGCTCGTCCAGGACACCGCCGCGATGGCTGGGGCGGGGTCCGGATCGCAGAAGCTCGGCCGGGACGTCAAGGGCGCGACGACGGAGATCGAGAAGCACAAGAAGGGCATCCAGGAGGCGGGGTACGCGCTCTCCGGGTACTCGGGTCAGCTCGGGCCGTTCGGCCGGAGCCTCGACACAGCCGCGAAGCACGCGCAGCTCTTCCGGTCGCAGGGGATCGACTACGTCGCGGCGGGGATGGTCGGCCTCGGGGCGACGTTCGCCGTGGAGTCGGTAAAGGCCGCGTCGATGTTCGACAAGCTCGGCGCGTCGATCCAGCAGCAGGCGGGCGTCTCCGCGAAGGAGGCCGGTCGCCTCGTCGACGTCGTGAAGCAGGTCGCGACGCAGTCTCCCGCGGCGTACAAGGAGATCGCCGCGGCGGTCAGCACCCAGTACAAGCTCCTGCACGAGAACTCCGCGCAGATCCAGCAGAACTCCGACCTCTTCCTCGCGTTCGCGGACAAGGCCGGGAGGCAGGTCACCCCTTCGATCGTCGCGCTGAACCAGGCGATGAGGCTCTTCCACCCGACGGGCATGTCGATCGTCGACATGATGGATCAGCTGACGAACCTCGCGCAGCATACACAGCAGCCGCTGGGCGACTACCTCGGGATCCTGCAGAAGTACGGCCCGTCGCTCCAGGCGATGGGGCTCTCGTTCCAGCAGACGATCGGCCTCTTCGACGCCTTCGGCAAGGCGGGCATCTCAATGACCGCGGTGGGCCGGGGCCTGACGACCGCGATGTCGAAGGCTGCGACGGAGATCAAGACCGCGAACGCGGCTGCCGCGGGTGGTCCCGCGAAACTCCAGGCGTACGGCCTCGCGGTCGACTCCGCGCAAATCCGCGTGAATACCCTCAGCGGCCAGCTCGCGTCGGGGAAGGGCAACCAGCAGAAACTCAACGACGAGATGCAGGTCGCCCAGGGACGACTCGACGCCGCGAAGCAGAAGTACGACGCCCTCAACACGGTCCTGCACCACAACGCCAACGCGCACCTCACCGTGACGCAGGTCGTCGGCAAGGAGATGGCGGCGATCGAGAGCGCGAAGACGAAGCAGGACGCGCTGAACCTCTCCATCGCGGCCTTCGGCGGGAACATGGGCGCGAAGATGGCGGACGCCCTCTGGCACAACAAGGCGGCGCTCGACGGGATGAACAAGTCCCTCGGGGACGCGAAGGGCAAGACCGACGACCTCGCGAAGGCCCAGCGCGACACGCTCTCGGGGCAGCTGGCGATCGTCGGGCACGACTTCACGAACATCGCCGGGACGGTCGGCAAGGACCTCCTCCCGGTCCTGAAAGACGCCGCGCACGTCCTCGGCAGCATCGCGACGGGGATCTCGCAGTTCTCCTCCGGCTCGACGAAGGGACTATCCGAGGTCCTCATGGCCCTCGGGGTCGGCGGCGGCGCGCTGACCCTCGCCGCCCGCCACACGCCCCTCGGCGCGCTGACCTCGAGGCTGCCAGGTCCGCTCGGTGACATCCTCTCCCGCCAGAAGGACCAGAAGTCCGGCAGCCCGCTCGGCGGAGGGCCACTCGCGGAGGCGACCGGCGGCATCTGGGGGTTCACGGGCACTCAGCTCCGTGTCGGCTCGGAGGCGAACCCGATCGCGGTCATGATGGCGGGCGGTCTCGCGCCCGGAGCGGCCGGGGCGGGCGAGACCCTCGCCACGAGGGAGAGCCCAGCGGCGCTCGGGGCCGCGACCGCCGAGGCGGGCGCAGCTGGCGCAGCGGTCACCGGGGACGCGGCGCTGACCGCACGCGGCGGGTCGATCCTCGCGGCGGCGAACGCCGAGCGGGCCGCGGTTGCCGCCGCCGCCGCCGCCACCGCCGCCGCGTCCACCTCTACCACCACCGCCAGTCTCCTCGCGAAGGTCGGCGGTGCCAGCGCGGGCAGGCTCGCGGGCGCCTTGGGTGCCGAGGGCCTGTTCCTCGGTAACGCCGTGTTCGGGTCCGGCGGCGGCGGCGGGCCGAGGGGAATGGCCGCTCAGGGCCTGTCGGGCCTGACGACGGGACTGGTCTCTCCGGGAGCCATCCGCGGCGTGACCGACTCGATCAACAGCCTGGGCGGGGACATCCTCAAGCAGATCCCCCTGATCGGCGGTCCCCTAAACAACCTGCTGAACGTGTTCGGTGGGTCGTCCGGGCCGGATCCCGTCGCCAAGATGAAGCAGCTCGACGCGCAGATCCAGGCGGCGGCGTCCAGCGGGAACGTCTCGAAACTCCAGGAGCTCGGGCGGAAGGCGACGGAGATGGGCGCGGCGTTCACGAGCTCGGGCAGCAGCGCGGGCGCGTCTTTCACGGCCCTCGGGCAGAGGGTCCAGGTCGTGGCCGCGAACGCGAGCAACGCCCTCTCGGGTCCGCTGCAGACCGCGCTCACCCGCGTCGCTCAGTACGGGTTCCCGGCCGTCACGAAGGCGATGAACGACACGTCCCTGACGGTAGACCAGCGGTCGGCCTCGATCGTTGCCTCCCTGACGAACATCGCCGATCACGGCACCGGTCCGATGGCGAAGAACGCGAAGACGGCGCTGGATCAGCTTCGGGCGTCCGTAGGGTCGGACCTCCAGGCCATGGCGTCCCAGACGACGACGAGCATGGGACAGATGAAGGTCCAGATCCAGGACGGCTCCGCGACGGCCAGGAGCGCTGGTACCCAGAACTTCAACGCGTTCGCGAAGGCCGTCCAGAGCGCCATGGCCGCGGGCACGTACTCGACGGCAGCGGGCGCCCAGATGATCTCGAACACCCTGGTGTCGACCCTCAAGGCGTTCGGCGCGAGCGGCTCGACCATCTCGACCGCGAAGGTCCTCGCGTCGATCAATCCCTCGCAGGCTCAGAACCTGCTCGCCGAGGCGAGCGCCGGGGTGACCGCCGGGGGCCTGGCGTCTCCCCACGCGACCGGCGGGCGCGTCCCTGGTCCCGTCGGCGGGGACTCCTGGAAGCTCATCGATCCGTCCGGTCGTCACGCGGCCATGGTCGGCGGCGGAGAGCTCCTCATCGGCAACCGCCACACCGAGGCGAAGGTGAACACCCTCCTCTCGCCCTACGGGACGACGCTGGGGGCGATGGTCGCCGGAGAGACGACCCCTCACTCCGCCCCGGGCCGCTACGCCACGGGAGGGCGCGTGGCGGGTCAGTCGCTGAGGTCCCTCGACCACGTCTTCGCGGCCAACGGCGGACAGACGCTTCCGCCGACGGTCATCGCCGCCATCGCCGAGGCCGCGGGGCTGCCGGGCATCACGTTCTCGCAGATCGCCCAGGGGGAGTCCTCCGACCAGCCAGGGGCGGTCCAGAAGGGCCAGCCGTACGGCACGACGGGCTGGGGGCTGTGGCAGATCACCCCCGGCAACTCGGTCGCGTCGGTCGGCGTCGACAACGCCCTGTTGGATCCGATCACGAACGCTCGCGCCGCGAAGGTGAAGTATGACTCGCAGGGTATGGGCGCATGGTTCGGAACGAAGTACTGGGATCACACGATCCGCCACTGGACCGGTCAGAGCCTCGGGGGCATCGCCGGAGTTGGGGCTGGCGCGGGCGGAGGGATGTCCGTCCCGTCCGTCCCGACCCCGAGGGTCGTCGGCGGCGGCATGGTCGGCGCCATCGCCCAGGCCGCGCTGTCGAAGATCGCCGGGGCCGCGAACGCTAGGCTGAGCTCGCTCGCGTCCGTCGCGGGCGGAGCGGGGGGCCTCGGCGGCGGCGTCAACTTCCTCCCGGGCGGCGGTCGATCCGAGACGATCCCCCACGGGGCCTCGCCGGGCCTCAGCGCGATGATCTCCGAGGCGAACGCCATCGCCAGTCACCACTATAACTACGAGTGGGGAGGCGGGCACTCCTCGATCGGCGTCCCGACGCACGGCGTCCCAGGCGGACCCTCGGGGCCGGGGATCGGGTTTGACTGCTCGGGCGCGGTCTCGGCCGTCCTCCACTCCGCCGGACTACTGAACTCTCCGATGGTCGCCTCGAACTTCATGACCTGGGGCCTTCCCGGTCCCGGGAAGTCGGTCAACATCTTCGCCGATCCGTCCCACACGTTCATGGAGCTCGCGGGGCACTACTTCGGCACGAGCGGGCAGAACCCCGGCGGCGGCGCGAACTGGATCCCCTCCTTCCCGGGGAACATCGGCGGTCCTCGGCACCCGCCCGGGTACGCGACCGGCGGCTACGTCGTCGACCAGACCCAGTTCGCGCCCGGCAAGCATCCCATCAGGGGACTCCTGCCGGGCCTCTCCAGCGGCGGTCGCGTCGGCTACGCCGGGGCCTTCGGGACCGGCGGGACCTTCACGGCCACGAGGCCGACGCTCGCGCTCTTCGGCGACAACGGCGCGGAGACCGTCCACGCCATCCCCCACGCGACGGCTGGCGCGGCCTTCGCGTCGGACCTGGTCGCTCCGTCGTCGTACGCGCCGCCCGCGAGCACGAGGAAGCCCAAGACGACCCACGAGAGCACCCGCATCAGTCCCCTCACCGGGAAGGTCGAGACCCACACCGCCGCGGAGTGGCTCCAGATCGAACTTGAGGCCAGGAGGCAGCACAAGAACCTCGCGACGGCGAAGGCGAGGCACACCGCCTACGAGGAGCACGTCGTCCAGGATCCACTCAGGGTCGGGAGTCTGACCGCCGGATCTCTGGACCTCACGCGCAGGGCCGCCGGGAAGGAGCACCTCCCGTCGGGCGGTCCGATCTCGCTCCTGGAGGACTTCTCGAAGTTGCTGGGGTCGACGTTCAAGAAGATCGAGTCCGCGCTGAAGTCCGGCCTCGCGTCGGACTCGACGATGCAGTCGCTGAAGCTGGCGAACTCCCTCGCCCAGGGCATCGCTAGGCACCACCTCAAGGCGACGTCGCGGAACGCCCAGCTGGAGAACATCATCATCGGCGCGGCGGAGAAGAGCGTGACGGGGGACTTCACGGCGCAGCAGTCCGCGCAGACCCACAGCCAGTCGATTCTCTCGCTGATCGCCGCCGCGCCGCCCGGGTCGACGGCGAAGAGCCTCGGGCTCTCGTCCGCTCAGCTGAGGGCTTCGGGACTCTCGGCCGCGCAGATCCGGGCGCTCTCGAACCCCGCGACCGGACCGGCGGCGATGGCCGCCGCGACGGTGAAGCTGAGCCAGAACGCGATCAAGGACTACCAGGGCGACGCTCAGCACCTGGAGTCGCTCTACAAGGACGCGCTGAAGACCCACAACAAGAAGCTCCAGGCGTCGCTCCTGTCGCAGCTCGACGCGGTCACCCAGGCCCAGCTGAAGGCGCAGGGTGATCTCCAGACGGCGATGGTCGCGATGGTCGACGCGACGGTGAAGCAGTTCACGGACGCGGCGGCGACGCAGGCGGGGGCCGCGTCGATCCTCGCGACGATCCAGGGCCTCGCGCCCGGGACGAGCCTCGCGGGACTTGGCCTCTCCCCGACCGTCCTCGCCCAGCTCGGCGTCAGCTCGACGCAGGCCTCCGGGCTGGAGGGATCGGACCTCGGGTACCTCCAGACGCTGATGACGGCGCAGGGCGGGACGCTCACGGCCGCCCAGCTCGCGTCCGCTCAGGCTGGGGTCGGCGCGCAGAACACCGCGCTCGGCGCCCAGCGCGCGACGGACATCGCGGGGGTCAACGCGCTGGAGGCGCAGATACCGACGCTCACGGGCGCCGCGCTCACGGACGCGCAGACCCAGCTCGGGACGCTGGTCAACGCGATCCTCGCCCTGACCGGCCAGATCAACACGAACAACACCAGCCTCGCGACGCTGACGACCTCCGTGAACGCCAACACGACGGCGACGACGAGCAGCACGGGCGCGATGACGGGGTCCGTCGGATTCTCCTATCAGTCTCAGAACTACGTCGCGGGAGGCTCAATGACCTCGGACACACCGTCGAGCATCGCCGTGGGGATGTAGCCCGTGTCGCAGATGCTCATCGGTCGCCTCGCGATCGCCCCTCCGCTCCAGTGGAACGAGCAGATGGGCGATCCGATGACGAACCTCGGCGGCTCCCCGATCCCCGCGCCGCGGGCCGCGGTCCGCCACGCCGTCTCGATCGCGACGCTCGCGCCCGACGGGGCGACGGACACCGTCGCGGCGCGTCTCGTCATCCGGCGGCAGATACGGTCGATGCTGAACAACACGCCGCTCAAGCTCCAGGCCTACATCTACCTCCAGTACGCCGACGACCCGGAGCAGAACGGCTGGTACCTGCCGGACATGGGCCAGCTCGCGGACGGGGACGCCTCCGCCGGGCTCTCGACGGGATTCTGGAAGGTCGAGAACTTCGTCTGGTACCTGGCGGGCACGCGCTGGACGAACCGCGAGGCCAGGAACGTCTGGCTCAAGGACCTCCGTACGGGCCTCTACGCCCGCGACACGATGCGCTGGGTCTACTCGACGGACTTCTCCGCGCTCCCGGCCCTCGCGCTAACCATCTTTCCCTCCGGGGCGACGTCGATCTCGAACACCGTCAACGGCCAGGAGGTGCTGGTGACGGCGCTCCCCGTCGGCCGCGACGGCGGGCAGGCGCAGGTGGCGTCGGGACTCGTCGACCTCGCGTGCTGCGCGTACGAGCGGGTCGAGGCGAGCCTGAACCTCTCCGACGTGATCGTCTACGACCGCCAGGGCGCGAACATGCTCGCGAACGCCCTCGCGACGAGCGGCTCGGTCGCGGACTGGACGAACAACCCCAACAACGCGGCGGCGACGCTCTCCTGGGTCACGACGGCCCCGCTGAACATCGGGACCGGGGAGATGCAGGTGGTCACGAGCGGCTCGCTCGCGAGTCAGGGCGCGGGCGCCAGCGTAGGGATGGTCTCGGCCGGGACGTACACGTTCAGCGCCTACCTCCGGGGGAACGCGGGGGGCGAGTCCGTGGTCGTCAACTTCTCGATCCCGGGCACCGTGGGTGGCTCGACCACCGCTACGTTGACCACCGCCTGGCAGAGGTTCTCGTTCACCGTGACCATCACGGCCGCGCAGGCCGCCATAGGCCCCCTGATAGCCGCCGTCTTCACGAACGGATCGCACGCCTACACGTTCTTCGTCAACGCCGCGCAGGTGACCGCCACTAGCAGCGTCACCGCGTTCGCGGACGCCGCCCCGGCCGTCGGACCGGATCCGGCCTGGGCGGAGGTCTACGGCCCGTCGTGGCCGTGGAGCTGGATGGAGTTCGGAGCCGCGAACGACTGCCCCGTCCTTGAGAACGGCCTCTGCCGCGTCCGCTACGACGGCACGAACACCCCCGGCTTCCGGATCGACGTGTGGAACAGCACGGCGTACGTCGAGCAGGGCAAGGTGCTCGTCTACCGTAACGGCGACGTCTCGGGCTACTGCAACACCTTCGTGTCCGCGACGCTCCACACCGACTCGGGATGGACGCCGGATCGCGTCGTCGTCGCCGTGACGCTCGCGAACTCCGCGGACTCCTCTAGCCGCGAGCGCGTCTTCATCACGATGCAGCGTGGCCAGGCGGGCGCGACGTTCGAGATATACCCGGCGCTGAGGGCCGCCGCGACCAACGCCGACTGCATCCTCATATGGGAGCCAGCCCCGACCGACGTCAACGTCTCGGTGTGCAAGATCGACTCCCAGGCTCAGCCTCCCGCCGTGGGCTCTGGGGTCATAGTCGCGACGGCCGGTTCTGGCTCGTCGCTCTGGGCCGGGGGTGCTGTCGGAGTAGGTAACTTCACCGCCTCGGAGAACGACATCGCCATGCTGAGATGCTCGGCGACGGCAACGCTACGTCCGTACCAGGTAAACCTGGCGGTCGTCCAGGCGGCGAACGCTTGGTCCTACGCGACCAACGAGGCGTCGGCGTACGGGCCTACGAATAACTGTCTCCAGGTGCTGTCCCAGAACTCCGCTGGATACGTCAGCGTCGACATCTCCTTCGCGCCGACGGCCTCCGATCAGGTCAACGAGGCGGAGAGCATCCGCAACGTCTCGGGGACGACCTCGCAGGTGGCGGACGCGACCGCCTCCGGCGGACAGTGCGTCAAGGACACGCAGACGGCCGCGACCAACCTTACGCTCACGAAGAGCGTCACGACCCTCCTCCAGGGGAAGTATCGGGTCTTCGCTCGGGTCAAGGTCGACTCGGGGGCGACGGGTACCTTCCTGGCTATCATCCCCGGAGTCGCTTCGGGAACGAACGTCACCTCTACCTCCACCACCTGGGCCTGGATCGACCTCGGGGAGCTGCTCACCACCTCTCTCCTCGAGGGGTTCGCGCTCTGGGCCTGGCGATCATCCCCAGGGACCGGCGCGGTGTACGTTGATCGCGTGGAGCTGTTCCTGCTCGAGGATCGGACCTCCACCACCAAGCGGTACGGCGGCATGCGGGACCTCGGGCAGTCCGTCCTCTACGACAGCAGGCAGACCGGGGCGGTCGTCGCGCGATGAGCCCGATCTTCGAGCCGACCGTCCAGGAGTTCCGGCGGACCACGTTCCGTCTCGTCGGCCCTCGCGCCCTCGTCTTCCCGACCGCGCTGGAGGCCAACGTCGCCGTCCTCGCCCGCACGGACATGGTTGCCCGGCCGCTCCCCGTCGCGGACCTGCCTCACTCCCCCGACTTCGCGTCGGGATCCTGGACGGGACGCCTCGGCGACGCCGCCGACGGGACGCTTACCTGGCCGAACAAGGAGGCGACGGACGGCACGCCCTGGCGCTACCGCTTCTCCCCGACGGGGAAGCTGATGTGGCTGGAGGTCTACCTCGACGGGTACCTCGACGCGACGCTCTGCATCACGAAGGTCACGACCGCCCGCGACCGCGTCGACGTCTACGCGACGGACGGCTTCTTCCAGTGCAAGTCCGCGTACGAGCGCGACTGGATCGTCGTCAAGGCCCCGAGGGACGTCATCGAGTGCGGGACCCAGGTGTGGGTCCCGGCGACCGCGGACGGCTTCCCCCCGGGGGCGCTCAACGCGCAGTGGACTACGACGGTGTTCGGAGGCGCGACGGTCACCATCGGCGCCTCCGGGGGCGCCGTCTTCACAGTTCCCGGAAGCCAGAGCGCCGCGATCTCCTCGAGCGCCTCCGTGGCTAGCACGGCGGCATGGAGTGCGACGTGCACCGTCCAGAACTTCGGCGGAGCGGGCCTCGGAAGCAACGCGGTGTCGCTGAGGATCACGGAGTCGTCGGGGGACGTGTACTTCATTCAGGCTGGGAGTGGCGTCGTACTCTTCCAGGGCGGTGGTTCTGGATTCGGCCAGACGCAACTCGCGACCGCGCCGTCGTACGCACTCAGCATCGAGTCAGACGGCGAATGGATCTGGGGGTTCGTCAACGGCCAGCTTGTCGGCTGCGGGCGACGAAACCACGCGACCACCACGTCGCTGGCGACGCAGATCAAGATGAACGCGACGAGCGGCTCCGCGGCGGCGATGACGGTCACTGGGGTCCTCGTTGAGTACCAGGCGCCGTTCCTGATGCGCGGCTCCGACAAGGGCGACTACGTGCTCCCCGGGGGCGCGACGACGTATCCCGTCGGCGGCGTCCACGCCCGGTACTACAACGACCTCGACCTCCAGGCGACATCCAACCGACTCTCACTGATCATGGCGCCGACGCGCGGCCAGGCGTACGGCGGATCCTCCGGGACGCCGGAGTATCAGAACCAGCAAGACGCCCAGATCAACGGGCAGAGCAACCCGCTCCCAGGCGCCGCGACATCGAACTGGTCGTGCCGATGGTTCGGGGCGATCTGGCTGCCGCTCGGATCTGGGGACTTCGGGATGCAGATCGACCTGCCCGCCGCGTCGGGATGCGCCGTTCGGGTCTGGATCGGGAAGACCCTGTTCGGTACCCAGTTAGCAGACGGCTGGACGTTCGGCGCGAACCCCGGCGCGTACGGCTGGACGGTCTCCGCGTCCGCGCTCGCCGGAACGCTCCCCTACGGAGTCGGGACGGCGTCCCGGACCGGCTGGTACCCGATCGTCGTCGAGTACGCCGTCGACGCGACCGCCCACGGCGCCCCGATCCTGAGGATCAACAACAGCCCGGCGACCTACACGGACCCCGGCGGGTCGGTGATCGCGTCCGGCGCGCAGACGACGCCCGTCCCGACGACGAGCCTCTCCCCGCTCGGATGCGTCGACAACCGCTACCAGGGGACGTCGCACTACGACCTCGTCCAGAAGACCGCCGCCGCCTTCGGCTACCAGGTCGCCGTCGAGCCGCAGTCGCTGGAGTCCGGCCTCTTCCCCGGCGTCCTCGCACCACGGCTCCGGGAGGGCCACGACACCGACGTCACGCTCGAGCCGGACGACACGAAGCGGGCGGAGAGCATGATCAACTACACGTCCGCCCTCGACGCGACGGACTTCGCCTCCTCGATCCAGGGGAACGGCGCCGGGTTCCAGTCCGGGAACACTGGGCAGCTCCAGGCGAAGGTCTACGACGCGCCGACGCTCTCCGCCTCCCTGTTCGACTCCCAGGGCTGGCAGGACTCCGCGGACGCGTCGTACGTGTCGCTGCTCCAGGCGACGCTGAACTCCGAGCTCGGGCTGAGGCTCGGCCCGTGGCAGATGGTCGCCGGGGACCCCGCGGGCCGCCATCGCCTCGCGTACTCCTGGCCGCTCCCGAGCGCGCTGTCCCAGATGCGCTGGCGTCCCGGCGACGGCGTCCTGATCCGAGCGAGGGACATCAACGTCTACGACGTCACCCCCCGTCAGATGCTCCTTATCACCCGGCAGATCCAGGAGGACGGGACCGTCGGCACCCAGGCCGGGTTCGCCGCACGCCCGAAGACCCCCGTCCAGGCGATGCGCAAGGTCGTCGCGTCCTCGCTCCGCCCGCAGCGGAACTACCAGCCGCAGATGGTCACGCTGACCGGGACCTACGTCACCAGCACCGTCGCCGCCAACTCGACCGACACCGCGTTCTCCGCCATCGCACTGCTCCCCGGCGATCAGGTCATGAGCGCCACCGTCCGAATCGTCCTGAACTCTACGCCCGCGGTCGTCAATCTCTTCGTCAACGGAGCCGACCAGACGACCGTGCTAGGCGGACCATGGGGAGGGGCGGTACCGCTCGTGATCCCCATCAAGGCGGTCGCCGCGGTCTCGGGCGGAGGCGTCCTCTACGCGCAGGTTCACAACGGCAGCGGCGCGGCCTCGACCTTCCAGTACCAGCTCCTCGTCGACGTCAAGCGCTAGCTCGTCGCGCTGCGCACCACGTAGATCGCCGCCGCCGCCGCGAGCACGAGCAGGACGATCAGTACGATCCCAGAGTGCGTGGCGGCCCCCAGTAGCGCCGCGAAGAGGGAGAGAAGACCCCAGGTCAGCCAGCCGTACCAGACGCGCTTCGGCAGGGATGCCTTCGGGGCGTCCGGAGTGGGCCACGAGCCGGTCTTGAGCGCGTGCTCCTCGGCCGGACTCAGGGAGTATCCGAGGGCCGCGGAGCGACGCAAGACGTTGATCTCGGCTTCGGTAAGCAGCATTTCAGGTTCCTTTCTCGTGTCTCTAGGGCGTCACGACTACGGTGCCCGTCGAGGACGCCCAGCCGGGAACGCCGCCCCAGGCGGCCGTGACGGACCAGGCCGTCACCTGGCCGGGCGAGGAGGCCTGGAGGTAGGCCATGTCCGTCATGCAGTCAGGCGAGAAGACCTCAGACGTCGGCCCGGCGGAGTAGTTCTGCGGGTCGTAGGCGACCTCCAGCGTGCAGGTCTTACCCAGCGGGACGGTCCCCGCCGACTGCCCCGAGAAGGAGATCGCGACCGACCCCGTCAGCGCGACCCCGTTCTGATCGACGCCCCCGGTCGTCATCACGTAGCAGGTCTCCGTCTCGTCGAGGTTCGGCTGGAGGTTCGGGGGCGCGTGCTCGCAGGCGACCGGCGTCGCGGAGACGGACGTCGTCGTCCCGAACGGTACGATCGTCTCCGTGTCCGTCTCGGTCACGGCCGAGGCGGCGTTCGGGATGTACTCCGTCGTGACCTGGTAGGTCCCCGTCTCCGTGTAGGTGATCGGACAGGACGCCGCGCTGATCGCCCCGCCGACGTTCGTCGAGCAGTAGAGGCTCCGAGGTCCGCCGGGCGTCACGGACGAGTAGAAGTTCAGGATCCCCGACGGCAGCTGGTCCGTCGCGGCCAGGTTCGTCGCGGCACCCCCGACCGTCGCGGTCGCCGTCGCCGAGTAGGCGTAGGTCACGGCCAGCGGGTTCGTCGGCGACTGCGTGAAGGTCGGGTCGACGCCCGCCCGGTAGGAGACGGTCGGCTTGGGCCTCACGGCCTTCTTCCGCACGCAGCGAGCGACGCGGACCCGGACGACGTGGCCGTGGCGGCGCTCGCGGACGCGGACGAGCTTCCGTACGTATCCCCTCGGGCAGTGGCGGACCTTCGCGCGCGCGGACGATGCCCCCAGCGCGGACCCAGCGTAGGAGCCGACGGAGCAGAGTAGGACGATGAAGATCTTGCGAATCATGTGGTGCCCCCTTGGGTTTCGAATCATGTGGGCGCTCAGTATACTACGAGGAGGAAGGCATGTCGAAAAGATTTCTGCGCTCCGCTACGGCCGAGAGGCCGAGGGCGAGCGTATCCCCCGACCGGCGCGTCGGAGGACCGTACGCGAGCGCTCACGCTCCCCTGGGCCTATTCCTGGCCGTCGCCCTGACGGCGCTCGCGCTCGTCGGCTGCGGCGGGTCGAGTCACCCCGCGCACGGCTTCCGAACGGCGGTCGGAGTCCAGGCCCACAGCCCGACGTTCGGTCTACCCCCGAAGGGCGTAGCGCCGCCGCAGCGATCCGTCACCGCGACCGCGGAGATGTACGACTCCGTGACCATCTCGACGATCCCCGCCGCCGCTCGCGCCGTCGCGGGATACCTGCTCCCGTCGTCCTGGCCGACGTACGGGAACGGGTCGCTCGCTCGCGCGTTCCCCCACGCCGTCCGAGTTCCGATCGCCGTCCAGTCCTACGTGATCATCCGCGGGGTGACGCTCGGCTGCCTCGACGTCGAGCCGGGGGACGCGGTCCCGTCGCAGGCTCCTGGCTGGGTCCGCGCGGAGCTCGCCGCCCACGTCAAGCCGTGCGTCTACTCGAACCTCTCGGAGTGGGCTCAGGTCCGCTCCTACCTCGCCTCCGCGGGGATCACCCGGAGCTCCTACTACGCCTGGCTGGCGTACTGGACGTACCACCCCGGGCTCGTCGGCGGATACGACCTCGTCCAGTGGACGAACCACGCCCTCGGGCGCAACCTCGACGAGAACACAGTCTCCCTCGCGGTCCTCGGAGCCACCCCGAGGCCGCGGACGGTCTGCTTCGGCAAGAACGCCCAGGGCAGCGCGGCCTGTCGGAGGATCCACGCCGAGGTCGCCGGGTGGGCTCGGGGTCGCGACGCGAGCGCTCGGGCGTTCGCCGCTCGCGGCTGCCCGAAGCTCGACCAGCGGGACACCTGGTTCGCGCAGATGCTCAAGAGGCACCCGCGGACGAAGACCGCGTACCGACGCGGCGCCCTCGCCGCCAGCCGCCGGGCGTACCGCCAGCGTGACTGCGCCACGTTCCTCGGGCGGCAGGAGAGCCTCGGGCGGCTCGTCGAAGAGACGACGAGACGATACTCGTGAGCGCGAAAGACGCGGGGGCGAGCGGCGGCTCGCTCCCGCTCTGGCAGAAGATCGTCGCGGCCGCCTACGTCGTCCTCGTCGTCGTCCTCGTCGTCGCGTTCTCCGGCCGGATCGGCCCGGACTTCTGGCCGCTGGACAGCTCGCGGGTCGGACCGAACATCGTCGCGGCGGTCGTCACCGTCCTGGTGATGACTCCCCTCGGCGTCCTCGTCTACCCGCCGACGCGGCGCTGGCTGGAGCTCCGCGTCGACCGCGTCGTCGCCCCGATCCACGAGCACCTCAGGCGAGCGCACGCGCACGCCGAGTGGCAGGCGCGAGCGACGGCGACGATGGTCCAGAGCCTGACCGGTGCCGCCGTCGCGCCGCACCCGCACTTCGACGTCTCGCCCGCCGCGCGACGCGAGATCCCGATGGACGTCGTCGGCGCCGCACTCGCGGACCCGCTGACGGCCCGCCTCGGAGCCGGACCGGCCGCGCAGTTCCTCGCGACCGTCGGGGTCTTCGTCGGAGATCTATCCGCCGCGGCGCTCGTCCTGACGCTGACCAGCACCCCACCCCCGAAGGAGGAGAAGCAATGAGCCTGATCCACATCCCCGAGGAGGTCGTCGACGGCAAGCGCCTCGGACGGCACATGGACGCCCGCACGGCGACCAAGCGCGACGCTGGAGGGCCGCCGCCGATGGCGAGGACGATCGTCTCCGTCGCGCACAAGGCGTTCGGGCTTCCGCTGAACCAGGGGAACGTCGGGAAGTGCACCGCGGAGATGATCGCCGGGGCCTGCAACACCCGGCCGCACTACATGAGCAACCTCTCGCCGCTCCCGAGGACGCTCGGCGATCACGACACCGACAAGGTCTACACCCGGGAGACGGCGAACGAGGGGCAGCCCTGGCCCGCGAACGACCCCGGCGGAACCGGGATCTACGCCGCGGAGGCCGCGATCGAGCTCGGGATCTGCTCGGACTACCAGGTCGCGACGGACCTCGACGAGATGCTCCGCGCGCTCGTCTTGCGTCCCGTCGGGACCGGCATCAACTGGTACGACAGCTTCGACTCGCCAGACTCGAGCGGCGTCGTGACCATCACCCCCGGCGCTCAGGTCCGCGGCGGACACGAGATCGTCGCCGTCGCGATCGACGCCGTCGCCAAGCGGATCGGCCTCCCGAACTCCTGGGGCACGGAGTTCGGCGTCGCGATCCCCTCCTGCGGCGTCCCCGGCGGCTGCTTCTGGGTCCCGTTCGACGTCATGGACAGGCTCCTCGGGGAGGGCGGCGACGTCGTCGTTCCCCGCACCGCCCGCGGCTGGCACGCCTAACCCTCAACCCCTCGAAGGAGAACCAACTCCCCATGCTCAAGTTCACCATCCCGACGTGGCTCACCGTCATCCTCGGGCTCGTCGGAGGGATCCTGGAATACCTCAACCAGGCGAGCTTCCACCTAGCCTCGCCGTGGGGCCAGGTGATCACGTTCGGCCTCTACGCCGTCGGCGTCTTCGGGGTCTCCCCGCTGATCCACAACGCCTTCCGGAACGCGCTGCACATCTCCCCGCAGCTCGCTACGGTCATCACCATCCTCCTGACGCTCCTCGCGGCGGCGATCACGACGTTCTCGATCAGCGCCGACGTCAAGGGCGTCCTGGAGGGCATCGTCGCCTTCGCGGCGTTCGTCGGGTTCGGCCCGGCGCTCGGCGTCCTTCCTGGTCCAGCCGCCGCTCCTCCGGCGGTCTGAGGTGGGGAACGCACTGAACACGTTCTCCCTCGGGGACCTCGCGGAGTACACGACTGAGGGCTCGTTTGGCCCGGACGACAGTCCGGACGGTCGCCTGTTCCTCGTCGGCCGCGACGATATCCACGGGGTCCTGACCCATCTGTACTCTCGCGTCTCGCTCTCGATCGAGGCGACGATGTTTGGGTTCGACGACGACGAGCTGAACCAGATCATCTGGTCGAAGGTTGAGGATCCGACGATCGTCGTCGAGCAGGTCCTTGACAGCTCGCAGGCGGGCGGGGTCCACGAGAAGAAGATCCTCGCGTCCGACGCCGCCGCCGACCCGGAGAGGTACGCGGCGGACTTCGTGATCATGCGGTCCGACTCGGGGCAGATCGTCCACACCAAGGGCGGCGTCCTCGACGGGGTGGTCGGGTACGAGGGGTCGACGAACTGGTCGGCCTCCGGCGAGGGCACTGGCATCGGCCTCCACGGGGCGGCAAACGCGCTGGGGTTCAAGGCGCAGGAGAACACGCTCTTCGTCTTTACGAACCGCGTCCTGATCGCCAAGCTCAGCGCCCGAATCCGCTACACGGCGATCCAGGGACGAGCGCGAGCCGCCGCTAAGGCCGCCGCTACCCCTTCGGCTCCGTAGTCCCGGAGCCCTCAGAGCCTGGGGGGCGTGACACCCCTCCGGGATGGGCAATGGTCGACCTCGTTGTCGGCCAGCCTCTCCTCCCTCGGCCATCGGGCCGTCGGGTTCCTCGGAACTCGGCGGCCCTTTGGTCGTTCTAGGGGCGATACGCGCGACGGCTAGCTAGTAGCCCCGGCGGAGCCGGGCTTCCTACTCGCTCCCCTGGTGATCGCTATGGTCGCGTGCACCCTCGCGGACGCCAGCGGCTGGCGTCTGCTCGCGTAGGTCTGTGAGGATCGGCCTGGTCACCCGGCGGACGGGCGGGTGGCGCCAGAGCGTCCGTAGTCCCCAGGCCGAGCCGTACGCGATCGCCGCGACGCCCACGAGCGCGAACGGGCCGAGCCAGATCGGTAGCACCCAGTGCAGGGGCGAGTGAACCCAGGCGGCGCCCGTGTCGGTTCCGTGTCGATTATGCGTTCGCCAGACCAACCCGACGATGAAGGTGGCCAGGAGGCCGCCCACGAACCAGACCGCCGCGAGGTTCGCGAAGAAGGCCCTGTTGACCTCCCAGCCGCGCCTCATGCGGTGTACGGCTGGCTGTAGACGTAGATCGCCCGCCAGCCTCCGTAGTAGACCTCGCCGGGGGACGCGGCGATCCGGTACGTGTGCCCGGAGTACATCGCGAACAGCGGGACGGCCGTCGTCGGGTTCGCGGTGCTCACGCCGGAGGACTGGCACGAGCCGGAGATCGTGTACCAGTTCCCGTTCGCGTTGTAGACCTGACCGCAGGCCGTGACGGCCTTGTAGAGGTTGTACTGGGAGCCTCCGCAGCTCACCCCGGCGTAGTTGCTGGCGCCGATCTCGGCGGTCGCGGAGCAGTTGAGGCCGCTGAACTGGGTCGTGGTCGCGGACGCGGTGGACGCCAGGGCGAGCGCGGCGACGAGCGCCAGGGCGAGGATGGTGATGCGGCGTGCGTGGGGCATGGGTCGTTTCCCTTCTAGTTGGGTTGGCGGGGAGGAAGGTCCGACAGGGAACCGCAACATACGAGCCTGAGAAGTCACGACAGCCACTCTCCGACGAGCCTTGATTCAATCGTCGGGCCCTCCATGAGCGCGGGCACCTTCGCAGTCTCTTCCCCCCACACATCGGCGTTCGTGATACCGCCGCAGCCGCACTCATAGCCTGGACAGCAGGCGTAGTCGTCAGGATCATCGCCGGTGGGTTCCTGGATCCGGCCTTGGAGGATGAGCGCCCAGCGCTCGGCGCCCTGGCGCGTCTGGTAGATCTTCGCCTTGCGGCGCTGGCCTTCGCGCCGCCAGACCACCCGGAACTCCCGACCGCTGACGGGCATGACCTTGACTCGCTCCACGCTACCTCCGAGCACCGGCTCCTGGGGCTCGTCGTGCGCGTTCCACTGGCCGACCGCCGCGCTGCCGATGTGCACTCGCCAAAGCGTCCATCCCTCTTGCGCGCGGTTCGTCACGGGGTCCTCCGGTCCGGCGGAGAAAGAAGCGCGCTCACCATTCCAACCCCATCGCCGTCGCCTCCGGCCGCCACTTCTCAACGAGACGATCCAGCGCTTCGGGATCCGTGTCGCGTAACGCTTCGATCGTCACTTGTAACAGGCCTCTGATACCTTCGCGGCCCGCCCTCTGGACCCGCTCCCGATCGTCGATCAGCATCAGTCTCATCGCCTCCCAGGTAGCCAAGAGCGCCAGCTCGTCGGAGGACGGTGAGAGCCGAGCACTGGCTAGAACGGCCCAGGCGTGGGCGACGCTGCTCGGATCACGGTCTGCTCCCGGCCGCGGCGTCATCGCGGCACCGCCGCAGTCCACCCGGCCGCCTCGGCCCGCTCACGCCGCAGCCTCACCGCAGCCGCAGCCTTCACAACGTACCCCTCACTCCACGTACGCGCCACTCCCGCTCCTGCGGGGTCGGAGACCCTGGGGTCTCCTTGCTCGCCGCGCGGACGCCCTGCCCGAACGGCCGGAGGTTCTCGACGGCGTCGCGCTCGGACAACTCTGGGAGGAGCCGGGGGCGGAGGATGCCCGCGAGCAGCCTCACGGCCGGGTTACCGTCATCGAGTTGCTGTGGAGGTAGGCGTCTATCCGCGCCGCGGCTCGCTGGCCGTCGACGGTCAGGGAGAGGCGACGGTCCTCCCAGGGCCGCTCGCGGTCCTCCGCGACGACGCGGACGTACCCGGCACGCTCCAGTCGCGTGATCACCCGGCGGACGCGCCGCTCCGTCATCGCGCCCCCCGGCCCGCGCGGAGGAGGTCGACGGGGCAGTGGTGGCACCTCGCGCCGCGGAGCTCCGGGTGGCGGACGTTGTCGCCGTCGCGGCAGCCGGAGCATCCCACCCGCCGGGTGGCGGGCGTCAGGGCGAGACGAACGCCGTGAGCATCGACGTAGGCGCGGGTGGCCGCGTCGCGCTCTGGTCCGATGGGGAACCGCGAGATGTACTCGTCGTAGCGCTCCGAGGTTTGGGTGCTCATCGCCGGTCTCCGTAGCGGTAGTAGACGAACCCCCAGCAGATCGCCGCGAAGCCCTCGGCGGCGGCGAGCCACTCCCACCACGGGGTGGTTCCGACGAGCCGCCAGGTCTCGAGGCCGCGCGTGGACCCGATCACCCACCAGACGAGGATCAGGGTCATCCAGGCCCCCGCGAGGACGGGCAGCGGCATTCCGTCGAGGAGCCAGGTCGTCGCGCACCAGCTCACGAAGAATCCCAGGAGGAGGAGCGCGGTCATCGCTCCGCCTCCTGGTCGTACGGGCCGGGACGGTCCTCCGTCCGCCAGCCGCGAGCGGCCTCCCAGGCCATCCAGGCGAGCCCGAGGAGCGGGACGGAGAGGAGCGCCGAGGTGACCAGAGCGGTCACGACTCGTCCCGCCTGCGGGACCGCTGGAAGTGCCGCCACGAGAAGTACCCGTAGGCTCCGCTCGAGAACGATACAAATGCCAAGGTGACGACGATGACTACCGAGGGAATAGACATCGCGCAGACCAGGTCGCTCACCGCCGCCGTCCAACCGGCAACCGAAGCCGCTAGGTATGCCCGCGTCTCCGGACCCCACGGCTTGCGGCGCCAGGTGCGAATGCGCGGGAGGGTGACGAAGCGGGTCATCAGTTCGTCGGCCAGAGCACGACGGCCCTGGCCCCATCGGGTTCGTCGTAGACTTCCTCGCCGGAGAAGCCCCGGGCGCGAAGCTCGTCCGTCAGGTGGTGCAGGTGAACCTCACCGCTCCACGTTGTCTCGGGGACGTAGACGTTGTTCTCGCCCGCGGCCTCGCTGAGGGGCGAGAAGTCATTGCCCTCGCCGTCCTTGGACATCACGACGGGATAGTCCGGGTCGCACTCGCCGAGTGCGGTGATGAGCTCGCGGACGGTCATCGCTTCGCGCCGATCCGCGTCGGGGAGGACGGCTCAGGCCAGAACGCGCAGGCGCAGGAGATCGCGTCAGGCTCGTCCGAGTAGAGCGCCTTGAACAGGGCCAGCGCGCGAGTCTTCGCCGTGTCGCCGTTGACGCCGCGGACGTAGGACCCGTCGCCGTTCTCCGCCCAGAGGACGACGCGATCATCGACGCGCCGCTCGTGAAGGACCCAGCCCCCGTCTCCGAGGACGACGAGTAGGCCCAGCCAGCCCTCGTCCCCCGTCTCCTCGAGGTCGGCCGGGGTGCAGGGAAACGGCGAGTGAGGCGGGTTCCGCTCCTCCCGCTGGCGCTGAACGGCCCAGCGGTAGCGGCGATCCACGGGTGGGCCGAGGATGTCGTCGTAGTCGCTCATCGCGCCTCCCCCGGGCCGATCGGGAGGTCGCAGATCGCCCGGAGGAGCGCCGTCAGGGCCGCTCCGTCCGCGATGTTCGTCCTCGTGTGCTCCATGACGTAGTCGCAGGAGTGGATGCTCCCAGGGCGGAGGTCGAAGGGGTAGGAGAAGTCGCTCGTGGCTCCGTTGACCTTGGAGACGAGGACCTGGCCCCGATGCGGGTTTCCGTGCCGGTCGTACGACCCCGAGGGCACGTACCAGTGTCCGTGGGGTGGGTTGACGCTCGAGCTGAGCTGGACCATCCAGAGCGACGGCACGAACACGAGGGCGTAGGCCGTCCCGTTGTCGGGCTGGTAGGAGAGGCCGCACGGAGGCCCTGCGCAGCCCTCCCCCAGGTGGTCCGCGATCATCCTTCCGGCCTGGCGGACGTAGTCAAGGTCCAGCCTCTCGACCTGGCCCTCGTAGGTGTCCAGGGCGCTCATCCCTCGGCCCTCCGGATCTCCGTCTCGCCGGAGCGGAGCTCCCAGACGCCGAGGTCGGCGACCAGGCGGCGGAGGTCGGCCGTGCGGACCGCCCGCGTCTCGCCGGAGACGTGCCACTCCGGGAGCATCGGACCGTCGTACGGGGGAATCATCGTCCACACGCCCAGGGACTGGTCCAGGAAGAGGACGTCCGTCGTCGGGTCGTAGCCGCGGTCCGCGCGCCTCCCCTCGATGATCGTCAGCGACGGAGCCTTCCCGGCGCGCTCGACCGTCGCCTTCGTCCCGGCGGGACGAAGGCGAGCGGAGTCCGCAACGACCTCCCCGTCGTGGCCGAGGACGACCATCCGGCCGTCGGGGCAGGAGACCGTCATCCGGTCCTCCTGCGGTCCGACGTTCGGCGTGATCCGGACCTGCTCGTCGTACGCGCTGGCGATTCGGTCCGCCTCCGCGCGCTGCTCGTCAGTGGCTGGCATCTCTCTCCTCGGTAGTGATCTTCTCGATGTCCTCGAACTCGTACGGGGCGTCCTCGTCCCACGGACCCGTCGCGAGCCAGCGGCCGGTGTAGCGGCCCTCGACGCCGTCGTCGAAGCGGACCGTGACCCGCGGCGGGATATCGACGGGTTGGCCCTTGTCTCCGTCGTCTACGTTCGGGTCGCTGATCGAGAGGATCGTCCCGCACGCCTCCGCCTCGGAGAGCGGCTTGCCCGCGAGCGTGAAGACGGGATGTTCGTCGAGGTTCGCGTCGCTCCACGGCCAGCCCGCCATCGCGACGCGATCCCCCTCCGAGATCTCGGTGCCCTTGGCGTCCACGTAGGTCTCGGTCATGGGGTCACCGTCGCCCGCTGGGCCTGATTCAGCGCGTAGGCCGCGCCGAGGCCCTCGTGATGGAGCGGATCGTCAACCCAGACGAGTTCGTAGCCGTCGGGGTAGTGCTCCGCGAAGCGTCGTCGCTTCTCCTGACCCGGCCCGCTCACCGGACCGAGAGGTTCGACGTAGCCGATGTCCATTCGGGCGAAGCCGTCGGAGCTGGAGCAGTGCTGACCGAGGCAAGCGCCGTCCTCCGCGAGGGCGACAGACATCACCCACTCGGTCCCCGCGCCGGAGTTGATCCAGCAGTAGATCCTCGGGGCGGTCATCGCAACACCTCCACGGTCCCGTCGGCGAAGACCTCCCAGGTCATCACCGAGTGGTCGCTGCCGCTGCGGACGGAAGAGTCCTCGCGGTCCTGGATCGGCTCGGTGACGCGCAGGTCCACGAACGCGCGGGTGTCAACGACGAGGGTACTGCCGTCCTGGTGGTAGCGCCTGGGGTGGGCGCCCAGTCCGGCGCGCTGACCCGGATAGCGGCTCTGGGCGATGGTCGAGCGGGCGTGGTCGACGGCCTCCTGCCAGGTTCCGAAGCGCTCCCCGATCGTGTAGTGGGTCGGGACCGTGAAGTAGACCGCCTCGACGAGGGTAGCCGGGTGGGTGATCGCGGTGGACATCACGCGATCCTCCGGCACCCGTCGCGGTACAGGACGTCGACCCGGGCGTACTCACCCGGCGGGCAGTCCGCGCGCCAGCGCCTGGCCATCTCCAGCGCCTGGCCGTACGCGGCGTAGTAGGGCCGCGAGGCGGACCCGACGCTCGGCACCTTCTCGCGTCTGGAAGTCGATACCGATCTCGACCCAGTGGTATCCGTTCGTCGTGACGGATACGCGGTAGACGAGATCGTGATCGTCGCTGTCCAGATCAAGGTAGTGACGTTGCTCGTTGATCCTGGTTTCAATGGTGGCGGTCATGCTGGGCTCCTCGTGGTAGGTGGAGGGGAACTAGCGGCAGTATACTACCTATCCGGGCGGCGAGGGTTTTTCTTTTCGACCGCCGCGCGGTACGCTTCTCCCCGATGCTCCGCTACGCCTCAGCCCCGAAGGTCGGCCACGCGAGGGAGAACCTCGCGGGACTCGGGCTGGGCTACTCGCGGACAAGCGACCAGATCACGCCCGAGACCTAGTCCGGAGAGTCCCGATGACCGCTCTCCGCGCCAAGGCGGACGAGCGGAAGGCAGGCGCTCGAACCCGCGAAGACATCACCGACGCCCTCCGGGAGTACGGTCGCCGGTACGGGCCGCACTTCACGCAGGCGAGTTTCAACCCGTCGACGGCCCGCTGGCAGGACCGCGAGGACCTCGTCCCGATCTACTACGCGGGGCGCCTCGACGGATCTCCGTGGCCGTCGCTGAACGGCATCAAGGGCGTCTTCGGGTCGTTCAGCGCCGCGCGGGTCGCCGCGGGATTCGAGCCGAACCGGCCGGGACCGTCCGCGCGTCGCCCCGCGGGGGAGCATCGCCCCGTCCGCAACGTCCGGGTCGAGCGCGTCTACGTCCAGACCGACGCCCGGAGGGACGCCGACTCCGCGGTCCGCCGGGCGCAGGAGCGCGCCCTCGCGGCCGAGCGCCGAGCGGAGGTCGCCGTCGAGCGGATGCGCCGCGCCGAGGTCGCCCCCGTCGTCCGAGAGAAGATCGTCAAGGTCGCGGACGGCCGCCCGGAGGCTCGCCTCCAGGCGCGACTCGACGCGGAGAAGACCAAGCGTCGGGAGACGGAGAAGGCCCTGCGCGCGCTGACCCGCGAGCGGGACCGGCCCGTACCGGCGCCAGAGGTCCCCAGGGACGCCCTCGCGGCCCAGGACGCCCTGCGCGCCGAGCGGGAGACCCGTAGGCTCGCCGGGCGACTGGAGACGGCAGAGGAGCGCGTGGCGTCCCTGACCCGAGAGGTCGAGGGGCTCCGCTCCCGGCTGGCGATCCTCGCGGAGGGCGCGATGGAGGCCGACCTCGTTCGTCGGGCCGAGGCGCGAGCCGAGGCCGCGGATGCGCGAGCGGACGCCGCGGAGCGTGAGATGACGACGATGGGCGCCGTGGTGACCGGCCAAGCTCGGAGGCTGACCGCCGCGGAGATGGAGTCCCTCCGGCGCTCAGGCCCAGCCGGTGAGGTCGTACTCGCCCGCGCTCTCCGGCGACTCGCCCGCGCTCGAGCGGAGGGCAACGGCGGGCTGGACCTCGCGCTGATGGAGATCGCCTCCGCGGCGGTGAGCTGGCGTGATCGCCTCCGGCCGTGACGACTTCGAGAAGCACGGCCTGAGGCGCTGGCTCTCGGATCACCCGGGGCACCCCCTCGGCCCTGGGTATCCGATGGGGAGGACCCTCCGCGAGGAGGTCTTCCACGAGCCGACGCAGGCCTGGCGCGGAGAGTCGCACCTGATGGCCTGGGAGCGGATCATCCGGGCGGATCCGTGCTCGTACTGCGGCGCGGAGGCGGGCACGATCGACCACGTCGAGCCGCGATCTCGTCCCGTCCGCGGACTCGGGGGAGCTCACTCCTGGGCGAACGTCGTCGCCGCGTGCGAGTCGTGCAACGGCAGGAAGGCCACGCGGTCGCTGCTGACGTTCCTCCGGATCCGCGTCGTCTCCGCGCCCCGGACGACTACGTGAGGACGAGGTTGCAGTCCCAGTCGTGCTTGATCGCGTACCGCTCGTCATGGTCCCCGACCACGGCGACCTCGTACCCGAGCGAGCGGACATCGTCCAGCACCCTCTCGGGATCGTCGCCTAGTTGCCTGATGTGGTACGGCGAGAACTCAAGCACGATCCTGGGCCGGTGCTCCTTGATGATGCGACCCATACCCATCAGGGCGCGGTGGTCGGATCCCTGAGCGTCGATCTTCACCACGTCCGCCCTGTCTACCAACTCGTCCAGGGGAAGACCCATCGTCGAGAGTCCCCTGACCGGTGCGTCGTCCTCGTGATCCCACACTCGGTGGTCGCCGGAGTTGTGAACGGAGAGGGTGAGATCGAGTCGCTGAATCGAGTCGAACGCCGCGCAGTTGAATAGGGTCGCCGGGTGCGCTCGGAGGTTCCAGGCGAGGAGCCTGAAGTTCGTCGGCGAGGGCTCGATCGCCGCTACTCGCATCCCGCTCTGGGCGGCGAGCAGTGAGAACCAGCCGACGTGCGCCCCGACATCAACAAAGACGCCTCCCGGCTTGAACCATTCGCGGAGTAGGGCGTTCTCGGCCGAGCGATACTCGCCCGCCTCACGAACCCCTGGCGTGACCCCGACCTCTTCGCGATGGCCGGGCCATCTCATCTCGCCGAGCGACGTCGATAGGGTCTCGTAGGCGAAGAGATCGGGGTCGATTATCACTACGGCGCGTCGCCCGTGCCGACGATCGTAAAGTCCTGGTGGCCGGTCGTGCTGGTGACTCTCATAATCGCCGTATACGTCCCTACACTGGGCGGCCGGAACGAGGCAAGGATGTTCAGGGTGGCGTCGGCGGGAAGGTCGTAAGGGAGGTAGTCGATACAGATCGCGACCGTAAACGGGGCCAGTTTAGTCCCGTCCTGAACGATCTCGACCCCAGTGATAGTTACCGCCCCGCTGGCGGTGAGGACACCCGTCTGCTGCCCAGCCTGGGATCCTACGCTGTTACCTCCCTGACTGGCGAAGTCGAAGTGGTCTTCACTGAGTTCCGTCTCTAGCGATAGATACGCCTCGGAGGCGTTGTACTGAATATCGGTCATACGTCTTCCTCCTTTGTTGAGTTAGAACTGAGCGCCCCGCGGGCGCGGCCGGTGATCGCGATCAGCCCTTAGTCGCTCCGCTCTCAAGTGCGGACCTGCCCGGGGCTCCGACGCGACTCCCGCGGGGCGTCGGGGGGGAAGGCTACCTCACGGCAGGAGGACCCCGATCCCGCCCCAGTGCCCCTCCACGGACGGATCGTAGATCTGGAAGTGGCAATAGCGCTGACGGACCTCCTCCCAGAGCGGGATCACGTTGTGGGCCTCCGTGTTCTCGTGGGGCATGGCGGTGTCGTGGATCGCGATGACGCCGCCCTTCCGCACGAGCGGCTCGTAGAGCTCGAAGTCCCGCCGGACGCCCTCGTAGGAGTGATCCCCGTCGATGAACAGGAGCCCGAGGGACTCTCCGCCGAGGACCCCCACGACGCGGTCGCGGGTCTCCGCGAGGTGCGAGTTGGCGTTGATGAGGGTGTAGTCGACGTCCGAGACGCGCTCCATCCTTCCCTCCAGGACGAAGAAGTCGACGCAGACCAGGTGGCCGGTGGCCAACTGAGACCAGACCCACATCGTCCCTCCCCGGAAGCCGCCGATCTCCAGGACGTTGCGGATCTCCCGGCCGCGGAGGAAGTCGATCAGCGTCGCCAGCTCGCGCGACTTCTGCATCGCCTTCCGCCTGCGGATGGCCCGATGGGCCATCCGCTGCGAGGCGGAGTTACGGACCGGCATCTACGCCTTGCAGACCCACTGGCCCGCGCCGGACCCACCGGCCCAGATCCGAGCGGCGACCGCGTCCTGCTCGGACTTCGGGGCGAGGTACGCGCCCGAGCCAGAGCCGCCGTAGGACGCCCAGGTCGAAGGGATGATCTGGTAGTAGCCGGACGCGCCCGCCCCGTTCGGAGGGAGGTTCTCCCCGTGCGACTCGCACATCACGATCGCCAGGGGTATCGCCCAGTCGCCATAGGGGAGCGGCGGTCGCCTACGTGCCCTCCAGGCCGCGTGCAGCGTCCGCCAGAGCCTTCCGGCGGACCTCGGGGTACTAGGGGGTCGCTGGCAGCGCGCCATCCGGTGGAGCGCCGCGTAGCTGCCCCGCCGTGGGAGACGAGCGCCGCGGTAGACGATCCGCGCGGCTCGTCGGAACTGCCCGAGGGTGAAGGTGCGCTCGCAGGAGTGGCGCGAGACCACCCCGACCTGCCGTGCCGACGCGAGCCCCGCGTCGAGGGTCGTCGGAGCGAGTCCGACTGAGATGAGGGCGACGGCCGACGCCCGCCTGAGAGACTGCATGAGTTCGCTCTCGTCCTGCGACCGTTACCGTCGCGGCGTGACTACCGCTAGCTCCCCCTCTCACCGGGAGCCGGACGCAGACCGGGGGCTCGCCTCCTTTGCGTGGGGGACCAGAAGGCGCGAAGGCTAGCGCGGTGGGCGGCTGGCGGAACGCGCGGCGGCCTCCGCGAGGCAGAACCCGCAGCGCCCCGACTCGGACGGCTCGATCATCGGGGCGGCGCACTCAACGCAGAGGACGCGCTCCCTCCGAGCGGTCCGGGGGCGCGTCCGCTGGGCGGCCTGCGGCGATGCTCCGCTTCGGCGCAGCAGGGCGCGGACGGCGTTCGACGTGACCCCGCACGCCTCGCCGATCTCCAGTGGGGACTCTCCGTCCGCAAAGCGTCGGAGCACCTCGTCTCGCGACAGCGCGGATCGCTGCTCCCTGGTCGCGCGAGAGCAGGGCTTGCACAACGTCGGAGCCTGGGAGGCGCCATTGGAGCCGTCGGTCGGCCTCCCGCAGACGCGACACGTACCGCGGTATCGGAGCCTCAAGGCCTGATGCTTCGCTCCGTCTGGATCGGTCAGCCACATCCCGGCGGTCGAGCGCGCGACGCCCATCTCGGCGGCGATCTCGCGGGCGGTCATCCCCTCCGCCCGGAGTCCCTGGGCGATCCTCACGCTCTCGCGACGACAGAGTCCGCCAGACGACGGCGGACTCTGAGCGTAGCCTGGCTCTAACTGCTGCGGATGGCTCGCATCGGAGCGCTGCCGCGGATCACGCGCTTGATCATCACCCACCTCCTTCCCCTGCGTCGAGTGCATAGGGCCAAGGCTAGCGCCTGGTGCGCCACGGCCTCGCCACTCGCGAGACTCGCTGGGGATGCGCCGAGCGGCGAGGCCGAGCGCGGGTCGGAGGGTACCCACTAGGCATTCCTCCTACGCGCCCGTATAGTTCTCCGCAAGCCATCCGGTCGCCGAGCCCTCTCTCCCGGCGATCAGGGGCCAGAGGGAGGGACGCTTCGGCGTCCGTTGTCCGCGGAATGCCGAAGCGTTCCCCCGCGCCCTAAAGGCATCCTCGCGGGCGGCCGATACCCGGGGTCATGAGAACCTCAGACCATCAGCCACCACGGATCACCACCCCGATGCACGTCCTCGCCTGGCAGGTCCTTCACGGACCCGCGGATCAGGTCGGCGCGTTCGCCGACGCGCTCGCGCAGCTCGTCCTAGAGGCCGGAGAGGCGGCGGGATAGCCTCACGAGGTAACCCCTTGGCGTACGTACTTCTATCCCGAAAGGGCGGTAGCGGCCTCCCGAGTCATCGTCCCTCGGGCTTCTGTAACCGAATCCCTACTACGGACGCGAAGTTCCTACCTCGTTACGCTTGCTACCCCAGGTCGAGTGATCGGTCCGCGCGCCAGTGTTGCCGCTCGTCCGGCCCGAGCTCGATCCAGTCGCGTGCTGATATCCGCCGTAAGTGACTGCCTGTAGCCGCGCTGACGGTCCGCTGGGTCTGTTCGGAAAGTGGTCCCCCGGCCGTTCCTAGCGCCACCTCCTCTTCTGGACGCGCTGGTTATTCTGACGTGAACTTCTCGTCTTCTGGAGGCGACTAGTCATTGCTACCGCCTGCGACTTCGTCATGCGGTCGTGCGGCACTCCGCCGAGTTTGATGATGTACGTGATCTGCTTCGGAGTGGCTAGTCCCTTGGGCGAGGCGACCTTCGGGGCGTTCTCGCGCCTGCTAGGACCGCGTTCACGATGGAAGAGTTCGTGGCAGTGGCGACAAAGGACCGTCAGGTCGGCTGGTCGCTCGTTTCCTAACCGTTCGTAGGTCCGATGATGGACGTCGAGCTTGCGGTTCGAGTTGCAGACCTGGCAACGATTCTCGGCGCGTAGCAGCGCCTGGGCACGGACCCCTCGCCAGTGGTCCGAGGTGAGGTATTCACTCCGGTACCTTCGCTGCGCTTCCGTAGGGTCGACGGAAGCGCTCATACGGTATGCTTGGGGGGCGTCCTCACAACGCGAATTATACGCCCCGGGTGGCCCAGAGTCCCCGGGGCGTACTTATTCCCCGGCTCCCGAGCCTGGCGGGGCGCTTTGCTTTGGGTGACCGGGTGCTCGCCGCTCCGGACGGTATACTACGCCGCGATATGAGCGACCCCAGGAGGCAGCATGGGACTAGATGGACCCAGCCGCAGAATCGTGTACGAGCCGGTAGAGGAGCCGAGCACCGAGCCGCGAGGGCCATCGACGCCGGAGTCCGAGCCCGAGCGCACTCCTACGTCCCCGTCCCGAGAGCGCGACCCCGTCTCGGCGTAGGCCTGTTCCGGGAGATGGCGAAGGTCTCCGAGGCGGTGTTGCAGATGACGTTGACGTTCTCCGTCAGCACCCGCGAGATGTCCGAGGTGATGGCCGCCCTGTCGGCGACCATCTACGGCTCGGGCGGTGCGATCCCCGTCCGGCGGGAGGTCGAGGTCGTCGGCACCGTGGAGTTCGAGGACCCGCCGCCAGTTCGTCGCGCGGGGAAGGCGATCGGCTACCGCTGGTGGACGCTGGACGGGTACCGGCTGATGTCGGCGAACGCCGTGATGAGGAAGTACTGGGAGATCGGCCCGAACGAGGCGGTCTGTCACTTCTCGGAGTACGCGGCCCTCGGGACGCTCCGGGTCACGGCTCGCGGCGGCGCTCCCCCCGGCCACGAGGCCCCGCACCCGGACTGCGAGTGCGGTCTCTACGCCTGGTACGACGTCCCGAGCCACCCGGAGCGGGCGGTCACGGCGCTGAGCTCGGTCATCTACGGAGCACCGCCAGCCGACGCCTCGCTCCGCGTCTACGGGGCGGTCACACGGCGTGGGGTCCGATCGACGCCCACCCGACGGGCTTCCGCTCGCGGTTCGCGGAGGCGGTCGTCCTCGCGTACGACCCGGATCAGCCCTATCGGCACGTCGTCCGCGTCCAGGCCATCGCGTCGGAGATGGGCGTCCCCTGCGTCGAGCTCGAGGATCTCCGGGCGGCCGCGGCGGACCACGGCGAGGAGATCCCGGTCGACCTGCGCCCCTTGGAAAGTCATATCGTTGCGGATCTTCGAGCGTACGCTCAGACGTACGCCCAGGCGACCAACCCACACATGGCCCGTTCGGCCCATGGCAACCCGCTCTGGCAGATGCCTTGAGCGGAGCGCGCCGCTCTCCCCGCTACGCTTCGCCTCTCGGGGCCGACGCCTGCCAAGACACCTCGGCCCCGACCGCCCTCGACCCGCCGCCCCCGGGTCGGGGGCTTTTTTTGTTCCGGCCGCGACGGCTAGTATACTGCTGGGTATGGACGCTGATGGTCGATGAGCTCGTCTTCGGATCCTGCTTCTCGGGCGTCGGGGGCATCGACCTCGGACTCGAGCGAGCGGGGATGCGAGTCGCCTGGCAGTGCGAGTCCGATCCCTGGAGACGAGGGATCCTCGCCCGGCACTGGTCCGGAGTCCCCTGCTACGAAGATATCCGCGTGCTCGCTCGCGATTCGGGGGCGCGAGGGCGGAGCGCAGGCCGAGGTAGCGGACCTGCCGAGCCTGCGAGCGTCGGCTGGGGGTTCCAGTCGGGCGATGGTCTTCAATCCGCGAGTAGAAGGGAGCAAACCACGAATGGGGATCTCCGGGGAAGTAGTGAGCACGCTTCATGTCGGTCAGATCCCGGGTTCGTTGACCTCCTCGCAGGCGGCGTCCCATGCCAGGACTGGAGCGTCGCGGGTCGACGGAGGGGCCTCGCTGGGGGACGATCCGGCCTCTTCTTCGAGTTCGCCCGAGTCGCAGATGAGCTTGTTCGGCCCGCTGGATTCGTTCTCTTCGAGAACGTCCCGGGTCTCCTCTCCGCCTGCTCCTGTCAGGGATGCCGAGACCTGGGCGAGCTTCTACGAGTCCATCAGCGCGGACGGGGGGGGGCTGTCGTCGATGCCGGACGAGATCCTGGTCCTGGCCTCTTTGAGGATTCCCTGGGCGATGGTCCCGTCGATCCGCGCGGCTGTCCGTGTCGCCGCTGCGACGAGGCCCGGCGCCTCCGCTCCGAGCACGCGGGGACGGACTTCTGGGTGGTCCTGTCCACGCTTGGGAACCTCGGGTTTCACGACCTCGCCTGGCGAGTGCTGGACAGTCGGCACTTCGGAGTTCCCCAGCGGAGGAGGCGAGTCTTCGTCCTTGCCCGACGTGCTCGTGGGCGATCCTGCTGCGAGATTCTCCTTGAGTCCGAGGGCGGCGCGGGGGATCCTGCGCCGCGCGGAGAAGAGGGGCCGCGAGTTGCCGCGAGCCTTGCGAGCGGCTCTCACGGACCTGGCGTGAGCGCGCCGGGGCGACGGCAGGAGGATGACGTGAACATCGTCGCGAGTTCGATTCAGCGCTCTGGCCCCCCAGGTTCGCGCCGAGAGGACGAGTCGTCGCTCGTCTTCGGCGTGGATGTGTCGGCCACCCTCAAGGGCCATCGCGGGAAGGGCGGCGGGGGACTTGGCCCGGAGGAGACGCTGGTCTCCCATACGCTGACCTCGGGCGGATTCGACGCGAGTGAGGACGGTAGCGGCCGCGGCACTCCGCTAGTCGCCTCGGTCTCGGAGAACCAGCGGGGCGAGGTCCTGGAGACCGACTACGCCCACCAACTCACGACCGGCGGCGGGAAGCCTGGTCAGGGATTCTCGGCGGCTCGGATCGGATCGGCGGTTCGTCGCCTCACCCCGACGGAGTGCGAGCGCCTCCAGGGCTTCCCGGACGGCTGGACGATCCCCGAGGGTCCGTCGCTCGTCGGCGAGTCGTCGTTCCCCTACCGCGCCGACGAGAGGTGCCCGCTTCCGGACGGTCCTCGCTATGCGGCGATGGGTGACGCGGTCACGGTGCCGGTCATCGAGTGGATCGGTCGGCGAATCGTCGCCTTCCGCGGATAAAGATTTCCCCGCCCCGCCGACCGAGGTAGTATACTAAGCGGCAGGTACCGAACTCCACCTACCAAGGAGAACCAGATGCCCCGCTACGTAGTCGTATCCCCGCAGGAGTCCCAGGGCCGCGAGATCGTCGGCTCCTACGCCGAGCAGTACGGCTGGAAGGTCCGCGATACCCAGGCCGATCCCGCTACGGGCCAGGTCTTCTGGTCCGGCGGTAAGCGCGAGATGCGCGCCACGGCTCGGGACCTGAATCGGCTGGCGTCGTGAGCGCCCCTAGCCCCTACCGCGTCGAGGCCATCGTCCACGAGGAGTGCACCTGCACCCTCGGATACCTTGACGAAGGCCCGGAGACGATCGTCGACGGTGACGAGAACTGCGTCATTCACGGATGCTCGCCCTACGCCCTCCGCTCCGAGCGGTCCCGCGAGGTCGCGGATCTGCTGGCCGAGGCGGATCGGATTGACCGAGGGGTAGCGTCGTGAGCGCCGCGACGGAGTCCAAGGCGGCTCGGCTCCTCTCGGAGGGCCGCGTCGATCCGGACCCGACCCCGGCGCGGATCTTCCGCGTCGACGGGGACTCGGGCCGGTACGTGGTCTTCGTCTCCGCGCATCATCGCTCCTGTACCTGCCCGCACGGAGAGCACGGCGGGGAGGGGGACTGCAGCCACGTCTCGGCGGCGGTCGAGTGGGTCCTCTCGGAGGGCGCGCTGATGGACGAGACGAGGCAGGAGCGGCCGCTCTCCGCCCGCGCGCTCCGCTTCCCGGACTACCTCCAGGCCCTTGCGGATCGCAAGGCTCGGGACTCGGAACTCGCCGACGAGGCGTTCCGGAGGCTGGGCGCATGAACTGGCTCGGCGATCACCTGAGTGGCCGGTGGGACGAGTCGGACCGCGCGGAGCGGGAGACGGCGGCAAAGGTCGACGCGGTCTTCGCGGAGGCCGCGGACCGCGGCTACCTTCGGCGTATGTCGGCCGCTGCGCTGGAGGTCCGCGACCAGGTCCGCGACCAGGCGGAGGCCCGCGAGGGGCTCTACGGGCCTGGGATAGCGGACGAGGACCCCGTCTGCCCTGACTGCGGCGGCGAGGGCGTACGCGCCTCCCTCGGATGGCCGGAGACGTGCTCTGGCTGCGGAGGGTACGGGACACTATGACCCCGATCGATCGAGGGCCGTCGCGGCCCCGCGTGATGAGCGGCTCGGTGGAGGTCCAGCCGCCGCTCCACCCGGAGCACGCCTACATCGACTCGGACGGATTCCGGAATGCCGACATGGAGGCGTCGGTCTACGAGGACAAGGACGGGTCGATCATCTACAGCGATATCGCGGACCGTCGGCAGCCCACGGCGGTCGTCATCGCCCTGACGGCCGAGGGTGTCGAGTGGCTCCTCGAAGAGCTCGACCAGCATCGCGACGACCGCTTCGTTCGCGGACTGACCTACGCGCGTGACCTCGCCAAGGTCATCGCGTGGGATCGCGCGGCGGGACGATGACGACAGAGCAGGCCATACTTCGCTTCGAGCGGAAGGCCGCGGACCTACGATCCCGGGACCTCTTCGAGGCCGCCCAAGACTGGCAGCGTCGGGCCTCGGAGATGGCTTCGCTGGCGCGGATGGCCGAGGGCCTACCGGCCGCCAAGCGCCCACTTCGCGGGCTCGGCAGGGAGGCATTCTGATGGCGCGCAGCTACCACGACGACGGATGGACGCCGGTCGACGACGAGCCGTTCCGGGAGGAGTACATCGGGGGCCGGTACGTCTCCGACGACGAGCGGGAGGACGCCCGCCGGGAGCGCTACGACGACGAGCACCCGCCGAACCTCAGCTGCGAGGAGTGCGGATTCGAGTGGTACTCCCCGATCATCCGATCGCGGCACGAGCCGCCGGAGCCGCGCTACCCGGACTGCCCGCGCTGCGAGGGGACGGCCTGATGTCTGAGCGCTACGCCAGGGAGTACGTCTGCCCCGACCCCGCGGAACACGGCGAGATAGCCTACGTTCCCGGTCTCCTGCGTGGAGACTGGCGCACCGGGCGGCAAGCGTGGACTCCGGTGGCCAAGATCCCCTCCTGTCCGATCTGCGGGGCCACCATGATCCACGATGTTGACCCCCCCAGCCTCGGCGTACGGATCGTACTGATCCACCGAGACGAGTTGCGGGCGAGCGCCTGATGGACCGTACGCCGCTCCGGGAGGCGTTCTTCGCGGAGGCGAAGACCGACCCGTACCTTCACCTGATCCAGCACATGCTCGCTGACGCCTGGGCGCGCGGGTACCGGCGGGCGCTGACCGACGCGACGGCGGCGGTCGCCGGGGATCCGCACGCGGGGACGGGATGGCAGTCGTTCTCGGACCTGCGCCGCAGGGCGCTGGGGGAGTTGACGGAGGACGCGGACGAGGCTAGCCGCGTCGTCGCGCTCGCCAAACTCGGAGGGCGGCTGAACGTCGACACCTCCCTACGGACTCCCCCCGATGCCTGGGCCTGAGATCTCCCTCTCCGCGGACGAGATCCGCGTCGCCCAGCGCGAGGCCCTACGCCTCGGGTGGGGCGAGGGGGAGCTCCGGCGGCTCGTGCCGCACGAGCCGCCCGGCCCGATCCCGTCGCTGGACATGGAGAAGATTCTCCGCGCGGCGTACGAGCAGCGCTGGCACGACCAGGGCGGAGACGGGATCCTCTCGGAGATCGCCTCCGTCATGGCGGAGCGTGCCTGCCAGATAACCCAACGCGACACGCTTCGGAAGGAGTTGGACGATCTCCACGAGGAGCTTTCCGTGGCGCACGACCTGGAGGAGATCCGCGAGCACGTCCGCTTCTTGCTGGAGAACCTGGAGGGCGCCCGCTGGCTGAAGATGGCGCGATCCTACGAGGCGCTCGGGCGGCTGGTGAATCGTGAGGGTTAGCTCCGCCTACGACCCAGCGCGCGCCCGGATCGACGTCTACGTCCGCGTCGATCCCGAATCGGCGCTCGTCTACGAGGACGGACTGGACCGCGTCGTGCGGATCGCCGCGGGATACGAGTGCCCGATCTACCTCTCCGTTCCGTCTGATATGGCGGGCCTGCTGATCTCCGCGCTCCAGGAATCGGGCGCGGCGGAGCCAGCTACCCAGGCACACCTTCGGGACGCGGTCGTCGTCCGTGATCGCCTCCTCGCGATGGTCGAGTCGAGGTGGAACAGATGAGCGTTCGGATCCTCTATAGCGGCACCCAGGATCGAGCCTGCTTCTATGACGCTACGACCGGCGAGGCGTTCGGCCCGATATTTGAGGACGCCCTGGAGACGGACGAGCGGTACGTTTCGGGCGACACGGCGGAGTCCCTGGCGAAGGCGTTCCTGCGGCACCTGACCGAGGATCTCGGCGTCGCGGACCCGCGTAGCCTTGACCCTCGGACCTTGATGAACACATACGCGCGCTGGCGGGCGACCGTCGCGTGGCCGCAGAGTGAGGAGAGAGAGAATGAGTCGGATCGTCCTGACCCGCTATGAGAGCAACCAGGAGCGAGTCGTCGTCGGCTGGGATCATCCCTGCGGAGGCGCGTTCTGGCAGGAGTTTGCGGAGGACCCCGCGGACGGGAGCTTCCCAGATGACTTCGAGGAGGTCATCCGCGAGGGCGGCCTCCTGCCGGGCCTGCCGCTCCCGCTCGGCCCGCAGGTGCCCGAGGATCTCCGCCCGCTCGTCACGCCCGAGGTCGAGGCGCTGCTGGCGAGGCACGCGGAGGACCCCGACTCGGACTACCGCACCAACCCGATAGACCTGAGCGCCGCGGAGCGGCCGATCATGCGGAACCTCGCGGAGGATCTTCGATGAGCCGCCGGACTCGTACCTCCCCGTGGCTATGGATCCGCCTGACGTTCTTCTCGATGTTGTTCCTGCTGGCGTCGGCGACCAAGTCGCCAGGGGTCGAGGTTGATCCGTGGCAGCAGGCCCACGATCAACTCGCCCCGGCGGCGCGCGAGCGCTGGGAGGTCGGCGAGGTCCGAACGATCTACCAGGCCGTCATGCCGGGCCTGGACCCCGCCGAGTTCCAGATGGTGATGGCGATGGCCGCGCGATACGACCTCGATCCCCTCGCCCACGAGATATGGGGCGCGAAGGGCAAGACGCGGGACGGTCGTCCCGGGCGCGTCCTGATCCTGGTCGGCCGCGACGGACTACTGAAGGTCGCCCGTCGGGACGCTACCTACGCGGGGTTCGACTCGGACGTGGTCCACGAGAAGGACACGTTCCGCGTCAAGCGCTCCGGCGCGGGCCGAGAGATCATCCACGAGTACGAGGGCGGGACCAAGGACCGCGGGCCGATCATCGGGGCGTGGGCTCAGGTCTACCAGAAGGGGTATCACGACACGTACTTCTTCGCGCCCTGGGAGGAGTACTTTCCGAACCGCGCGGACGACAAGAGTCCCTGGACGAAGCAGCCGAGCGTGATGATCCAGAAGTGCGCACTATCACTGTGCCTGCGGCTGGCGTTCAACCTCTCGGGCGTCGTCTCCGAGGAGGAGGGCGCGCGGGCCTTCGAGGATGACGTCGCCTCGGCGGCGGAGTCCGAGGACTCCCTCTCGGCGGCCGTGGCCGAGATCTCGCCGGACCTCCGCGACCGCCTCTACGCTGCGTACGGAGAGGCGGCCCACCTCCGGCCGGGGCAGATGACCCCGGCGTCGGTCGAGATGTCGGTCAAGGGGCAGTCCCGGGAGCGGATCGTCGCCTACCTCGACGAGGCGGAGGAGGCGAACGCCGCGGTCCGGAGCCGGGCGGAGGCGCGCTCCGCGGACGACGCTATCTCGGACGCGGAGGTCGTCGAGCCGGACGTCCCCGCGGACGCCTCGGACCTACCAGACTTGAGCGGCGAGGAGCCGACGGCCTCCGTCTCTTCCCCTACGCCGGACGGAGGGTCCGCGCCCATCGCCCCGGGCATGGCCCTCGCCGCTCAGGAGCACCTGGACGTCCTTCATCGTCGCCTCTCGGACCTGACGGACCGCCAGGCGGACCTGGACCCCGAGTCGGCGGACGCGGAGCTCGTGACGGAGGAGGTCGCCACGATCGAGGCCGAGATCCGCGAGGTCGGCGGAACGCTCCCCGGGCAGGAGTCCTTCGATGTCTGAGAAGCGCACCCCGCTCGAGGCGAGGAAGCACGACTGGCGCTGGCCCTGGGTTCGCGGGTACGAGTACATCTCGCAGGAGGGAACCTCGTTCTGGCGGCGACTCCGAGAGGCGCACGGCCTATCCAGGGAGGACGTCTATGAGCTGAGCGAATACTCCCTGACCCCGGCCCGCCAGGCGGATATCGAGGGCGACTACGCCGCGGGGGCCGTGTGGGAGATGGACGACCTGCTGACGCTCGCGACGATCTACGGTCGCGCTCCGGGGGAGCTGCTCGACGCCTCCCTCGACGAGAAGGGGTCCGAGTTGTTGGCGGGTGACATGCAGGACCTCGCCCCGTTGCCGCCCCTCGACGAGGTGCCCCCGCTGGTGTCGGTCTACTACCGCAACTATCGTGGCGAGTCGGCGAGTCGGCGGGTGACCCCGCTCCGCGTTCGCTTCGGGACGACCGAGCACCACAAGGAGCCCCAGTTCCTCCTGGAGGTCTTCGACCACGACAAGCGCGCGGCGCGGACCTTCGCGCTCGCGGAGTGCGACTTTGACTCGGAGCGCTGGTGAGCACCCTAGATCGCAACGATCTCGCGTTCTGGTTTCCCCCGATCCGCGACGCGGGCCTGCCAGTACCGCGGACGGAGATCGTCTCGACCGACGTTGAGTTAGACCACCTCCTCGACGGCGTGGAGCCCCGAGGATTCGACGAGTTCCTCCACTCCCTCCAGACGGCGGTCCAGGCGATCGGCGGAGGCGATCCCGTCTTCCTGCGCACCGGCCACGGCTCGGGGAAGCACTCCTGGGCGCGGACCTGCTTCCTGGAGGACCCCGAGGCGCTGGCGGAGCACGTGGGCGCGCTCGTGGAGTGGTCGGCGATGGCGGGGATCTTCGGCCTGCCGACGAGCACCTGGGCCGTCCGCGAGCTGATCCCGACCGCCCCGATCTGCCGCTGCGAGGCGTACGGCGGGATGCCGGTCGTCCGGGAGTTCCGCTACTTCGTTCGCGTCCTCCCGTCGCTACGGACGAGCATCGAGCACGCCCAACCGTACTGGCCCCCGGCCGCTGTCGAGGAGGGGCATCCTGACGTCGAGGACTGGCGCGAGCGCCTGGCGGGCATCTCCCGTATTGGCTTAGACTGGAGGGCGCTCGCGGATCTGGCGCACGAGGCGGCGAGGGCCGTCGGCGGAGGCTTCTGGTCGGTCGACTTCCTCCAGGGCGCGGACGGGAAGTGGCGGCTCACGGACATGGCCGACGGCGACGACAGTTTCCGTTACGAGGTCGGCACGTGAGCGGCCTCGTCGCCTTCGACGCGCCCCTCGCCTGGAGGCAGAGCGACATCGCCACCTTCGACGCCTGCCCGCTCTCCCTCGGACTGAGGAAGTCGATCAACCTCCGCCAGTTGCCGGGGCAGATCGGGAACCTCGGCGCGCGCGGCGTCCTATTTCACCGCTTCGCCGCCGCGGCGATCGAGCACATGAGGGAGCACCAGGAGCGCTCGATCGACGTCGCGATGGCGATGGAGCTGCTGGCGGAGGTCATCGCTCAGCGTGACGTCGCCGACGAGGACGTCGTCCACCTTCCCCTCGCGGACATGCGCTGGCTGCGGGTTCTCGTGACGCGCTGGTCCTATCAGCACGAGTTCACGATCGAGCGGGTGGTCGCCGTCGAGCGTCGCCTCTACGGGGAGATCGAGGTGCGAGGCCCCGACGGTACGACGTACACGCGGGCGGTGACGGGGATGCCCGACGTCCTGCTCGCGGGTCCCGGGCCGGAGGAGGCGACGATCATCGACTGGAAGACGGGGTTCGCGCCGCCCGCTCGGAAGCGGGAGCCGACGGAGGAGGACCCCGAGCCCTCGGACAAGCTCAGCGACATGGGCTACGTGCAGCAGGTCGTCTACGGCTGGCTCGTGATGAAGAACTACCCGTCGATCCAGCGCGTGACCGAGCGCGAGTGGTACGTGATGGCGAAGGAGGATCCCGTCCGGGAGGCGTCGGTCGAGCGTTGGGAGATGGAGCGGATCGAGGACGTCCTCGCGGGCGTCATCTCGCAGATGGACGGGGCGATCGCCTCGCTCCCGGATCTCCTCAGGGCGCAGGCTAAGGCGCGGAGGGCGAAGAAGCCGGTCCCGACGGGGAGGTTCTTCCCGATCCCCGGCTCGCACTGCGGGGTCTGCGTCGGCCGTCGCCACTGCCCGGTTCGCAAGAACTTCGGCATCCCCGACACGCTCGTGGAGGCCCAGCGGCTCGCGCGAGAGTGGCACGTCGCGGGGGAGATCCGGACGGAGCGCATACCGTACCTAAAGGGCTGGGTGGCGGACAACGGTCCGATCCCGGTCCCGCACGCCAAGGGTCGCCGGGTCGTCGGGTTCAGGAACGGCTCGCGGTCGCTCTCCCTCTTCGAGCCCGAGTCCGCGCCGGACTCCCCCTTCGATCCCCTCCTGGAGGAGGCGGCGCGGAAGGCGGGGGTGCTGTCCGATGCCTGACTGGACGGACGCACGCCTCCTCGGGTTCGACCTGGAGACGACCTCCGTTGATCCCGAAGCGGCGCGCGTCGTATCGGTCGCCTGCGTCGCGGTCGGCGGAGGACTGGAGACGGACGGCTGGCACGAGATCGTCGACCCGGGGGTGGAGATCCCGGAGGAGGCGACGGGGGTCCACGGGATCACGACGGAGCGCGCCCGCGCGGAGGGCCTACCCCTCGTCGTCGTCCTTCCCCGGATCCTCGCCTCGTTCCGGGAGGCGCAGGCGGGCGGCTGGCCGGTCGTGATGCACAACGCCCGCTACGACCTCACGGTCCTCGATCGTGAACTCCGGCGGGGCGGGATGGCCGAGCAGGCCGCGATCGTCGAGGAGGTCCTCGTCGTAGACCCGATCATCATCGATCGACACCTGGATCGTTACCGGCCGAAGCGCGTGGCGTCTCACTCCCTGGAGGACGCCTGCCGGGTCTGGAACGCTCCGCTCGACGGCGTCCACGACGCGACGTTCGACGCTCTCGCTGCGTGCCGCCTGGCGTGGCGGCTCTGCCGGAGCGGCCGAGTAATCCGTCGAGCGCGGAACTCCGCGGAGCGCTACGAGCTGGAGGGCCTGGAGGCGGACTGGGATCGCGTCCGCGGGGATCTCGTCGCCCTCTACGCTTGGCAGCGGGAGGTCGCGGCGGCGGACGCGGAGCGGCTGGAGGCTTACTTCCGGGCGGGCGATCCGCGGAAGGACGTTCCTGCGCAGCCTGATCGGGTCGTTCTGCGTGAGTGGCCCGTCGTACCGTTTCGTGACGAGGTGCCGAGCGCATGAATCCCTGGCGTCGCCTCGACCTCATATCCCGCCTGGAGCTTCTCCGCGCGGAGATCTGGACGGCCCCGGGGTGAGCGGTCCTCCGCGCACTCGCCGGTCTGGGCGTGGTACACGAACCCGACGTGACGCAGGAGATGCTGGACGTGCTCCACTCGGAGGGCGCCGACTTCGACACGTTCTCGCAGCTCTCGCGTCCGGGCGCGGTCGAGGCGCTGGATCGCCACGGTCCGGCGCTGACCCTCGGGATGATGTCTGCGGAGGCGCACGCGACGATCTCGCCGGAGGAGATGCACGCCGTGATGAACATGGACCGTCCGAAGCGGCAGGAGTTGATGGAGCGGATCCTGGCTGTCCGGGGCGCGGCGCTGTGAGCGGACGTCGTAAGACTCGGACGGAGCGCTGGCGAGATCGTCTGCTCGCCTGGCGATGGACGCATTACCGATGGAGCATCATCTGGTGGTCGCGCTGCTGGCGCTGGTCATTGGTCAAGCGCGGCGTGTTGCCGCTGCCGAGGCCGGAGGCGGGGTCACCCCCGTTGCGCCTGGGCGACATACGGCTACTTCGCCGTCGAGACACGAGCGAGTGGGACGATCGCCTCCTCCTCGAGGACGTTTGGTTTAGTGTCTGGTTGGAGCGAGGCGGGCGCGTAGGATGAGTTTCCACCTGGGCGCCGTCGAAGGCCATCGTCCCGCCCGCGGAGCGGGACCTCCGCGAGGAGTACGCACACTGCTGCGCGGGAGCGGCGATGTTCGGTCGCGCCCACTGCACGTGCTGGGAGCCGATCTACGACCTAGAGCAGGCTCCGCTCGCGGACGGCGGCGTTCCGCCCGAGGAGATCCCGACGCGAACGAAGTGCTGCGCGGACTGCGCCTATCGCATCGGATCCCCCGAGCGGGCGGACGAGCACGAGGAGGACGACCTCCTCTCGAAGGCTTGGGACCTGCGCTCGGAGTTCTGGTGCCATCAGGGCGTCCGCCGAGTGGTCGCGTTCCGTCACCCCGATGGCCGAGAGTTACCAGCCGGTGACGGCGACTATCGCCCGCCCGTCGGTCCCGAGGGTCGACCGGTCGTATGGAGGGCAGACGGAACCGTTGGTGAGCGCTGCGCGGGTTGGGCGGCGCTGAGGGGCGCGGCGATGGTTGAGGTGGACCCGTGATCCTCGCGACCTTCCCGTCGAAGTGCCCGGACTGCGGCGAGGAGATCCGCGAGGGCGAGGAGGTCGGCCTGGTCGACGACGAGTGGGTCTGCGCTGCGTGCGTCGCCGACGCGGGCGGCGAGGACGACGAGTTCGATGACTGACCGCGCGCTAGCCTACGGCGATGACTGACGTGTCGGGCCTCCGCAGGCGCATCCACGAAGTCGTCACGGTAGAGGCGTTCGAGCCTCGCCCATCTTCGCCCCACCCGGACGACCCCGAGCGTCCCACCTGGGTCTGCCCGCTCTGTGCGGCCCTGACCGAGGAACGCGAGATGCACGTCCGCTGGCACGACTCCGTTGCTGTGTCGATGGAGAGGGCCGACGATGTCTACTGGTGGAGCCTGTCGCGCGGATGAAGCGCGGCGAGCCCCTTCGGTCCTCGGACCGCAAGCGTCCGCTCCTCGGGAAGGCGATCCCGGCGGACGGACGACCGAAGGCCCGCCGGATCGTCGTCCTCGCGCCCGCGGACACCGATCCCCGCGTTCGCGCCCGGAAGCCGCTCCTCGGCAAGGCCATCCCGATCGAGGGTCGCTCTGGGGCCTCCCTAGCGTCCGCTACGTCCCGGCGGGGCCTCGGGGCGGGTAAACCCCCGCGTCAGGTCCGCGCGGACGCCACGTTCCGCGAGGTGGTCTCCCAGGGTCCCTGCGCGATCTGCGGCACGACCCGGCGTCGGAGGGAGGCGCACCACCTTCTCGCGCAGGAGCACATACGGACCTGGGTCGCGTCGCTGCGCATGGGCGACGAGAGGGCGGAGCGGAACCTCCTCCGCCGACTACTCTCCGACCCCCGGAACGGCATCGCGGCCTGTCCTACCTGCCACCAGCGGGTCGAGGGCCGCTCCGTCCCGCTGGCCCGCTCGAAGGTTCCGCCGACGGCGTTCGCGTTCGCGGCGGAGCTCGGAGAGTGGGCAGTCGTGAGACTGGAGCGCGAGTACCCAGATATCCCCCAGAGAGGGGCGGAAGCAATGACGACCACCGAAGACCCCCCAGGCCCGAGGATGAGTCGAGAGGCGCCGGGAAGACCCGCCGTGAGCGGGACGCTGGCGAGCTCGGCCGGGCGGCCGGAGCCCCGATGACCGGCCAGCGCCGAAGGGATCCTCGACGTGGACCGAGCGGACGCTCCGTTACGCGAGTAGCACCTCCGCGTCGCTCACGGCGGCGCGGGGTCCTGAACCCAACCAGCGGAGGAGAAGCATGTCGGTAACGCAAGAGGATGAGCTGGCCGCGGCGCGCGCTCGCGCGGACTGGCCGGAGGACGAGTCGGCGGAGTCCGTCGCGGATCGCGCGGCGAACGACGACGGAGAGCCGACCCAGGAGGAGATGTTCCCGAAGGGCGTCCTGGAGGGCGACAACAAGGTCACCCTCGCGAAGTTGATCCGCGCGAACGAGTCCGTCGAGGTGACGGCCTCGCTGATGTCGGCGGAGGTCCCGCTCCGCGGCGGCCTCGTCGACCCGCGGAGGGAGGGGAAGGTCGTCGTCTCCTACGAGGCGGCCCGGTACATCCCCGTCCCGCAGCGGGAGGGCGAGCCGGGCGACAAGAAGGTCAAGGGCTGGAAGGTCCGCTGCCAGCTCCGGCCGACGTACGTCGAGCCCGCGGACGCCTACTACTCCGAGGAGGACGTACTGATGATCCTCGAGCGGGCGGGTATTCCGCGGACGGCGGACGTCATCCCGGAGCTGCTCGGGAAGAAGGCGGCGTAGGATGACCGCGCGACCCCGAGTCGCCGGTGCTCAAGGGGGCGACTCGGGGGCGGCGATCAGCGCGAGAGGAGAGAGATTCTCGCGTCTGTAATCGTAGCGTCAGGCGCGGCGCGCGGGCCGCCTAGCGCGTTCGCCCGGAAGGTAGTAGGGTTAGCCCCACGGACTGGTCACGGACGCAGGGACGTGGGGGGTTCGGAGAGAGACATAGTCATTCGATCCCTCGGCCCACCGGGGGGGCCGTAGGACGACCGTTAGGAGAGAGACATGAGGATGGGGATTCGTTGGGGTCGTAGCTCGCTGTCGCCGTTACCCAGGTGTCTGGGGGTAGGCTCGGCCTCACCCGGGGCGTGAGCGCCCCCAAGCTGGCGATCCACGACGGACGGCAACTGGCCGACGTCCAGGTCGCCAGGTCCGCGCTCTCGGTCATCGGCGAGCGCATACCGAGGGGTCGCGTCTCGGCGACCCGCTCCGTCTTCCTGGCGCTGCTGGAGGCCGCGGGGGAGGCGACGCCCTGGACCCGGAGGGCGATCGCGGATCGCGCCGGGGTCGGGACGGGCCTGGTCAAGGACGCAGTCGAGGCCCTGGAGGTACTCGGGCTCCTGCGCGTCCTCGTCGATGGGTCCTGGCAGTTGGTGACCCCGTCCGCCGAGGCCCCGCCGCTGCCGGAGGTGGAGCTCAAGGGTGGCCCGCTGGACGGCGTCGACCCGGAGCTGCGGGCGCGGGCGGAGAAGTTCTACGTCGTCCACGTCGGCCGGGTCGAGCAGATCCGCGGCGGCCGTCCCGCGAGGACGGACCTCGTTCTCGCGGCCGCGGTCAGGATCCTCCGGAAGGAGCCGAACCCCCACGAGATCCTCGCTCGCCTGGACTGGGCTCTGGGTCAGCGCTTCTACGCGGACAAGGTCCTCTCCCTTGGGGACTTCGAGCGCTGGTACGGACGGATCAGCGCGGCGTACCTCGCGGACAAGGCCACGGAGAAGAGGGCTCCGAGGGAGCGCGAGGTCGTCCCGTTTCGGCCTCACGGCTCTTACGAGTCCGAGCGGCTGGAGGTCCGCGCATGACGGAGACGATCGCCGTGGACGGGGACGCCGAGAGGGCCGTCCTGGGGGCGCTCATGATCATGGGCGACGCGCGGTACGTCGCGGGACTCGCGACGCGCGGCCTTCGCGCGGAGGATTTCTACTACCAGCAGCACGGGGTGGTGTTCACGGGGATGGTCTCCCTCTCCGACCGGCAGGCCGCGATCGACACGATCACGGTCGCGGGGGAGCTAGATCGCCTGGGTCTCCGAGGGATCGTCACCCGCGGGCAGATAGACGAGCTGACGGGCTACGTTCCGGCGGCCGGGAACTATCGAGACTACGCCGACCGCGTGATGGATCTGGCCCGCTGGCGTGGTCGCAAGCGGGCCGCGCAGGCCATGTCCGAAGCGATCGAGCGCCGTGACTCGACGGCCTGGCTTCGGGCTCGGTCCGACCTCGACTCCGCGACGGCGGGGACGAGAACGGAGTCGCTCTCCCCGGAGCAGTGGGGCGCGACCCTGTTCGACTTCTTCTCCGCCAGCGAGGAGGAGGCGAACGCCTACGCGATACCACTTCCCTTCGCGCGGCTGAGCGACGCCCTCGGCGGGGGCCTCTGGCCGGGGGAGGTGTTCGCCCTCTCCGGACCCACGAGCCACGGGAAGGCTCTCGCCCTTACGACCCCGATCCTCACACCCGTCGGCTGGTCAACGATGGGCGATCTGAGGGTAGGCGACGAGGTCTTTGGGGCCGACGGTCGTCCTACTCGGGTCGCTATTACCCACCCCGTCCTACTCGGATCCGACTGCTACGAGGTAAGGTTCTCAGACGGCGCGACTCTCGTCGCCGACGCGGACCACCTCTGGCGGTACGAGGTAGGCGAGCGGGTTCACGTCGACTATCGCCGTGAGGGTGGCGTCCGCGTTAGGGATCGGATCCAGCACCACGTCGAGGTCATCGACTCGACGGTCGCGTTGGGGGCGGCGATCGAGGCCACGTCGCGATCTCCTCGCGTTCGACTCGGCGCTCCCCTCGAACGGCCGACGGCTACGGACCTGCCGATCGACCCTTACGTCTTAGGGGTTTGGCTCGGGGATGGCGCTTCGCGTACGGGGAATGTTACGAGTCACGTCGACGACGTGGAAGAGATCGCGTCGTATCTTCGAGCGGTCGGAGAGGCCCCGATCGTTAGTTGCTACCCAGGGCGCGCCGCGGGGATTCGCCTACCTGCCCCTCGTCCCGACCTCTGCGCACGAGGCCACGTACGACGAGGACGCTGGAATCGTTGCGACGAATGTCGCCGAGCGCGCTATCGCGGAGAGGAGGAGTCGGACGCCTGGAACGTGCCACTCGTTACGCGCCTAACTCGTATGGATCTCGCGTATCCCAACCCGAAGCGGATCCCCGAGGAATACCTATCAGCCTCCAGGGACCAGCGTCTCGCGCTCCTCCAGGGCCTGGTCGATACGGACGGTTCGGTCGACCGATACGGCGGCGTAGAGTTCTGCTCGATCTCTCGACGCTTGACCGAGCAGGTTATCGACCTCATCCTATCCCTCGGCGCGTCGCCCCGGCTATACGAGAAGTCGCTCGTCGCGGGGAAGCGCGGGACCGATCGGGCGTGGCGGGTGTTCTTCCGCATGGAGTTACCAGCGGCGCGTCTCGCTCGGAAGCGCGAGAGGTTTCGAGCGCTGAACGACCGAAAGCGCTATCGCTACGTCAAGTCGGTGACGCTCGTCGAGTCGATTCCTGTCCGCTGTATTACAGTCAAGGCCGAGGACGGTATGTTCCTCGCTGGACGGTCGCTCGTCCCGACGCATAACTCCATCGTCGCCGACATGTGGCTCGATCACGCTGCGGATCGCGGCAAGGCGTGCCACCTGTACATGACGGAGATGACGGCGATCTCCCGCGGTCTTCGCTACCTCGCCCGGCGGACAGGCGTGCCGTTCATGCGGCAGCGTCGACGAGCGTTGACGGATCAGGACCGCTCGAAGATCCTCGCGGAACTCGGGCGGATGCCGTACGGCTGTACGGTCGCGGCGGACTGGTCCATCGACGACGTCGTCCGCGACGCGCTCCGGGCGCGCTACGACTTCGTCGTCGTTGACCTGCTCCACGGCTTCCACTACGAGGACGAGCGTGGCCTGGACAAGTTGTCCAAGGCGATGCAGCGCCTCGCCCACGTCTCGACGACGATCGACGGACACAACGGGACCGCCGTCCTGGCGCTGACTCACCTCAAGGAGGAGGGACTCGTCAAGGGGAAGGTCCCGAAGCCGACGATCACGTCGATCAAGGGCGGGTCGTCGATCAAGCAGGACGCGGAGTTCGTCGGGTTCGTCTGGCAGGATCAGGACGACAGTGGCGCGCTGACCGGCGAGGCGGAGGTGTGGATCCCGAAGGGGCGCACGGGCCAGCTGGAGCGCCTGGAGGTCCGCCTGAACCCCTCGCGCTTCCGATTCGACTTGCGACAGGACGAGCTGGGACCCGAGGGGTCTCCAGCCGCGGAGAAATCGACCGGTACGGACATACCGTTCTAGGAGGAGAGAGACGATGGTCGTGTTGTTGCCACTAGACGGGGAGCGCCTGAGGGCTTGCACGCGCTGCCCGACCGTAGGGCTTTGCTCCCCGACGCCGGAGCGCTCGTCGTTCTATCCGCGCCGGACGGGGGGCGCCCTGTACGACTCGCAGTGCAAGACGTGCTCGAAGGCGATCGCGACGGCGTACCAGCGCGAGACGGGCGCCCCGGCCGTCTACGCTCGCCGTCGGCGGGCGGCGCTCCTGGGGGACTCGGAGGCGCGGGAGGCGTTCCTGGCTCGGCAGCGCGTCTACGCCGCTCGCTCTCGTGAGCGGAACCGCGAGGAGATCCGGAGGCGCGACGCGGTGCGGCGCCGGGAGAACTCCGAGGCCATCCGCGTCGATCGTCGTCTCGCTCGGGAGAGGAAGGGCGCTCCGCTGGTCGTCCCCGCGGTCCCGAAGAACACGACGGCGGCGATCGCCTACCCGGCCGGTCCGTTCCGCGACTGGCTGCGGGGGATGATCGCGGCGGAGACGCGGAGCGGGATCCCGAACGCCCAGGCCATCGTCGGCGAGCGCTGCGGGATCTCGGACAAGAACCTCCGGGCGTGGATCAAGGACGGCGCGTACGTCGACGCGAGCTCCGTCTGGAAGAGCTGGTGCTGGGAGCGCCGCGGGGACTACCTAGACGAGATGACGATCGACCGCGCGGTCTCTGCGGAGGGGTCGCTGATGCTCTCGGACCTCTACCCGGCGGGCGCGCTCGTCGTCCGCCGGTACGCTCCGTCGAGGGATCTTCCGGTCGCGCCGACGGAGGCGTGCTCGACCCCGGGCTGCGGCGCGGCCCGGGCGGCCGGGCGCTTCTGCGGTCCCTGCTCCGCGAGGCTGGCGGCGCTCCGCGAAGAGTTCGCCTCGGAGTCTCGGGCGATGTCCGCGGCGGGCGGCGCGACGCGGAGGCAGTCGAAGGCGAAGCGCTCGAGGACCCCGACGTGCTGTCAGAGTAACTGTTGGAACACTAGGGAGGCGGGTCAGAGGTTCTGCCCGGAGTGCATCGACGACGGCTGGACAGAGGATGTGTTCGAGTGAGCGCTACCGGTGATCCGTACCTGGCCCAGCGCCTGGCCGCGCTGGAGCTCGCGAACCGAGCCAAGCGGGAGCGCATCGCGCTTCTGGGGAGGGGCGAGACGAAGCACCCGGCGCCGTACGTCGCGGGACTGATCGAGGCGCCGCCTGCCTGCCTGCGGACGATGATGGTCGGGAGGATCGTCCGGCGCGTAGTGGGCGTCGGCGACAGCCGCGCCAGTCGTCTCCTGGTGGGGGCGCACGTCGGCGAGCGCAGGTGCCTCGGGGACTTGACCGCCCGCGAGCGCTCGTCCCTGGCCGAGCGGCTGGTGATCCGATGACGGCCGCGGAGGCGGGGGCCGTCGCCGTTCGCGTCGGCATGATCGCGGAGTCCGCGACGGTCGAGGCGCTGAAGTCGCAGTCGGCCAGTCACGCCCAGGTCGCGATCGTCGTCCGTCAGGCCGTCGAGGCGGCGATCCGCGAGAACCTCACGTCGCAGGGGAGGCTGATGTGATCATACGTACGCTGCGGCGTCGATTCCGCGAGGTGGAGACGCCCGAGACGGTCAAGTCCCAGACGGTTCGGGGTCGCCGCTCGCCGCGCTGGGCCGTGTGGAGCCGGATGCTTATCCCGTGCCGCGATGGCGTCCCGTACCTGTTTCGGCTGCGGATCGTCCAGACCCCCTGGTTTGGGATCTACCTCCACGACATCTACGAGGACGACGAGGACCGTGACCCCCACAACCACCCCTGGTCCTTCGCCAGCGTCGTCCTGCGCGGCTACTACGTTGAGCGAGTCTACCCCGAGCCTACCCATTCGAGCGAGTACGTCGTGCTCCGCCATCGCCGCGGGAGCGTCCATCGCATGGGCACCCGAGAGGCCCATCGGATCGTCGATGCCGCCCCAGGCCTGAAGACCCTCATCTTCGTCGGACCCCGTCAGGGCGGCTGGGGGTTCTTCTGCGAAGAGGGGTTCGTCGCCTGGGAGCGGTACGAGCATCGTCAGAAGGTCGCGTACGGAGCAAGGCCTTGATCCCCGTCGATCGGATCAAGGCCTGCTCGAACTCGTCTTGTCGCTTGGTTCTACCGGCGGATCGTGACGATGAGTCCGGGGCGGGCTTCTGGGTCTCCGAGCGCAGGGGCGGCCGCGTCAGCCGATACGGCTCCTGGTGCAAGGACTGCGTGCGGACGAAGAATCGGGAGGCCGCGAGGAGGCGCCGAGCGCTGCGGACGGAGCATCGCCCGCGCCGGGCTGTTCGCCTGGTCGAGCACGAGGGCCGGATCGTGCAGTGGCGGACGTGCGACTGCGGAGTCGAGGGGCCGTGCCTGGACTCTCCGGAGTCTCTCTTTCCCGTTCACGCCCGCGACGCGGACGGACGAGCGACGGGGTGGAGGACGCGCTGCCGGGCCTGCTGGAACGTCTATCAGCGGGAGACGCGAGCGGTCGGCGGGGAGCGGACGAACACGCGGCGGCGGGAGCGTCACGCCGAGCGGATGGCGTCCGACCCGGCCTACGCGGAGGCCCAGAGGCGAAGGGCGGCGGAGGCCTACGCGCGGAGTCCCGCGCGTAGGCGAGCGGTCGAGGAGGCCAGTCGGCGCTGGAGGAGGCTCCATCCGGAGCGGGTGCGCGACCGCGACGCGGCCTACCGCGCGCTGAGGGCGCTCCGGGAGGGACGTGACTATCGTCCGCGGCGGTACGTCATCGACGGCACGGCCCCTCGCCTGCCGTCCGGTCCCCTCCGCGCCTGGCTGGTCGCGTATCGGCTCGAGCGCGGGATCGCCGAGGTCGCGGCGCTCGCCGCGGAGCTCGGACTCGTTCGTCGTCGCGTCGCCTCGCTCCTCGCCGGGGAGCAGGAGTCGGTCACCCTCGACGTCGTCGACGTGGCGCTGAGCAACGCGGAGGCGGTCGTCTTCCTCGACGGCCGCTACGTCCTGACGCTCGACGATCTCTACCCGCTCGGGGTCTAGCCGCCCTCGGCGGTATACTACGCGCATGGGTCAGGAGAAGCACGGGACGGCCATCGGGTGGACCCAGGCGCCGGGGTTCCGAGGTGAGACCTGGAACGCGACCACGGGCTGTAGCCACGTCTCCGCCGGGTGCGACATCTGCTACGCGGAGGCGCTAAGTCTCCGTCGTGGCTGGAGCGAGAAGCCCTGGACCCCGGAGAACGCCGAGGAGAACGTGGTCCTCCATCCCGAGCGCCTGACCGCGCCCTATCGCTGGCGGGAGCCGCGGGCGATCTTCACGAACTCGATGTCAGATCTCTTCCACCCGCTGGTCCCGTATCAGTTCATCGCGGACGTCTGGCGAGCGATGCACGACAACCCTCGGCATCGGTTCATGACGCTGACGAAGCGCCCGAAGCGGATGCGGGACTGGACGCGGACCTTCGCCGCGCGGGCCGGGATCTCCGAGTCTGAGGTCTGGCCGAGTTGGATGTGGATCGGGACCTCGGTCGAGGATCGCGACGTCGTAGGCCGCGCGGACCTCCTCCGGGAGACTTCGGCTGCGGTCAGGTTCGTCTCCGCGGAGCCGCTACTCGGCGCGATAATCCCGGGCCTTGACCTATCGGGCATCTCTTGGCTGATCGTCGGCGGCGAGTCTGGCTCGGGTCATCGCAAGATGCACCTCCAGTGGCTGGAGGATCTCGTCGCGGAGGCCGACCGCCTCGGGGTGGCGACGTTCGTGAAGCAGGACTCCGGCCCGCGCCCCGACCAGCAGGGCCGGATCCCGGACGACCTTCTCGTCCGCGAGTGGCCAGCGCTCTCGGCGAAGGCGCCCGACGGGGCGCTGTTCTAGATGGCCTCCCCGCTGGCGAAGACGAGCGAGGTTACCGATCGGATGCCCTACGAGGCGTTCATCGATCTCAAGACGCAGAGCGACGGGGATCAAGGGTTCGAGCCAGTCGTCCTTCCGGATTTCCTCTTCGATTTTCAGCGCGCGATCGTGGAGTGGGCGGTCCGCAAGGGCAAGGCGGCGATCTTCGCTGACTGTGGTCTCGGGAAGGCGCCGATGTCCCTAGCCTGGGCCGAGAATGTGATCCTCCACGCTAAGCGTCCCGTCCTGATCCTTGCGCCACTGGCCGTCTCCGCTCAACTCGTGGCGGAGGGGGAGAAGTTCGGCGTGGAGTGCGCTATCTCGCGGGACGGGACGGTCAGGCCACGGGTGACCGTCACGAACTACGAGCGGCTCCATCACTTTCGGCCCGAGGACTTCGCTGGGGTGGTATGCGACGAGTCGAGTTGCATCAAGTCTTTCGATGGGGTTCGCCGCAGGCTCGTGACGGACTTCATGCGGAAGATGCCCTATCGGTTGCTGTGCACCGCGACGGCCGCGCCGAACGACTACGTGGAGCTCGGCACGTCCAGCGAGGCGCTCGGCTACCTGGGCCATATGGACATGCTCTCTCGGTTCTTTACGAATAAGGATAAGACCTCGAAGGCGAGGGTGGGACGCTGGCGGGCCGAGTCCCCCGAGACCCGAGCGGAATGGCGCTTCAAGGGGCACGCCGAGGATCCGTTCTGGCGCTGGGTAGCGTCCTGGGCGCGGGCGATCCGTAGGCCGTCGGATCTCGGCTTTGAAGACGGTCTCTTCCTACTGCCGTCGCTAGACGTCCGCGAGCATGTGATCGCGGCGAGGACGCAGCGCGAGGACACGCTCTTTGACCTTCCCGCACAGGGCCTTCGCGAGGAGCGCGACGAGTCGCGCCGGACGATTACGGAGCGCTGCGAGGCGGCGGCGGAGTTGCTCGCCGACGCCGACTCGGCCGTGGCGTGGTGCCAGTTGAACGCGGAGGGGGATCTCCTGACGAAGATAATCGACGGGGCGGTTCAGGTCAGCGGTGCGGATAGCCTAGAGGCGAAGGAGGAGGCGCTTACGGCCTTCTCGCGGGGAGAGGTTCGCGTCCTGGTGACCAAGCCGAGGATCGCCTCCTGGGGTTTGAACTGGCAGCACTGCCATCGGACAACGTTCTTTCCTAGTCACTCCTTCGAGGAGGCCTATCAGGCTATTCGGCGTTTCTGGCGGTTCGGCCAACGCGAGCGAGTCGTCGTAGACATGGTGACGACCGAGGGTGGGATCAACGCCCTGAAGAGTCAGGCTCGGAAGGCGGAGCAGGCGGAGCGGATGTTCGCCGCCCTGGTCGGCCACATGAACGAGGCGCTGTCGATTCGCCGAGCGGAACCGTACGATGAGGAAGTAGGCGTGCCGGAATGGCTGATGTGGTGACGATGAACGGAGAAGGGAGCGCTACGTGCCGATAGCTGAGCAGGAGATAGCCGAGCGATACGCGCTCTACTGCGGGGACGCGATGGAGGTCCTACCGACCCTCCCGGCCGAGTCGATGGGACTGTCGATCTACTCGCCTCCGTTTGTCACCGAGAGGGGCGGCGCGCTGTACACGTATACGTCTTCGCCTCGGGATCTCTCGAACTCGCGGACCTACGTAGAGTTCATGGAGCACTACGGTTTCATCGTCCGCGAGATCGAGCGGGTGACGATGCCGGGCCGTATGAGCGCGGTTCACTGCGCAGACATCCCAACGGGCAACTCTGGTCGAGACGCCCTCTCGGACTTCCCCGGGGATATCATTCGGCTTCATCGCGAGATCGGCTTCGACTACGTTGCTCGATACCACGTCTGGAAGGAGCCGCTGACCGTTCGGAACCGGACGATGAAGAAGGACCTGGCGCATCGGACGCTGACCGAGGACTCGACGCGCTGCTCCGTCGCCTCGGCGGACTACCTTCTGATCTTCCGCAAGCACGGAGAGAACCCGGTTCCAGTGGCCCATCCCGATGGCCTGATGGAGTACGCGGGTGAGCGGCCGATCCCTGCGGAGTTGATGTCCTACCGCGGTTGGACGGGGAACCAGCGGGAGAACCGCTACTCGCACTGGATCTGGCGCCAGTACGCCTCGGCGTTCTGGGATGACGTTCGACTTGATCGGGTACTCCCATACCGGGAGGCTCGCGACGATGAGGACGAGCGCCACGTCCATCCCCTCCAACTAGACGTCATAGATCGCTGTCTCGTCCTCTGGTCGAACCCAGGGGAGACGGTCCTGACGCCGTTCATGGGTGTCGGCTCGGAGGTCTACGGTGCGGTCCGTCAGGGGCGACGTGGGATCGGGGTGGAGTTGAAGCCGAGTTACTTTCGGCAGGCGGTCAAGAACGTCAAGGCGGCGGAGACGGACGCTCGCGGGCAGGACGTCCTGATGCTCGGGGACGCGGTATGACCGGCCAGGAGGGGCGCGCGACGCCCGCGCCCCGGAGCAAGTCCCCCGACACGGTCCTCCCGGGCGACGTCGTCATACCCAGCTCCGGCCCGTACGCCAAGATCCAGTGTCGCGTCGTCGACGTCCTCCGACCGCGGCCGTCTCAGTACGACCTCAAGATCGTCCCGACGATGCCGCTGGCGAAGGTCTGGTCGGTCCGGAGCTCGATGCGCGTGAGGGTCGTCCCGCCGGATCCGCTGGCCTTCGATCCGGACTGGTGCGTCGCGCCGGGCGAGACCCTCCGGGAGTGGATCGAGGAGAGCGGACTCTCGGTTCGCTCCACCGCCACGATCTGCGGCCGGATGCCCGTCGAGCGGATGGAGGCGATCATCGCCGGGGATGAGCCGATCACCGACGTCGACGCCGAGGCGCTGGCCCACGGGACGGGCATCCCTGATCGGCACTGGCTGGCACTGGAGCGGTTCTACCGTCAGGGTCTCGCGGAGGGGAGGAAGCGGCTGTGAGCGAGCGGACCTACAGCATCGCGGTCGACTTCGACGGGGTGATCCACAGTTACACGTCGCCGTGGATCACGGCCGAGGTCATCCCAGACCCACCGGTCCCTGGAGCAATCGACTGGCTGAACGAGATCAGCAAGCGCTTCAAGGTCATCATCTTCACGATACGCGGCAAGACCGGCGCAGGGCGGGATGCCGTCAAGGCGTGGCTCTGGGAGCACGGCTTCGAAGCCGCGGGTGCGGGCAGCGACCTGGTCGTCACTGCAGAGAAACCCCCAGCGCTGATCTATCTCGACGACCGCGCGGTGCGCTTCGACGGGACGAACTTCCCGACGTCCGAGGAGATCCGCGATCTGGTCCCCTGGAACAAGAAGACGAAGGGCGATGCCTCCGAAGCCTGCGGCCGCCTGCTCGTCGGCCAGGGCGGCGACACGTGGGATCCGACCTGCGTGCTGCCCGCGGGGCACAGGGGCGCCTGTCGGCCCGAGACCGGCCGATGAGCCCATCGGGTGCCACGCTGGATCGGGTGCTCGAGGTCCTGGGCGAGCATCGGTTCGTCTGGGCGTCGGAGCGGGACCTCCAGGCGGGGGTCGCGAGCGCGCTGGAGTTCTGGGGCCTGACCGTCGAGCGCGAGGTCCGAGTCGACGCGCGCAGCCGCCTCGACCTTCGGGTCGATCGCGTCGGGATCGAGGTCAAGGTCAAGGGGTCCTGGCGGGACGTCCTCCGCCAACTCGAGCGCTACGCCCTCCTGGACTCCGTCGACGCCCTCGTGCTCGTGACCGCCTGCCCGTCTCACGCCCGGATCGTCGGTCGCCCGGTCGGCAAGCCGCTCCACCTCCATCGCGTCGGCTCCGGACTGTGAGGACGTACGGGACCCTGCGCTTCGGCGAGGACAAGGGTCGCACCTTTGGCGGCTCGTTCTGGATCATCTCCGCGGAGCCGCACGTCACGATGCGCCTGAAGCGGATCTTCGGACGGGTGGACCCGAGGCGGGACGGAACCCTCGTGATCAGCGACACGCCGGAGACCGCCGCGGACCTGGAGTGGGTGCTGGGGCGCTGGCCGCTCGTCCTGGACGAGGCGTCCCGCTCCCGCCTGGAGGTCGCCGCCCGCGGCTACCGAGAGTCGCAGGAGGCCGTCGACAAGATCTTCGGCGGGGATCGCCTTCCCTTCCGGATGACCCCGGCCCGCGAGCCCCGCGACTACCAACTGGTCGCCGCGGACGTGACGCTGACCACGGGGCGCCTGCTCCTCACGGACGACATCGGACTCGGGAAGACGTTCACGGGCCTGCTGGTCCTCCGTGACCCCGAGGCCCGTCCGGCCCTCGTCGTGTGCCCGACCCACCTGACCCGTCAGTGGCTCGCGGAGCTGCACATCAGCTTCCCGACGCTGAGGGGCCACATCGCCCAGCGGGCCACGCCGTACAACCCGTCCCTCCGGAGGGACATGGGCGGGCACTACCCCGACGTGCTGATCATGTCCTACTCGAAGCTCGCGGGCTGGTCCCAGCACCTCGTCGGCTGGGTCCGGACGGTCATCTTCGACGAGATCCAGGACCTCCGCGTGGCGGGATCCCAGAAGTACACCGCGGCGGCGATGATCGCGGACGCGGCGCGCGTCAAGCTCGGGATGACCGCGAGTCCCGTCTACAACTACGGCGGCGAGATCTACAACGTGATGCGGATCCTCGACGTGGACGCGCTCGGCACCCGAGCGGAGTTCGTCCAGGAGTGGGGGGCGGAGAGCGGTAAGAAGGTCGCGGTGAGGGACCCGCGCGCCCTGGGATCGTTTCTCCGGGAGGAGAACCTCATGCTGCGGCGCACCCGCGCGGACGTCGGCCGCGAGCTCGGGGACCTCGTCCGCGTCCCCCACGACGTCGACGCGGACCCGGACGTGATCGAGCGGGAGACGGCCGACGCGACGAGCCTCGCGACGCTGATCCTGAGCGGCGACGGCAACCGTCAGGAGCGGTTCCAGGCGGCGGGCGACCTCGACTGGCAGATGCGCCGGGCGACCGGACTGGCGAAGGCGCCGTACGTGGCGGCGTTCGTCCAGCTGCTGCTGGAGTCCGAGGCGAAGGTGGTCCTGTTCGGATGGCATCGGGACGTGTACGCCGCCTGGCAGGAGCGCTTCCGCAGGGCCGAGATCGGGTTCGTGATGTACACCGGGAGCGAGTCGCCCGCCGCGAAGCAGCGCGCGAAGGACGCCTTCCTCGACGACGACGACTGCCGCGTCTTCGTGATGTCCCTGCGGTCGGGGGCGGGCCTCGACGGCCTTCAGCAGGCGTGCAGCGTCGCGGTCTTCGGGGAGCTCGACTGGTCCCCGGCGATGCACGATCAGTGCCTCTCGGCCGACACGGAGATTTTGACGCCTGGCGGATGGGCTCAGATGGGCGAAGTCGCTACGGGCGACGAGGTAGCCGCGTTCGATCGCGAGACGGAGGAGATCTCGTGGCGGCCAGCGCGGCGCGTTATCGAGCGTGGCCTTGCAGGCGGTGAGGAGATCTATGAGATGAAGTTGCCGGGCGTAGATCTACGCGTAACCGGCGATCATCGCATCGTCTATCAGCAGTCGTGCGGCGCGGGTCACCGCAAGATGAGTGGATGGAAGGTAGATACGGCTGCCAAACTAGCCAGTGGTCGTAGTTGGTATCGCATCCCAGTTGCTGGCTACGAAGAGGGCGTAGGCATACCGCTGACCGACTCCGAATTGTCGTTTCTCGGATGGTGGATCACGGACGGCACCCTGTCGAACCAGCGGACGCGCGCGACGCCCGGACTCGTCATCTGCCAGGCTCAAGCGTCGCCGCATAACGGGCATATTCGTCAGACCCTTGACGGTTGCGGGTTCGCCTGGACGGTCGCCGTCCGTGACGTCGGGTCCCAATTTGATCGTCGGTCGCCGATGCTTCACTATTCCGTACCTAAGAAGAGGTCGACAACACGCCTCGGGCGCGGATGGGAGGAGTTAGCGCCATACCTCGACAAGGATCTATCGCCCCTGCTCGACGATATGACTTCCAACCAGCTCGCAGTGTTTATGGAGGCGGTCCATTATGGGGACGGGGACAAGCAGGGTAAGGTGGTCCCAGGGAAGGGTGTTCAGCGGAGTTACCACGTCGGTACCGCCAGGCGCCTATTCGCCGATCGCCTCCAGTCGCTCCTCATTCGTCGCGGGTGGAGAGCAAACGTCATCGAGAAGAAGACCCCCCTGGGCCGACCATACTTCAAGATCAATACGAAGCCTGGGGCGATCCGCTCGATAAAGGGTAGCCAGCAGTTCTTACGCGTAGACCCCAGGGAGGGCGAGCGCGTCTGGTGCGTTGAGAACGACCTCGGTACCCTGGTCGTCCGTCGGCACGGTAAGGCGGCGATCGTCGGAAACTGCCTCGGCCGCCTTCATCGCGACGGCCAGGACGACCCGGTCGTCGGGTACTTCTTGACGTGCGACTACGGATCGGATCCGACGGTGATGGAGGTGCTCGGCGTCAAGCGCGGGCAGGCGGAGCCGATGATGGATCCGACGGTCGAGTTGTTCGAGCGGATGGAACCCCGAGGCGATCGCGTGAGGATGCTCGCACGGTCCGTCCTGGACCGCGGAGTAGGGGCGAGGGTCCGAGCGTGATGAGTCTCCGCCGACCGGGGCAGATCTACCCCGTCTCTCACCACTGGCTCTACTGGGAGTTGTTCTGGCGCCAGGCGGAGTCTCGCCGCGACCTGGCCTCCCGGTGGCGCGCGTTCGCGAGGCGCGTCGACGGATGGATTAGTCCGTGAGCATCCTTCGACTCTTTCCGGGCATCGATCCCGATGAGTTGATCGTCGGCGCGAAGCGCGACCATAAGCCCGTTGGGACGGTGTGCCTGTTCTCGGGGGGGAACGACTCGTCTGTGCTCGCGCATCGTTGCCACGAGCACTACTCGGCGCTCGCGTTCATCGACACCGGCACGGCGCTGCCGGGCGCTGATCGTCCTTGAGTCCGGCGACGCGTATCGGCGTCTGGTGCTCGGGATCAAGGAGAACCCGCCGCCGGGGTGGCGTCCGTATGGCTTCCCCGGCCCCGCTGGTCATAACCGGACGTACAACCAGATCAAGGAGCGCCAGCTCCGCCAGCTCCGAGCACGGCTGCAGGAGGGACACAAGCGGGGGGCGCGTGTGCTATTCCTGACCGGGATTCGTCGTGGGGAGAGTCAGCGCCGGTCGAAGCGGATGCCGATCACGAGCCACGGCGCGATCCGGTTCGTGAACCCGCTGATCGACTGGTCCGACGCCGACATGCGCGCCTACCGCTCAGAGCACGAGCTACCGGAGTCCGACGTCGCGGCTTTGATCCACCGCTCAGGGGAGTGCAACTGCGGGGCGTTCGCGGCACCGGGCGAGCGGGAGATGCTCGCCTCTCTGTGGCCGGAGTGGTTCGAGACGACGATCGGAAGTCTTGAGCGCGAGGCCGAGGCGCGCGGGATCGCATCGTGCCGGTGGGGCGAACGATCGGTAGGGCCGATCCCGGATGACGCTGGCGCGCTCTGCTCGGATTGCCAGATGCGACTCAACGTATCGGCTGACGTGGCGCCGTGAGCGGCCGCCCCGTCCCCGCCTGGCAGTCCCGCCGGTTCGTGCCGGAGAAGACCGCGGACCCGCTCACCTCTCCCGTCGGCGGCGGGAAGTCTCCATACCGTCTTGGCCGAGACTTCGAGGCGGCGGTCCGCGGACAGCTCGAGCGCCGCTCCTACTTCGTGATGCGAGCCCACGCGAGCAAGGGCAAGATCGACCTCCTCGCCGTCGGCAGGGTCACGACCGGGATCGGGATCTCGGGCCTGTTCATCCAGTGCAAGCGCCGGGGCGACATCGGCTCGACCGAGTGGAACGATGTGTGGGGAATCGCGGAGGCCGCGGGGGGCTGGCCCGTCGTCTGCTTCCGCCCGAGCCCGAGGAAGACTGCCTACTACCGGCTCGACGCGCCTCGCGAGCCGCGCCGCCCGGGGCGCCCCTGGACGCAGTTCGACCCGACGGATTGCTCTGTTGTCATTGTCCCGCCGACGCTGCCGCTCGGGCGCGCGACGTGACCTACGGTATACTGCCAGTACCCGCTTGAATGATCGAAGGAGGAGTAAGTTGACCGCCGAGGCAACCGAGGAGCAGGACCTAGTTCGAGCGAGTGAGATCGCGGCGATGCTGGGACTAAAACAGCCGAACGTTCACGCCTGGCTGCGTCGCCGCGGCATCAAGCCCGTCGCGAGGGACGAGGCCCGAGGCTGGAAGCTTTACTCCCGGGCGGAGATCGAGCTGGCCCGCGACGCGTGGGTCTCTACCGGCGGGACGGCGACGGGCGGCGCGGACGCGAACGAGAAGCGCCGGGCGGCGGCGCTCGCGCGCTCCGCGGCGAGGGCGTCATGATCGAGATCGAGCAGCCCGAGGTCTTCTTGATCGCGGAGCCGATGCTGAACACGGCCGAGATGATGCGCTACCTCCATGGGGTCGGCGGGGAGGCCTGGGCGGAGCGAGCGCTCGCCTCCCCGATCCCCGCGGCCGAGGGGCTGGTCGAGTTCATGGGGCGACTCTGCTACAAGTCCTGGGAGCCAGGCCTGAACAAGAACGTCACGAAGATCCGCGAGGATCGCGGCGACTACCTCCTGAACGTCCTGAGGTCCGCCCACGGGTCGGTGCTGGAGCACGCCTCCTTCTCCTTCGTCATCCACGACTGCTCGCGGGTTCTCACCGCAGAGCTGAATCGTCACCGCGCCGGGGTGGCGATCAGCGAGCAGTCACTCCGGTACGTGCGACTCGACGAGCTGCGCTTCCGACTCCCTCCGATCCTGCGGCCGGAGACGCGCGACTACATGCGCATCGTGGTCGAGGGCCTGGAGGAGGACATGGCCCACATGATGTCGCTGGAGGGACTCGACGAGCCTGGCCTCGACTTCGCCCGGAAGAAGACGATCACCTCCGCCCTCCGCCGGGCCGCGCCGCTCGGGCTCGCGACGGAGGAGGGGTGGACCGCCAACGTTCGCGCGCTGAGGCACGTGATCGAGATGCGCTCGGCGACGGGCGCGGAGGAGGAGATCCGGGTCTTCGCCGCCCAGGTGGCCCGCATCATGCAGGACCGAGCGTCCCAGGATCGCGGACGTGCTCGAGGCTCGCCGCGCCGCCCTGGCGGCCCGCGGTCGACCGTGACCACCTGGGTGATGACGCCCGCGGACATCGCGGCGTCTCGCGATCGCCTCGCGCGGGCGACGGCCCTGGCCCAGGCGGGCGACGTCGACGGAGCGAGGCGCGTCTGGTGGTTCCCATCGGCCGAGCAGCTCCCGAAGAGGCACTGGTCGGAGACAGCTCCGCCGTGCAGTTGTCGCGTAGACGGGGAGCCTCGCGGCGACTCGCTGTGTCGCTGGTGCGGCGGCGTGCTACCCGACCCGTAGGAGCGTTCGTGCTGGGCGATGAACCCTTCCCTCCCTCTGGAAGTACGGCACGACTGTCGGACTGTGGACGCTACCGCTACGAGTTGGGGCGACGCTGGGGCCATGGGCCGTGCGTGACCTTCGTGATGTTGAATCCGTCGACGGCGGACGCGACGCTGGATGATCCGACGATTCGCCGCTGTAGGCGATTCGCCCGAGACTGGGGGATGGGAGCGCTGGTCGTCGTGAACCTCTACGCGCTGCGCTCCGTCGACCCGAGGGCGCTGGAAACTGCGGAGGATCCGGTCGGCCCGGAGAACGACGACGTCACCCACGACGCTATCGCCAGGAGCCGCACCGTGATCGTCGCCTGGGGGGCTGATCGCCACGCCCAGGCCCGCAGCGCAAGGATCCTGGAGATCCTGGCGGAGGTAGGTCGCCGTCCGTACTGCCTCGGGCTGACGAAGGAGAACAAGCCACGGCATCCCTTGTACGTGCGTGCGGACCTTCGGCCGATTCCCTTCACTGGCGCGCGCTAGGCCGAGGTAGTATACTGAGCGTAGCGACTCACTCTCCACCCACCAGGAGACACCATGCAGACCCACGAATCACCCATCAAGACCTACGGTCGCGAGATCTTGGCCTCGAAGTACGCTCCCCTCCGTAGCGTCGTCGGCGAGGTCACGCGTTCCGCGGGAGGCAACGTCATCCTCCGCGTCGGGCGCGAGGACTCTCCGGGCGGGACGTGGCATCGGACGGAGCACGTCGTCGTCACCCCCGCCGAGGCGTGCGAGCTGGTCCACGACCTCACGGCGAACGTGATCTCAGTCTGGGTCGAGCACGGCGACGAGGACAAGGCCCGCCAGGCGTTCGGTGACGAGGCGGTAGACGCCTGGTTCCGCGCCAGTGGCATCGACCCTAACGCCAGCCGCGAGGGCTGGTAGGCGGATGACCTCCGTCCGGCCCTTTCGCGTCGTGATCGCGGCCCATCCGATCCCTCCGCGCTGGGAGGTCCCCGGCGCGGAGGTCGAGGTCTTCGCGGAGAGCGAGCGCGAGGCCCGCAGGCAGGCGGTACGGAGCGCCCACCTGGACGCGGGCGTGCCGCCGCTCCGGTCGCTCCTGAGGCTCTCCTGGGAGCACGTGACCGCGACCGCGGCGCCCTACCAGGCCCATCGGGACGAGAGGCTGCGGACATGAGTCTCGACGGTATTACGGCGGAGGAGATCCGCGAGTGGGATCGGACGATCCGGGCTGGCGGCAGCGTCGCCGTTCCGCCAGGCGAGGCTTGCGCGTCGCTGGTCCTCGCCGTGGTCCGCCGCGTACATGCCCTCGGCGCCGACCCCACGGACGAGAACGGCGCGGAGGCCATGCGGCGCGTCGAGGAGGCGCTGGCGTGAGCGCCACCCCCCGTACCCGCACGGTCACGCTGACCCACGAGTCGCCGGTCCGGATCTCCGAGGACGACTGGCTCGTCCTCGCGGAGACCTCCCTCGACGTGTCCGGCGTCCGCGCGACGATGAAGGTCCGCCGCCACGCCGACGGTCGGGTCCTCGTCTACGGGACGCTCTTCCGAGGGCGAGAGAACCTCGCGCGGGCTGGGTACCTGCTCGTCGCGGACGCCGACCCCATGGCCATCGCCGATATCGTCTCCGAGACCGTCGAGGATCTCGTCCCGTTGCGCGAGGTCCTAGAGACCGACCTCGACTGGGATCGTCTGGAGCGGGACTGCATCGCGGCGCTCCCGGCGGTGACGATATGAGCCCGGTCCGGATCCGCATCGTCTCCCTGGCCAGTGGCCCGCCGACCCCGTTCGATGGGGAGTACGTCGTCGAGTACGACCCCGGCCACGACGGCGTCGATCGGGAGGGCAGGAGGATGAACTGCCACCTGGTCACGACGCCCATCCTCGAAGACGCCCTCGCGTTGACCTCGGCGGAGGCGTTCGAGCTTTGGCGGCGCGTCGACCCTCGGCACCCGGCCCGCCTCGACGGACGCCCGAACCGTCCGCTCACGGCGTTTACGGTCGAGATCGGATGAGCGCCCGGACGAGCACGGCGGAGGCCTGCCTGGACGCCCTCCGCGCCCTCGAGAGCGGCGAGCGGGAGCCGGGCGAGTGCTTCCCCTGGAACTCGGACTTCGTCCACGGACACGCCGCGAGGGACGTCGCCAGGGTCGTCGGGATCCGCTGGGCCGAGGCGCTCCTACTCCTGGACGAGCTTGCCGAGGCGCGCCGGGTGATCCGGGTCGTCCCGCGCCGATCCCGGACTCGCAGGCCCGTTCCGGTCTACAGGACGGTGGGCTCATGAGGCCACTCACGGAGCGTCAGGAACTCGTCCTCCGGACGATGAGAGAGTTAGGTCGCGAGCGTACCTACATGACTGCCGAGGATATAGGCGCAGCGGCCAACCTACCGCCCGTCCGGCGTCGCGGTAGGGGGGCCGTCAAGGGATCCTGGAGCGGACGTATCGCGCCTGGGCTTCAGGTCGCCTCCACGCTACAGTCACTGGAGAAGCGCGGCCTGGTGGTGTCGGCCGACTCGGGGCGAAGCAGGCGCGTGGCGGTCTATCGACTGGCGGACCGATGACCGTCGAGGAGCATCGGGCGGCGCTCGCGTTCGCCGACGCGGAGCGCTGGCTTCGCCTGATCCATCGCGACGCCGAGGCGCGCGGCCTGCGGTTCCTGGTGATGGGACCGCGCTGGGCGACATCCCTCCGGGCGGTCATACTGGACGAGAGGGGCGTGAAGTTCGATATTCCGCTCCCCCGCCCGTACGGCCCCTCCCTTCGTCGGATCTGGCTGAGGCTCAACCAGGGCGACTACAGCCGATGAAACTCCCTCGCCCTCCTCGTCCGCCTCCTCTACTCGCGGCCGGAGTGCTCCTGCGTCATCGGGGGGCGTCCTCCGCGGACGCCGGTACGGAACTGCCCCGTCCACGGGTTCGGGGAATGACCGCTCCGCTCTTCGCTGCGAGGGTCCGCTGCGGACCGTTCGAGGAGTGGCGGGCGGAGCGGGTGACGTCGTGAGCATGATCGGCCGCGAGTACTCCTGGCAAGGACGCCGCTGGCGAGTCGTCTGCCGTTGGCGCGCCGCGACGAAAAACGATCCCTACACCTTCGCGGCCCCCTGCTGCGGGCATCTCCTGACCTCGCCGAACGCGGCGGATTACTGCGGCGACGAGACCCTCGGGGACGAGTCCTACTGCGGCTCCTGCGGGGCGATGTGGACGGAGCATAGGCCCGCAGGCCATCACTCGGTCGACGGTTGGCGCCCAGGCGGACGGCCGGTCATCCGCAACGTCCTGATCGAGGACGTTGAGACCGGCGAGCGCGTCGTCCGGCCGTTTCGCGGACTGCGGAGGGCGAGGGCGACCGTCCTCCCCGAGCGACCCGTCTCCGCCCTCGCCTGGGAGCTCCGCGGACACCTCGCGGCGTACCGAGAGATCCGCGTGACCCTGACGGATCGCTGCGACGGGGTCCGGACGACGGACGACGGCGCGCGGATCCTCCAGGGTCGGGTGTCCAAGGTCAGCCCCACGGACGCCTACGCGATCGTCTGCGGCGTCCTCTGCCCGCTGGCGGAGATCACCTCCGTGAAGCGCCCGCACTCCTCCGACGGTCCCGCGAGCGACCCCAGGGACCCGTTCGAGGAGGAGCTGGTGGACCTGAGAGCCCAGCTAAGGAGTGGACGATGACCGATCAAGAGACCGAGCCCGAGGTCCCCCTCGTCCTCGGAGCCCGACGTCGCCGAGCGTACTTCTGCCCCCACAAGGAGTGCCTTCCGCCCCGGAGGACGTTCCTCTTCCCGTCGGACCCGGACGTGGTCCCTCGCTGCCAGGAGCACGGCAGGATGGTCGAGCAGCCGAACCGTCCGTATCGGCCGTCTAGGTGAGCGGACGGCGATGAGCGTCCCCCAGGATCTGGTCCGCGACGAGAGCGGCATCGGGGAGTGGTGCATCCTTCACGGCTACCGGGGGTCGATCGCTCACGGAATGTACGAGCCGAACCACGAGCCCGGGTCGATTGACGACAAGGACACGATGGCGGTCTGCGTCCCGCCGGTCGAGTACTACTACGGCCTAGCGGAGTTCGGATCGCGCGGGACGCGCGAGATCGTTCGTGACCCCTGGGACATCGTCGTCTACGAGGCCCGGAAGATGATCCGGCTACTAGCTCAGGGCAACCCGAACGTCTTCGCGCTGCTCTGGCTCCCGGACAACCTCTACATAACGCGCCACGCCGGACAGGAGGCGCGTCGAGGAGCTGTGCGTGGAGATCGTCCGGGTCGGGATGCCAGCCTTCACCCATGAGAGCCACAAGGAGAGAGAACCGATGAGCGAGCACCGAGGCGCTGCTGATGCACTCCTCGATCTCCAGCCTGCCCCACCACCCCGCCTCACCTATCAAGTCCGCCCGCGCCAAACTGGAGCGGCCCTAGGACCCTCGCCGCGGTCGCCGCTAGCCTTGGCGGACGTGCCCCTCGCCTTCTCTCCGGACCGATACGCTCACCTCCGAGGACACGCCCGCCAGGTCCACGCGCACCTCACTCTCCGCTCGGAGGTGTTCGTCATCTCGGATCGCGTCTACTCCGTCTACCGGGAGTTCCTCATCCACGACGAGGACAACCGCGTGATCGAGCGCCGCCGGGAGGCCGCGCGAGACGGGCAGGAGCGGATAGTCGCGACGGTCAAGCTCGTCGAGCCGGTCGACGTCCTCGCGACGGAGGACCAGGAGTGGGGCCGGGCCTTGACCCTGGCGGACGCGACCGACTGCGGATACCGGACCGTCGGAGGACTCCGCGCCGCCTGGAAGTCGAGGCATCGCGAGGACTTCGCCCAGATCGTCTACTTCGTCCTCGGGGACTGGCGGGACCGGGACCTGTTCATGCAGTTCGCGGGGCTGGCCGGAGGGGACTACACCCGGAACTGGCACCGAGCCCTGGACCCGGACGCGCCGATCCTCACCCCGGAGCAGTACTCGCGGTACGGGATGGCGAACCGGCAGAAGGACGCCCGCCGGATGGCCGACGCGGCGACGACGCTCGCGGACGAGACGCCCGCTCAGACGATCGCTAGGATCGAGGCTGCGGGACCCGAGGCGGTCCGTAAGGTCTCGTCCGAGATGGCCATCATCGGACAGCGGATACATCCCTACGAGAAGCGACTCGCGGCGAAGGATTAGGTGCGGCGCCGTCCCGCGCGCTACGATTCGCCGCGCTGAGAGTGACGGCGTGCCGTTGAAGCAGCCGTGTATCGGAGCCGTGCTACGGACAGCGCGCCTCCATCCTATTCCCCCGACGGAGGATCCCATGATCATGAGCGAGCGGATCGCCGCGGTTCTCAACGCCCACGAGCGGGGCGAGATAGAGATCAAGCCCAGCGACCTACGAGTGATCTACAGACTTCAGCAGGTGGCCGCAGGCAAGGTCTTCGGTAGCGATCAGCGCGTCGGCGAGACCCTGGAGCGGGCAGCTTGAGTCGCTGGGCCGAACTTATCCGCCTCGGGTTCGACTCCTACGAGGAATACCTCAACTCGGAGCACTGGCGCGACGTAAGACGCCGCTTCCACGAGAGCGGGCGTATCTTCGTCTGTATCTGCGGGGAGCCAGCGAACCATCTCCACCACGAGACCTACGAGCGCATAGGTCGCGAGGAGTTGGACGACCTGGTTCCGCCCGAGCGCATCGCGGGGATGACGCTCGCACAGAGGATACGCTGCGTCGAGGTCGCGAGATCCCGAGATCCCGAGGTCCGTAAGGCGGTGCGACAGGCGTGGCGAATCATGGAGGCGCGCGTTCTACGCATGGAGGGCGCGGCCCACGAGCCGACCGGCAAGGATGACCGCCGCCCAGGAGACGAGGGCCTCGGGGCGCTGCTCTGGGCGATGGTCATCGCGGCCTGCGTCCTTATCGCGGCCTGGGGCGAGTAGCCCACTTACCGGACCCTTACGGAAAGATGCCAAAAACCCCCACCCGCATGAAGAAGGAACCCGGGGAGACGCTCTGGCCCGCGAGGTTCCTCGACGGACTCGCGATGGGCTACAGCGTCACCCGCGCGGCCCGCGAGGCTGGGGTCACTCGCCAGGCGCCGTACGAGTTGAAGTGGCGCGACGAGGAGTTCGAGGCCGCCTGGGTCAACGCCGAGGCGGCGGCGGTCGACGTTATCCGCGACGAGATCTATCGCCGAGGGGTGGAGGGCGTGGAGGAGCCGGTCTTCCACCTCGGCAAGCAGGTCGCCTCGATCCGGAAGTACGACTCGACGCTCCTGATCTTCGAGGCCAAGCGCCGCGATCCGGCCTACCGCGATCGCCTCCAGGTCGGTGGATCCGTGGAGGTGGCGGGGACGATCGACCACCACGTCGCGCTCCTCGACGGACGCCAGCCCGTGGAGGTCGAGGGGTCCGCGCGCCGCGCCGCGGCCCGCGCCCTCCTGGAGGCGGGGTCGGAGAACGGCGACGGCTCGGCGGACTAGCGGTATTACCGTTGCTTGCCGACGCTGAGGTAGTACCTTTGGCGGCGTGCCCCGCGGAGAGCCGAGACGACTCGTGAGCGTGAAGATGCTGTCGGGGCTGGTCGACGCCGCGGACGCGCGAGCGGCGGAGATGGGCCTGACGCGCTCGGCGTGGATCGAGCGAGCCGTTGGGCAGGCGCTGGGCGACGACACGGCTCCGTCGGTCGTCGCCACCTCGCCGCTCCCCGGGAGGACGCGGGTTCGATCCCCGCCCTCCGGGCTAGTCCCGGGAGGTCGCCCAGCGGGTAGGGCACCCGGGGACGGCGAGGCGCCTGCCGAGCGGCCCGGCTCGGAGGAGGCTGCCTTCGGATGCCCGTCTCCTCGCTGTCCGTTCCGGGCGCTCAGCCCGAGGGCGACGTGCCCCTGGCACGGGTACCGCGTCCGATGACCGCCCTCGCCCCAGCGTCTCCGCGCGGCCTGTCCCGCGACGCCGTCGACGCGGCGCTGCTAGACCCGACGATCTTCATCGACCAGCACTGCTGGATCCGCGGGAAGGGTGGCCGGAAGGAGCGCTTCCGGCTCTGGGACTTCCAGCGGGAGACCGTCGAGGCGATGGACGACGAGGACCGGCTCCTCGTCCTCAAGGCCAGGCAGCTCGGGATCTCCTGGTGCTCGGATGGCTTCGCGCTCTGGCTCTGTACCGCGAATCGCGGGCAGACGGTCCTGATCCTCTCCCGACGGATGGACGAGGCGCTCGAGGAGATGCGCCGGATCCGCTTCATGCACTCGAACCTCCCGCCGGAGCTGAGGCGCAGGACCGCGTCCGAGGTCCCGGGATCGTCGGCGCCGGACACGATGAAGCACCTCGAGTTCCCAGACACGGACTCCCGGATCATCTCCCTGCCGACGACGGAGAACGCGGGGACGTCGTACACGGCGACGCTCGTGATCGTCCAGGAGCTCGCGAAGATCAAGAACGCGACGGAGCTGATGGAGGGCCTGACCCCGACCGTCGGCGACGACGGCCGCCTCTTCCTGATCAGCACGGCCAAGGGATTCGGCGGCGTCTTCGCGGCTCGCTGGCGCGCGGCGCAGCATCGCTGGCACACCGGCCAGGTCGTCGGTGATCGCGGCGAGCCGGGGGACTTCCGCCCGATCTTCATCCCGTGGCACGCCCGCCCGGGCCGCACGGCCGCCTGGTACGAGGGGATGCGACGGACGCTCGCCTCCGAGGGCAAGTCGGACCGATCCGTTCGGCAGGAGTACCCGGCGACGCCCCGCGAGGCGTTCCAGGGAAGCGCAGACGCGGTCTTCGCGGAGGAGTTCGACCGGAACGGTCCGTGCGTCCTCGACGGGACGAGGCCGAGGGGCGGGACCTTCCCCGTCGTCGTCGGCTACGACCCGGGCGTCAACCACGGCTTCGCGTACCTGATCGAGGTCCAGGGCCGCAGCGTCTTCGTCTTCGACGAGATCTACATCCAGAACGGCACGGTCTCGGAGATGGGTGAGGAGCTGCTCGCTCGCCTCCGGGTCGAGCACGACCTCGACCCGGCGGAGTGCATGGTCTATGTCGACCCGTACGCCGCGGGGCGGAACGGGCAGACGAAGAAGAACGACTGGGAGGTCCTCGCGGAGATGGGCCTCCTCGTCGACTCGGAGAACGATCGGTACGAGCCCGCCCAGCGCGTCGAGCTGATCAAGGTGGTGCTCAAGGCGGAGCGGGTCTGGGTCTCCCTCGACTGCCCCCGTCTCATCGACGCCCTGGAGCAGGCGCCGTGGAAGACGATGCGCTCCCAGGCGGGGGAGACGTATCAGGGCGACACGTACGACAAGGACGGGAAGCACGAGCACCCGCTGGACGCCTTCGGCACCGCGCTCGCGCGGATCTTCCCGCCGATCGCCGTCGCCGCCGCGGACGTGGAGGCCGCCGCGGCCGTCGGCTCGTACGCCTACTCCGCCTCCGAGTACGGCTAGGCCCCGCAGGCCCCTGAGCGCTCCGTAGCCGATCGCGGCGACGTCCGCCGAGGCGCTACCCGCCACGACGCGGACGTCGGCGCTCGCGTCCTTAGCGGCGATGGCCGCTCAAACCCGAACCCCGGTAGTCCGGATCGAAGGGAGCCTCGATGAACCCTCGTGAGTACGTCGGCGTCGTATCTGAATGCAAGGCGCCTCCGCGGTGGCGACGGTGGCACGTGGAGTTCCGCGGTAGCGGCATGGCGCTCGGGAACGTGTCCTACCTCAGGGCGCTTCGCGAGGTCGTCCGGGAGACGCGCCGCGGCAACGGTCCCTGCCGTATCTACCGCCCCGGACGATGACCACGAGGATCACCTACCGCGAGGTCCAGGTCGCGCCCGACGAGCCCGTCGAGATCGACCACGCCGACGGAGAGACCGTCCAGATCATCGGCGTGGCGTACACCGGGGGCGGGGCGGCCGGATGGACCCTGAGCGTCATCGTCTCTGGACCAGTTCGTGAGGAGCCCGCCGGGAGTCCCGGCGAGGCGGAGCCCGAAGGGGCCACGGACGAGCGTCGGGGACGCCGCAGGCGCTAGGTGTCGGGATCGGTTCTCATCCCGGAGGAGCGGACCGGCGACGCCCTCGGTCGACGGCTCCGCGAGGAAGCTCAGGCCAGCCGCGACGCCGGGGCGGGCTGGGTCATCGACGGCAACCGCTACGACGACGGCTCCGGCTGGGACTTCGACGCGCTGGCGCGGCACGACCACTGCCCCGACAAGACGCCGGAGCGCTTCGCCGTCGACGCGCAGTTCGTCGTCGGACGCTTCCGGAAGGACGGTCGCCTCCGCGCCTCCGCCGGGCGGCACGACCTCAAGCGACTCCGGGTGACGTCCTACGACGACCTCGTCGCGATGCGCGAGGCGACCCGCTGGACAGGCCGGATCAAGGAGTGGGGCTACACCCCGGACCCGTTCGCGTACGGCTCGGAGCAGGCCGTCCCTGGGGCTGGCGGCGGCGTCCTCGGGCAGTACCTGCCGCTCTGGCCCGGACCGGTGACCCGCCAGCTCTACTGGCAGGACTACTTCGCGATGTCCGCGAAGGCGTTCGAGGCGTACAACCACGACCCGGTCTCCTGGCGGTCCGTTCACATGAAGCAGGAGTTCGCCCTCGGCAAGGGCCTCCAGGCGAAGGTGACGTTCTCCGCGGGGAGCGCCGCCGGTCAGCATCACGACGCCGCCCAGGCCGTCTGGGACGAGTTCTGGGACCGGAACAAGATGGACGCCCGGATGGACATGTTCGCCCGCGACCTCTCCTGGGGCGGGGAGCAGTTCATGCGGTACTTCCAGAAGGGCCGGATGCTGACCGTCCGCTCCCTCGATCCGGCGTCGATCTACGACCTCATCACCGACCCGGAGGACATGGAGACGGTCTTCGCGTACCACCAGCAGTTCCAGACCGCCTACCAGCTCTACGCGCCGACGGGGCCGACGCCGCCGGGCGGCGTCCAGTCGCCGACGGGTCCGACGCAGACCGGCGCGGCGACGCGCTTCATCATCAGGCAGATCCTGCCGCAGGAGATCGACCACTACCGCATCAACACGAGCGCGTACGAGCGCCGCGGCCGCTCGGACCTCTTCCCGGGCCTGGGGTGGATCAAGCGCCTGCGCGACTACCTGACGTCGCACGTCATCTCCGCGGACCTCGCCTCCCGCATCTGCTGGGACCTGACCGTGAAGGGGAACCTGACGGCGGTCTCGGCCGTCCGGAACGCGCTCTTCCCCGGCGGACGCCCCCCGGCCCCGGGATCGGTCTTCGGGCACAACGAGGCCTCGACGCTGACACCGCTCGTCCCTCAGCGCTCCGCGACCGGCGGCCGCTACGACCCCGTCCTCGACGCGCTCGTCACGATGGTCGCGAACTCGATCGGCCTCCCGAAGGACTGGCTGAACTTCGGGATGCAGAACACGCGGGCGGGGGCGCTCGTCGCGACGGAGCCCGCGGCTCGCTCCCTGGAGGAGCTTCAGGGGACGGTCGAGGGCGTCGTCCACGACTGCTTCGAGCGCGTCATGCGTGCCGCGGGGATCACGGACGCGCAGATCGAGATCACGTTCCCGTCGATCGCGTCGGAGGATCGGACGCAGCTGCTCCAGGACCTCGCGTTCGCGGAGGCGAACGGCTGGGTCGCGAAGGCGACGGCCGGGGCGATCGCCGCGAAGAACCTCGGGATCACGTCCTACGACTACGAGCAGGAGCAGGGCCTGATCGCGGATGAGTTCCCAGAGCCGGAGATGGAGGACGTCCCGGACGCGGCGCCCGGGCCGGACGGGAAGATCCCGCAGCGCCCGAAGAAGGGCGACGGCGTCCCGCGCCGCTCCGTCATCGTCGCGAAGTACAGGCAGGCCGCGAAGCTCGACATCACGAAGTCGCCGTCTCAGGAGGACGAGCCGCCGGGGCTGCTCGTCCCGACGGACGGCTCCGCGGTGCCGACGGCTCCCGCGGGCGGGAACGGCGGTCCGCCGCCGACGCGGAACGGGATGCCGTCGGACGAGAACCCGCTCAGCGCGGCGGGGGCGAAGAACATCAAGCAGGACAACACGAGGGAGTCCGAGCCGCTGTTTACCTCTGAGCAGGTGAGGTGGTTGCTGATGCGCGAGCGGGAGCGTCGTCGCAGGCCAGATGATCCGGAGTTCCAGCGCGCCTCTCGGGAGTATCGGGAGGGCTCGGCGGAGAACCTGGCTCAGCTGGTGCGCGACGCGATACCGAGCGCCAGGTAGGAGGACCGTCCAGATGATCCTTGGCCAGACAGGAGGACCATGCCCGCCGATCCGGACGCCGCTCGGCTCGCCGCCCAACGTGAACAGGACCTCCGCGCGCAGGGGTATCGCGAGGCGGAGGTAGACGGTCGCATCAAGTCCTTGGAGCGCCGCGACCGAGAGGTCAACGGTCAGATCAAGGCCCTGAAGGTGGAGGTCCAGGAGGGGAACGTGGCGATCACCAGCGAGATCCGCGAGGTGGCCAGGAAGGTCGATCGGTTCCTGACATTGAAGGAGCAGCGTGATAGCGACGACGCAGACTTCGGGCAGCAGGCCTTGACGCGACGAGAGAAGATCTTCGGACTGATCGTCGCGACGAGCGCTGCGGGGACGCTGGCGCTCGCGGTGGCTCAGGCGGTGCATCCGTGACGAGGATCAAGGCCATCTCGCTCGTCGTGCCTGCGCTCGTGCTGGCGGTCATGGTGCTGTCGGTCGTGACGGTCGCGAACTTCAGCGCGCTGTCGTCACAGAGCGGGCAGATCCGGGACCTGATCGCCCAGCGGCACCGGTCGACGCAGCAGCAGCTCGACAAGACCCACAAGCTCGCGACCCACGCGAACCACACCGCGAAGGTCGCCGCTCACCGTACGGTCGTCATCTACCGGACGTTCGCCGTTCACGGTATCCCGCTCGCGGGGCCGGGCGGCAGGAGTGGCTCGCGGGGCGAGCGCGGCTTCCCGGGCGGCCGCGGTCCGCGCGGTCCCGCCGGGACGGGCGCTCGCGGTCCCGCCGGGCCGACGGGCGCCACCGGGGGGGTAGGGCCGACCGGCAAGGACGGCCCCGGGCCGACGGACGCCCAGCTCGACGCCGCGCTCATGACGTTCTGCGGCGTGGGCTCGTGCCAGGGACCCGCCGGTCCCGCGGGACCTACCGGGCCGACGGGACCCTCAGGGGACGTCGGTCCCGCGGGTCCGCCGGGGACGAGTCCGACGGTGACCCAGGTCCCCCCCGGCGATCCGAACTGTCCGCTCGGCGGAGCGCTGCTCACGGACGCCTACGGCTCCACCGCGTACGTCTGCAGCGCGTAACGAACCACCAGGAGGTCCAGGGAATGCTCTTCTCCGACGCGAAGCCCGAGGCGTACGTCACGGACGGCGAGAGCCTGTATCGTGTCGTTAGGACGCTCGTCGGCGGGTCGGCGCTCGCCCCGAGGGAGACCGTCGTACTGGAGGACGCGCTGACCGGCAAGACGGTCGATCGGAGCGGGGACGAGATCGGCGGCCTCGGCTGGCGCGTCGTGGTTCCCGCTGATCCCCGCGAGCCGATAGCCGCGTGAGGAGGTTCGTCCTCGCCGGGGTCACCGCGCTGGCGCTGATCGTCTCCGGCCAGGCTCGAGCGGTCGTCCTCCAGGGCCAGAACGCGGACGTCTCCCAGTATCAGCGCTGGGCGGACGCGTCTGCGATCCCGACGTATCCCGGCCTCGTCCGGCTTACGCTCGGCGGTGCGTCGGGGGAGTGTGGCGGCGACCCGCAGGTCATCGGCTGCACGAACGTCGCGTGGGACGGCGTCCCTCAGGTGTGGATTACCCCGACCTACGCCCTCCAGGACCGTCAGGTGCTGTACCACGAGCTCGGGCAGGTCTTCGACTTTATGGACGGGAACGCCGCGATGTTCTCGACGTTCGAGGCGATCTGGCAGGTCGCGGAGCCGCCCGGCGGCTGGTGGACTCCGGACCCGAGCCTTCGGGACGGGCCGCTCGGGGAGTGGTTCGCGGAGGGCTACCGCGAGTGCGCCGACAACGTCCAAGGCCGCATGACCGCCACCACCGAGGGCGCTCGTCTGACGTACGGCACGATCTTCGGCTATCCCGGCGGCGTCCTGACGACGTCCGCGCGACGTCGCCGCTGGGCGCTCCGGAAGCAGCACATGGTCTGCGACCTGATCCGCGAGTCGTCCGGCGCGTGATCAGCCACACCGCGGCGCTGAGGTTCGCCGACGCCCAGAAGCGCCTCCTTCGCCAGACGTACGACTCCGCGTGGGGACAGGGGGTGGGTGGGTATCAGCCGGACGCCGATCCTCAGCAGCAGCCGGACGCGCCGCGGGACGTGGCGGAGGCTGGCCTCACGGGAGCGGCCCTCCTCGCGCTCCGTCGGACCTACTCCTACGTCGCT